GTCCAGTGGCCCCCCAGATGAGAATGAGTCTCATTACCGCCCGGTACTTAGCAGGCTAATAGTCACGGCATGTTATCATTACACACCGTGACTATTTCAACTTTAATTATTACGCAACTTTTAATTTCTCAATATATTGTTGCGGGCTGCAACTATATTCTGCGCGTTCTTCTTCGGTCATACTTTCCCAACATAATTGCAGGCGGTCGGCTAGGAACTGATAATCATTATCATCCTCAAGAGATTCATCGATAAAGGTTTCACCTATCAATGTAACCCCAATCGATAGAATATCGTTAACGGCTTGCGCGTCCAGCGTTTTAAATCCGTATGACGCTGCCGCTGATAGCACGCCTTTATGATCATCAATCATCGTGAAATCAGCGTTCGGATATAATTGTTTAAATAACTCAAAGTAATGGCTTTTATAAATAGCGTCTTTGCTGTGGTATATCTCGCTAACTTTATCAGCCTCAAAATATTTGTGTAGTGTATCGCGGGAAAATACACGGATATTACTATCCCCACGCCCTCGCAATCCTTGTTTGCGCAAATAATAATAGTCCGACTTGCTCATCAGTCGAGCGGTGCAAATAATGTTTAACGTATTAACATCATTCATGCACTGGCGCATATATGTAACAAGCGGCAATAGTGTATCTTGCATTATTAAATCATGTTTACATGCTTCATTTTTATACTTATTTAAATCTAAATTGCCCTCGCTATCAAAGCAAGGCGCTACGCGATGGAAAGAATTAATGATAGTGCCGTCCAGATCCCAAATCATGACGCGGGAAATATGCGGGAAATTACGGGTAATATTCGTTTTAACTTGATTCATTTTGTTACGTTCTCCATTTAAGGGATTAGATTAATTCAGCATTACCCGCTATTTATAAGCGGGTAATAATAAATTAACTATTAAAGACCATACGCCAACGCATCAGCAATAAAACTAATATCTTTACCAGATACACCGGAACGAATGCCCGCACAAGTATATACTTTCGCGCTGATCAATTGATCATCAAGACAAGCGGGGCAAGGCGCGACAACTGCAAAGGCTAGGCCGGATTTTACCGCGTCAATAATGATTGTTTCTTGTTTAATAGTATCAACATAAACACCTTTTGCTTTAATATGGCTAGTTAGTTTGCCCTGCGTATATGCAAAGGTGGTGACCTGTAGCGCCTCGTTAAACTCGATTAAATCATCGACAACGTGCCCCGCCTCGACGTGGTAACGCTCACCATTAGAATAAACCAGAACAATTGAGGACTGAGCGCGATCGAATGGGATATTTTGCTTTTTCATATTTATAAAACTCCAGTTAATTTAATAAAGGGATTTAATTTATTTGATAATAATCTGCATTTGATACGGCGTTAATTCACCATTTACGGGTAAATTATTATCGCTTAGCCACTCATAAAAAGCGTCATCATCGTCAAAAGGGATAATATCATTATCACGATAATCGACCGTAATAATCCCATCCGTATTAGTTTTGGCGGCTAGGATAGGCCCGAAGCTGTAAACTTTATCGGATTCCATTTCATCCGGTGAAATAAATGCTTTTTCGTCCAGCGTTTTGGGTAATGTAACTTTCATTCTAATTTAGCTCCTATAATAGCGGCTCGGCTAGGATAGGCCCGAAGCTGTAAACTTTATCGGATTCCATTTCATCCGGTGAAATAAATGCTTTTTCGTCCAGCGTTTTGGGTAATGTAACTTTCATTCTAATTTAGCTCCTATAATAGCGGCTATATTTCAAGCCGCTAGGGTAATAATTTAATTATGCAAAAAATTTACCGTTCTTAAAGTCGATCAAAGTACGCTGACCATTTGCATAGGTAATTAAATGCGTTTGTGTCCAGCTTGACGCGCCAACGTTGTAACCCATGTCCAGACTACCAGCCACGCCAGCGGTATATACCCCGCCGTAAATGCTGGCGGTATGAGTGTGCCCCGTGTTCAGTTTACCCAATTTCTTAAACTGTTTCGGATTGCCACGGCTGCCGTTTATGCCATTGTGACCGTGTACGCCGCATTCAATGCCTGCAATTTTAAATGATTGGTCAGTCGTTAGGAAAATGGCGTTAAATTCACAACCTGCAACCTTACGCAGCGCATAATCTAGCACGTTGAAAGTATCGTCTTTTTCTGCAATAGCGCTATAAATCGCAGCATTTAGGCGGTGGTATAGTTCCGCGTTTGCTGGATCGTCTTTAATGTTAGCATTACGATCGTCAAGCCAACGGGATAGCGCCAAATCGTGATTCGATTCAACAATGATTGTTTGCGAGAAATCACGTTCCATTGATTCCAGCACGCGACCGGTATCGATAAGATCATCCAGAACTTTATCACGTCCGGCGGCGTATTGTTTTGCTAGGAATACACCCGAAGCGCGGTTGTGATGGTTGCGTGATGTAAAGTCGTGAACGTCATGGATAAACTGATATTTTGGTTTAAGAATATCAAGCAAGCTATTTTCGCCAGCCCATGACGCGGCGGCGCACTCTTCATCTAATTTTTCTGCGTGGATGTCGCCATATTGCAAGCCTAAAACATGGCCTGACGTTTCATAGCATCCGGCGGGGGTGGCGCAAACATTCAGATCATAAAACACGCCGCTTTCGTCCATTGTTTCAAGCTGGCGAACAAAAAATTCCCCGTCCTCATCGAACTCAACAATCAGCGCACCGAAATTATGCAGCGCCTCGGCCTTTTGTCCTGCTTTCTGCTGAATGTAATTTTTGAGCGTTGCCGTTCCGGTTGAATACATGCGGCGCACTACTTCACCTTTTAAAGCTGGCACGCTTTCGGCGGTGATTTTAGCCGCTCCAATTGCCAGACCTTCCAGATTAAGCGCGGTTGCAGTTTCAGCGAATCCAGAAAGCGGATAATCTGCGGTTGGCAAAACGTTAATTTCAGCCATGAAAGCAAAACGGCGATTATTTAAAAACACGTTTTTGCTGCAAATATATTTATCAAAAGCGGAATCATATTTAATTCCGTCTGCGCCCTCGCCATTTTGGAATCCGTTTTTATTATAAATATACTTAGAAACAAGCAAATCAGCGCCGATAAATTGGGCATATTGTTCAAGCGCGGATAAAAAGTTTTTATGCGGGAAAGTATTATTCTGAATTGATGTAATAATAAAGCGTTTACCTTGTTTTACTTCCCACTGTTCCACGGTGCTAGAAACAATCCCCGCCGCTTCTGGGCGCTCATCGTTTTTAATGGCTTTTGCTACTTTCGCCGCTTTCGGTTTCGCTGGTTTATTTGCTTCCAGCCAATCACAAATAGCGGTGGAATGTTTTGGAGTATCGTAAACCGCTTTTGATATATCGTCGCAGACCTCCAGTTTAGTAGCGCGCAGACGTTTACCATAGAAATTAAAGTCAGCGGCCATTTTCAGGATAACGGTTTGTTTTTCTGCGGAAATAATCATAGTAATAAAACTCCATTAAAGGGATTAAAAAACGTTTGTTATTGGCAAATATTGCCAAATATAACGCCTCGAATAATAGGCGTTATAATTTGCAACATTAATTTAAAGGCATAAGGCTAGAACTAACACCACAAACAACGGCGGCAATAAAACAAATCAGACCTAAACGCTTTGCTAACTTAGATTTACGTTTAAAATAATATGAATCTAAATCATTTTGAAAATAAGCGAATAGTAATGAGGCCGCCATAATAAATAAGCCTAGAATTAAGGATTCAGTAGGGTAAAAGATCATTTTAATAACTCCAGTCAAAGGGAAATTATAGTGGGGAGTATTCCCCACTAATTAAATTTATTCGCCTGCGGCTTGTTTCACTTCATCGGCAACGCCTAACAGTTGCGCCACGGCGTCCAGCGTTTCCAGTTTTGCGCTTTCCAGTGATGCCAGATCGTCGGCGTCTTTGATAATGCCGGAATCGATAGCGTGTTTTGCAATAACGCGCACATAATGCGCTTTGCGGATTGAGCTACCGCCGCCAACTTTGCGCGGCTTATCGCTTTTCTGATACGCTTTCGCGCTGGTCAATTTTGAGCGAACGGATACGGGGGAAGCCGCGCCCACTGCTTTTGCAATTTCTTTCAGGCCGTCGCTATTTGCGAAATCTAAACCGTTTTCATTAATTAACTGCTGGTACATGGTAACAGCTTTTTGGGTGTTTTCTTCATTCCATGCAAATTTTGCGGATTTTTCGGTTTTAACGTTAGCCATGATTGTAGCTCCTATTAGTTTAATTTAAGGGATAAGATTAACATAATGTTAATCGTTATATACCCCGAACTACTGGGGTATATAAAGTTAACACTATAAACTTATGCTACAGCTTCCCATTTTTCGTTGCGTTGAACAACCTTTACAACGTCGCCGGATTTAACGCGAACGCTAAAAACGGTTTTGCCGTTGTTACTGCGTTCATTTTCAGCGTATACCGCATCGATTGTATCAAACGGCATAAGCGCCGCGCCTTTAATGCGTTCGGCCTTTCCGGTTAATTCATCCGTTTTAGTAACGAAAGGAATAAAAACGGATTGACCAATTTTAGGCGCGGTAATAACGTTTTTCATAGTATAAACTCCAAGTTATTTAGGGGATTGTTTCGCATTACCTGCTAGAAAGTAGCAGGTAATAAGCAACAATCCGCTCACCGCTATAATCAATTTAAAGAACTCCACGCGGGCCGCTATACCCCAGTTAGGGGGCGGGGCACATTATGGTAAGTGCCGACCGTCAAATTTTATCAAGTTATCGCTCTCATCGAACTGGGTACATCTTAAAGCCTATCGGCTAGGTTGTCAAACAATTTTTTGCAGTTTTTTATGATTTTCTTTTAAGTCAATCATAATATTACGCCAGATCATTTCCAGACCTTGCTGGCGGCCTTTCTTGTACTGCGTGAATCTATATCTTACGGATTGTTGAGCTATTGTCAACAAATTTTTTGTTTTGCTGTCCAGTGCCTTGCTAGGTTTACCAGTGATCAATAAAGTTTGTTTCATATCGTCGATTCCTTATAATGAATAAGTTTACCGCCGATAGGCTTTAAGATGTACCCAATTTTTAAAGAGCGCGGCGGTAAACTTCCCGCCGTGTAGTTCGTCATTGCCGCCCTACGTGGTAAATAATAGCAAATACCAAAAATGGCGCAACCTTATTTTTGTAAAGAAACGTAAAGACACGATTAACCGGACGGCGTGCGGCGACCTGGGCGCGCCGCACTAAAATTAAAAGAAACGGGCGCGCGAATACCATAAAACCCAGCAGGTTGGCAAGTAATTTTTTCATCTATATTTGCTTTGGGGGTATTGACAAAACTTAAAAAGCTCGTGGCAGCGATAAACGAGGGTAGGCAATGCAATGGCATGGCTAAAACTTTCATCGCGTTCTAGGGCGTTTTAGGCGGCTTATTTTCGACTTAACAAATCATTAACAACCGCAAAATTGAAAAATAATTGCAAAAGGTCTTGACTTTTAAAAATCAAGCCTAAACGAGTTAATTTATAAAATAAATTAATTGACAATTCCAAATTCAGCTTTTTTAGCTTCAAGCCATAATAATAACTCTTGTAAATCATAACCAGACTTACTAACACGCTTGTTAGTAATAGGATTCTTAATTTGAGCAGTTAAATAATCACGCCCGAAACTATCACGGGGGCGAACTTTATTAACGTAAATGTTTCTAGGGATACCATTAGCACGCTTACAGTTTTCATACTCACTAGGAGTACGATTATAATTATTCTGCGAACTATCAACCGCGCGAAGATTCCAGATGTTATTGTTACGTGTGTTACGATCAATATGGTCAATCATTAGCTCGCTATCTATACCTCCATTCATTATACAAAAGATAATTCTATGTACTTTGAATTGTCCCATGTCTAATAATTCAACTTGCCAATAATTACCATTTAAACCACCTGCGACGGCGTGATCCTCCCGCCAACGTAAAAATGATAACGCTGTTTCATCATAATAAAAGTAACTATTAAAAAGGTCATAATCTATATCTTTATATTTAGGCATCTAATTGTTTCCTTATGTTATTAATTTAATCTCTATTATATTATATCAAAATAGTTAGCAAGCGAGCTAATGAGTTTTTCAGGTTTAATTAGCAGACTCATAATCACGGTAAAATCCTATTAGCCAACTAACTATATTTTACGATATAATAACTTTATAAATTAGTTAGTGAGAAAAACTATCATTTAAGTTATCCACAGACTTAATCACAGCACAAAATGATTTGACACAATAGGCGGCGATATAAGGGCTTATCCACAGACTTATCCACATGTTATCCTACTGTATAAATATACAAGGTAAAAAGGTAGTGTTAACAACTGCAATCAATTTTAAGCGGCCTAAAACGCTTTCTAACGAGCTAAATGCGGTGGGGTAATATTAAAGTAAAGCCTTCACCCGTCGCCCTGGGGGCTTCGCCGTGTTTTGCTCTTTATTGCACCGCTGCGCGGTTATCATAAAATTAGGCGCTAGGCAAGGAAAATAAAAAGGTAAAATAATATTTGCCCCTAGAAAGAAAATATCTATATCATTCACTCACCGATTAACGAGGGAGGCCGAACAAATGAGGCTGTATAAACCTGATAATGCTACCGTCTTAAAAGGTGCGCTGCGTAACCTGCTGGACGGTAGCAGAACAACCAGCATCAAACATTTTGTTTTCAATATTGAAACTATTCATCATAATTTTTTTGATGATTATGATGCTTATAATATGAATAGTTTTCTACCGTTATATAAACAAGGGGCAACGCTTGTTTTATATAATCAGGATTATCAATTGCTTACTAGCAGGGGGCCGGATACTGATTTCATAATCGTAAAAGGTAGCACAGTAAAAGCCTATGATACTGGGGCGGGCTTAGAAGTTTTCACAATAGAAAATTATGAAGCCAACCCCAATGATCTTTGTGATGTAGAAAATTTTCTCGATTCATTTTGGCGTTATTTATCAGTTGGATGGAATCGGTCGGACTATGACGGGTATCGTTTTGCGGCTGTAATGGCTTTTGATGATAACGGTAATTTTTTGCTACCGCCGGAATTATATGATCGTGTATATGAAGGCGATATTGTTGACGCCGGATTCTCTTTCGAAAGAGAAGAAAGTATTGGCAATATAAAAAACCATGCTGTAAATTCTAACACTCAAAGCGTTAAAATTCAAACTACTGAAAACAAAGGAAAAAATACCATGACCAAGATTGCTAACATCGTTGCCGCTAATAAATCCGCTGTTGTAAATGCTGCAAAACTGGAAGCGGGTAAAATTGCATTAACCCAAATCACGAAAGTAGCGGCTAAAAAAGCACCATTCATGATCAAAGGTTATATTGATACGCCGATTGGTCGAGTAGTGATTGCCAACCTGCTGAGCGTAGCGGTTGACCAGTACGCCCATGCTAACCAAAAGGCGAAAGCGGTAGCGGGTGCAGCTATGGAAGCGGCTATGTTAGAAATGGTGCAAAGTTTTAACATCGCTGAGATGATTGATGAAATGGTGAAAGGTATTGATATTTCTACTTTTACCACTAGCACCGAAAGCGAGTAATAATTAACCTAGTGTAAAGTTTTGTAAAGGCCGCCATAATCAGCGGCCTTTTTTGTTATAATGCCTTTACACCGTTTGAGGACGGTTGAAAATTTTCCCAAAAATTGGAGGCTTAAAATGGTTGCTTATTCTTCTGCTAGTCATCTGTTCACCGCTCAAGGCTGGGTATCTAACCGCGTTATTATTCACGAAATGGTGCAAGAATACGGCATTGCTAAAACTTATAATACCATTCAAGAATTGTATAACGCCGATAAAATCGATCAGCAAACGGCGGGCTTTTTGCTGGATACCCTAAAAGCTGAACACTGTACTAAAAAACAAGCTGCAAAAATTGTTTTAATGTAATTAATAACGGGGCGTTACTTTCGCCCCACTAACTAGGGGGGTATTACAAATGGTTATTTTTCGAGCTATTCTGGCAGGTATCTTGGGCGCTATTTTATCGTTGTTTGCAATAGCTTTCGGTGTTCACGCGGTTATTGTTGGCGCGGGTATCGCCGTTTTTTCTTATCTGCTGGGCTGCATGACTAGTAAAGGAGAATAAAAATGATTCGTAACGTTTCCCTTGCACGTTCGAAAGGCTTTAAGCTGGTGGACGTTAACACGTTCGAGCGTGAAGATTGTAAAATCGAATATGTAGCACGTAATAAGAACGCCTTTTGTGTTACAGAAAAGAAATTTGACAAGCGCGGCAACGTGATCGCTGAAACGGTTAAACATTTTGCCACCTTTTACGCTGCGTTTCGGGGAGTGTTATAAAATGGTTATTTACGAAGGCAACCGCTTTGTTGCTAATTGCCGCCCTGCATTGCTAGCAAATTACTTAAATCAGCTTTCACCAGCTTATAAGGGCGTTATTAATATTTATGAAGGCAAGGCGCATTATAAAATCAATGCGGTCGTTGCCCGTGAACTAGCGTTTCAATTTTTGACCTTTGCATCTTGTGACGTTCAGGTCATGGGTGAAGCGTTAATTGCAGAAAATGAAGATGATTTTATTAATATTTTTCGCAAGATATGCACCGAGCGCCTGATCATGAAAGGCGCATATATTCAATCCACTGCGGATAGTATTGAAACAGCGTTTCGAAAGGTGGCGCAATGAGCAATAAAATTGTTGTAACCAAAATCAGTACAATGGTTGATGTTTTTTACGTGCCCGATACGCCGGAGAATCGGCAAGCGGTTGAGCGTGGCGAGTATGATAAAGTGATTTATGATCACGATGGTTATTATCAGTATTTGGTGGATTCCTACGGGGAAGAGGAAAAAATCACGCATCGACTACCGGAGGAGGATTTATGAAACGATGGTTTAATAACTGGTACAAATGGTTTTTAGTACGCCGTCGCAAGTCTAGACATCAAGATGAGTGGCGGGGGTTGGCAAAGCGTAACGGTTGCCCACTACTATAATAATCACGGGGCGCAACTACCAGGAAGTGCCCCCAATTCTCAAATGAGAATCATTCTCATTTGACCGCGCCCGCGATGGTTAGCCTGCTAATGGTTAGGGTGTTACGTGTCGCCTTGTGTGACCGTTAGCGAGCTAACTAATTTCTAAGCCTCCTCCAATTTTGCCCGTGTTTAGTATCCCCACCAAAATTAAACGCGTTAGAATGCGATCTAGGACGTTTTAACGCTATATTAGAATTATTCACTACATAGGAATACTGTATATTTATACAGTAGGATAAGCTGTGGATAAGTCTGTTAATAACGCTTCAAAATGGCTAGGATTCTGTCAAGTCAAATCGTGCTGTTGATAAGTCTGTGGATAACTTAAATAATAGTGTTTCTCACTTCCATTCTTAAATGCAAATCATTATCATTTGCATTTCACTACTTAACTGATAATCAATTCACTTTTTAAATGAGAATCGTTTCACTTCCTGAATAATTTTCGTTTCCGTTCTTAAATGAGATTGATTCTCATTTCGCTTTCTAAATGCGAATTATTATCATTCTCATTCCGCTTTTTAAATGATAATGATTCTTATTATCATTCGCATTCAGGCGAGCAGGGCAATTGCCCTGCGCTTTTGTGCAAATCCGACATTGCTCCACGGGTGTTACGTGCGGGCGTGTATGTGCGAATCCGACAATTTTTGGTAGTGTGCAAATCCGACCCGAAAAATTTTTATAGTGTGCAAATCCGACAATGAATTTTCCCAAAAACTCCAGCAATCCGATGCTGCGCATCAATCCTGTGGAATTAGCTAGAATATGTGCAAATCCGACATGGGTTTATTTGTGCGAATCCGACAAGATTTTTGTGACTTTGATTGGAGGGTGTGTGATTGTATGGGTTTGAGGAGAAGATGAGAGAGTGAGAGAAATTTGAGGGAACTGTGAGAGGGGCGCATGTTTGGTGCGGAGCACCTGATTTGCGGGGGATTTTGGGGAAGAGTTGAGAAGATTTGGGTTAATTTGAGATTAGTGGAGATAAAGTAAAATTTTATTAGCAAAAAGGGGCAAAATAGCTTGACAAGTGAAAATTTCTGTGGCCCCTAAAAACTCAGGCAATCATGGGCCTTCGGCCCGAAATAATGCTGCTATTTTCAGGAGATTATATGTTCCTAAAAACTTAGGCGTTTGTGCAAATCCGACAATAAATTTCTAGAATATCAGTGTGCAAATCCGACAATAATTTCTGGAAATGTGTTTTCAAAAAAATGTCTTCTAGAAATAACCGCCCTCCCTATAACCGCCCTGTATTAACCGCCTATTGCTGGAGTTTCTAGGAACAATGAAAACTGCCCTAGAATGTGAGAGTTTTCCTAGAAACTTAGGAGTCTAGAAGAAAGTGTTGTGCCATCCTAGCAGAAGAGCGGCAACAAGTGTATCATCTTGAACACAGATATTGCCTTTAAATATAATTTTGTATTTTAAATAAATATAAGATCCCCCAGGGTTCTCATATAGAGCTTTGCCCCCGCCAGAAGGTCTCGTGGTGTTTCTAGTAATCTTTATTAAATTACCTATTGACTTGTCCTGTCGCTCCGTATCCTACGCTACAAGTCAGTAATTTAAGATTCCTGAACCACCACACCTTCTGTGTGGCAACTCTAAATGGTTAATTATATTAACTCATAGAGTTATGATAACATACATTTAGCTATCTGTCAACGAGAGTTTGTATTTCTGTCTCGGTACAGGTATTGTGCACCGAGACATGCAGGATCTTACAGTAACTCTTGGTATGCTTTTTGATACGCCTCAGTATCCGTAGGTGTATCTTTTGCTAACGCAATTAATTCATCCGTTATCTGAACATTCGTACTATAACGTGTGTGGAACTCTTCAGGGATTTCTAGATACCTATTGATGAACGCTGCAGCAAGCGGTGTAACTAACCCAATTTCTAGAGATAACTTAACTTGTTTCTCATAAATTAAATACTGAGAATCAGATGGGATTGGTTGGGTTACATCAGTTTTTTCTGGTTCTTTTTCTGGAAGCAACGGATTGTTATACAATGCTTCATCTGGAAGCACAGATTTACGCTCTTTAAATATATAAGTTTCTAGATCCGATGCTTTAGATCCTGAGTACACAGCGAAGACGCTAGCTTTACCTTGTGATGCCCTAACTGGCAGATAACTAGTAGGATAGCTTCTTAATGCATCATGGAATGGACTTCCTGAATATTTGTACGTATCCCCATAGAGATCATCAATATTCATTCGTTCATCTTCAAAGATATGGAAAGAGCTAAATGATGGGATGGTGAAGTATTCCATCTGTAACCCATAAACTAAGAAACGATGTGCATATGCACTGATTTTTAAGACTGTGAATGCTTTCTCGCCTTCTTTATGTGCGTTGCCTTTTGAAGTAACTTGGTAACGTTTACAAAACATCTCTACTAGACGTTTCTCATTAATACTAAGGGTAGAGTACAGTCGTCCACTTAATCCTATAAGTGCATCAAACATAAATGCTAGTTTATCTTTTTCTTCCTGGGTTAGTTCAGGAAATGGAAGTACTTTAGCATCAGGAACACTATTATTTTCCTTAGGTTTTGTTTTACCAGCGTTTTGTCTTAGTTTATCTTTAAAGTTATACATTATTATCTCCCATTTTTAAGGTCTGGATGACCTTCTTTTTATTTTAGAGCCTCCGTAGAGGCTCGTGTGTTAGGAATTATTAATCCTTTTTACTTTCGTCAATAACAGCTCCCAGTGCTTCCATAATTGCATCTTCTAAACTTCCATGTTTACTAGGATTATTAAAATGAATAGTATAAACAGAGTTCCTAGAAACTCCAGCATCTGCAGGTGCTACGCTTCGCATATCAGATTCAAAAGCTTCTTGAGTATGTTTCAGCTGTACAGAAGGCCCATAATCTTCACCAACTCGATATGAGGAATTACTTTCTATAACGCCACCACATGGAACATTGTGCAAATCCGACGTTACTTTAGGACTGTTCCACCCTATAATTGGTCCTGACTGCCAGGGATCTCTAATAGTCACAGGAGTACTAGGACGGTTCACCTCAGTCTTCACGAGTTTGTACCCTGCATCTATTAATGCGTTAATAAGGTTATCAGCAGGGATGCGAGCCGTACCAAAAATCTTACGAGCGTCTTCAAGCTTACCTTCAAGATCTTTGCAGGCTTTAAGGTCAGTGTGTGCAAATGTTAGCTTCATAGATTTGAATTGTACAGTAGCAGTTAAATCTTTAAAGCTATAATCCCATGTGTTCAGTTCATGGTCTGGTACTACTTGAATAGGTTGTTGTGCATTAAAAGTCATTATTTATTCTCCAGTTTGTCTAACAGTTTATGGGCTGCTAGGTTATATTGCTCAAGTTCACGATTAAGGATTTGGTTTTCACACTTTAGCTCTAGATTCTTATTATTAAGAATATTGCAGATCAGTAGAAGTGCTAATATAACTAGCAAGGAACCTACGAGCATTAAAAGAAAAAGAGTTTCCATTATTTAACTCCCATGTAACGTTTGAGATATATGATGAAGTCTTCTGCTGTATGTTCTACGCTACCCTGAACCACAAACAACTTTAAAGCCTCACGCTGTAATTTAAGAGCAGCTAACTCACCGCGTAATTTTGTTATATCTTCCGCTAGTTCTTTAGCTCTGCTCATAATAGCAAATGATACAAATGTTACAATAAATAACATAACTGCTAAAATAATTACTATGATTTCCATATTAACATCCAGCTTTTATCATATATTTGGGCATGTTCTACTAATTCATTTATCGATATAGAATTATCGTAGATACCCTCTAGTAAACGTTTTCTGTCAAATTTATCAACCAAATACTCTGTGTCATTTATTACTACCCTATACAGCTCTGGAACTAAGGGATGTTTGTTTGGTATTGGGCGACTACCTAAGTCTATTTCATTATATCCCCACGTTGTTTTAAATAGTTTGTTACTAAGTGCTGCTAGTGGGTTTGACCATATAATATAGCTACTCACTATTTATCTCCATTCTTAACTTTGAAAACTTATTATACCAAACTATATGATTATCGTCAATTACAAATTTATGATAACATGCTGGTACGGTATAAATTCCATAATCCGTGACACGCTGCACAATCTTGTGTGCACACAGTCGACAACCATGCCCTTCTAAATGAGATCTAGCAGTTTGCCAGTAATAACCATCATGGTCCGGGCAATAGATCTCGACTTGCTGTTGCATTGTTTTATAATTTACACGCTCATACCCAAAGAAAGCTCCATGAACTGCAACAGCTTTCTTGATAAATATAAGATTTAGTGCTTCTTGTTGAAAGTCGGGATGTAGCTGCTTAATCTTAGTTCTATTAATAGATCCATCCGATTTGATGAACCTATTTATTGGAAAGTTGTTCGCTTCCTCGATTAGTAATTCATTTACTTTTTCTCTCATATTAGATATTCTCACAGCTAAGGTAGAAACATTCGTAAGCATCACCAGTAAACTCTTTATCTTGTAGTATACACTTAGCCTGGTCTTCTGGTACTCCAGCATCTAATAATTGTTGTTTACTTGGCTTTTCAGCGAATACTTTTACAAAATATTCACCATCCTGATTATATTCATTTATATCTCTAGTAAGGACATATACTTGCATTTGAAGTTCCTTGAAACACAAAAGGCCAGAACAATTAAGTCCTGGCCTCTAGAATTAATGAAGTTGTTTACCACTTCTTAAAATAGTGGCCGTTTCCATAAGATTTAACGTTGTATCACGCTTTTTGATTTGTTTGTCGAGTTCATCGGTACGTTTGCCAATGTACGCGTTAATAGCCATATTCATAGCTGAGGCGAGATCTTCTTTGGTTATCTCTTCATTATCTAAAGCTAATTTAGCTAAAGAATCGAAAGTACTAGAAAGTCCTATAAGATCTGAGGTTTCACTGGCCAAGGATAGGGTTAACATTATCTATTGTTATTTCTAGCATAGAGTTAACAATATCTTCTCCGTCTACTAGACCAGATTCAATATTACTCTCCCATTCCTTCATCTGCTCCAGCAATGGATTTTTCTTTTCTGTCATGGTAGAGGTTTCCTGTGTCAGTTGGTAAGAAGGATGACTGCATTTTAGGTGGATGTTGTTTAGCAATCCAGTTAAGAATCAGTACACGACTAGGAACAATATCAGTGTTGTACCAGAAATCGTGAACCCATTGACGAGCATCCTCAAACTTACCAAATTTATACGCTTTCTTAAACAATTCAAACCCAAAACAATCTGGTGTGAAGTCTACTTCACGATACTGAATTACTTTAGAACCCGTTAGGTCTTGGATCGCTGCATTAATTTCTGTATGAGAGAATTTTGTTTCGTGAAACTTATTAAAGAATCGGTAGTTGAAGCGTCCGTTCGTTTCGACAAATAACTGGATAAAGAGATCGTTAAATTGGTTATCAAACCAGTAATTCTGTAGTTGTTGTAGTGCTGTCATTTACGAACTCCGTTAATTGCCATAATGATGCCTTCGTACATAAAAGGAAGTAGTTCAGAAGTGTAGAAGATATTTTCCGTTATTCCTAGATGTCGAAAAAGTATATTAAATAATGCTGTTAGAAATACAATCTGAGGCAGTAATACAAAATACTCAGTTACAATCTTTGGTGCCTGATAAACAAGACGTTTTATCATTGTTTTTAAGTCTCCTTATTACTTTGGCCTGCTCCACAATAATAAAAACTGCAAGCACTAATAGTGCTATTAGCCCCGCAGTAATTGGTACTAAATCAATCATGGGAGACGCCATACGTAATTAGCTGTCTGTAGAATCTTAGGAGTATTACCTTTATGCATTACTACAGACTCCGGTGAATAACTATTAGCTAGTTCTTTACGAATCAGCTCACATTCTTCACCAGTATCGATATTTTTAACTATCACTTTCATATTAAGAGGTGTTAATACAGAAAGTGGCTTCCAGGAGTCCTCAATCTCAATTCCTACCTTTTTATCAATTATCATGAGAACTTCTAATGTATCATCCGGAATACTAATATTATTATTCACAAACTGTAATATCTCATGTAAGGTATTTAATTCATTAAAATTAAGCTTCATCTTTAATAATATCCTCTACCATATCACAAGACTGTTGCAATTCATCAGCAATACGTTTAACATCGGTTTTTGTTACTTTACCAATTAGCATTACCAGTAACATAGAGAAGATAATAAAAGGTACTGGAATAACAAATAAAGCTACCTTAGCTACATTCTTTGGTGTCCATGTGTGGTATTTAGTAACTAGTACACCAACCACAACTAAATAAAATGCGAGAATAAACATCATCATTTTTTAATCTCCGTAATTATCTGCGCACGCATTACTTTAGCAGGTAATTTATTATTTCCAACTATTACTTCAATATTATTTAACTTTTCTTTAAGAATATCTGAGCGTCTTTGGGCCAGTTCAATATCTTGTTCTTGCTCTAGTAAACGGTGGTGCAACCCGCTGTTAGTAATGAGCATACCTTCCATATTTTTTCGTATGCTTACAATACCAATAATTCCACCAATCGCTGCTAGTGTCATAAGCACTAGCAGTCCAATAAGAATTTCAATTAACATTAAATACCCCTACATTTTTCGTTATCCGGGACTAATTTACACATTTCTACATTTAGCTCATGGAGAGAGTTATCTATTTCAGTTAAACGTGTGCTAAGAATAACCATATTATATATTAGTATTCCTACAAGGAATGATAGGAGTGAAATTGATACTCTCTCCATTATTTCTTACCTTTCAGTTGCTTAACTTCACGTTCAAAAGATGCTGCACGACGTTCCGCAGTTGCCTGATGCTCTTTAGCAAAACGTGCTTCCTGTTTTGCGAGGTTGAACGCCATAGCATTCTTATTCAGAGAATCATACATCTTTTTCATTGCCGGAATAGACATCTTCATGAGCTGACCCTCAAAACCCTGCATGTCGAGGAGAATTGCCAGAACGTTAGCCATTTCATTTTTAGTCATGTTTTCCATTAGAATTTCCTCTCTCATTAATTTATGAACTTATTATACAGAATTTTAAGGCTTAAAGCAACTGAATTTTTTAATTACTTACCAATCGTTAACAACGCCGGAGAACTCAGAAGCAAAAACCTTTTCAAATTTCTCTGCAATTTCAGGATGATCTTTGCAGATCAGCTCAATACATGCTTCTGGAGTCATTCCTTCATCTTCAGGATCACCATAGTATTTATCCCAAAGATCATCAGGAATGATATGTTCCGCCAAATCTTGGAAAGAGATTAACTGATAACGTTCTGCCTCCTCAGGGATAAGAATTTCGCACAGATCTTTATCTATATCGCTACGATAATCCGCAATTAATAGGGCATTGCAAGCATGGCATTCCCAGACCATCAAACGTTCAGAAATAGGATTAGACTTATCCTGAACGTAAGACTGGAACAAGGTTCGGAAAGTTGCCTTAACTTGTTCAAACTTATCTGCTGCTGCGAAAACTAGGGCTTTATCAACTTTGTTCATTTTGATTCCTTCTCATCAATTTATAAAGTAATTATACAGAAACTTAAGCATTTTAGCAAATAAAACTTTTAATTAAAATGCCTAATCCTGTGCCAATAGCAATACAAATGATTATAAGTATTGCTATCGCTTGTATGATTCGTTTAATAATAGCCTCAGCTATATACTCAGACATTTATATCACCACGTAATACAGCAGCTACGTCTTCCCCTATTTGTAATACCTCGCCGGTAGTACAATTAACTACTCTATCATAGCTAGTAAACTTACCAGACACAATATCCTCTAGTGGAATTGGAGTTTTACTCATTTCAAATGAAACATTAATATAACGTGGATCACGTAGAGAAGTAGTGTGTACGTGTCCGTGAATATTTAGTTTGCCACGAAGTTCATTAGGGTGCAAAGGGCAGTGAGATAGCCAAAACTTTTTGCCACCTCCAGTCTGTTTACCTAGAGCCTGAATATCATCATAAACTTCTGCTAAGTCCCTAATGCTCAATCCTTGACGTTCCGCATCGTGGTTGCCCATTATAAGTTGGTTAGGAACATTGTGGATAACCGACTTTAATTTGGCCAGACCTTCACGACCTACTGCAATATCCCCTAGCAAAATAAGTTTTGTTCGTTTACCAATATGCTTGGACAAAGTGTCTAGAATATACTCATCGTGCTCCTTCATGTTCTTAAACCACGGACGGAAACGTAACGCTCCAGGGTGGTCTAGGTGCAAGTCTGACCAGAATTTAACTTTCATTACTCTTTTCCTTATTCTGTATTAAGCTATCAACCCAAGAGGTTAACACTTTGGTTTTAAACTCCTCGGGAGTCTCTCCTTCCTTAAGGTCTACCTCATTAAGATAGGTAGTAAGCCTTGTTTCTACCTCTATTTCAGTAGGAGAATTAAAACAAAAATTGACTGCTATCCCAGAATATATTACCCCAGTATCTCCTTTGACGAAAGCATTAACTAATGCCCTCCAACGAAGGGCATCAATACGCATTGCTCGTAATTCTTCTCGTACTTCTTTCATTCTATCATTCATTAAAGAATCCTCTGTACACCACAGCTATCTTCCCGGAGTGTAGTAAATGTGGTGATTTTGCCCGTTTCATCATTAACCTGCGCAACCGTCAACTGCCCGTTGAAAACACCGCCAGTATCAAGATAAACACGGTTTTTATAAAGAAGTGGGTAAGGGACCCCAGTATGCCCGTGAAACACGAAATCTACCCCTTTAACTTCAGGCACTTCTACCATGTATTTTTCTTTAAATCCTGCATAACGCTGGAAATATGGGTGTTCCTCACCATTTTTGGACAAGTAGAAGCCTATTTCTTGGATTACATCTCGATCCCATAAATATGGTTCAACATGGTATCCCGGATGGTCATGTGGGTCTTCCTTAGTTGCTTCTACTTGTGCAATAAGATTATCCCATACTGGGGTTTCTACTTCATTACCACATTCTTTGTATGTAAAAGGTACACCACCATGAACAACACCAAACTTCTTACCACGATGTCTAACAGTTAGGAATACTGGCATTTTTTCAGCCATATCTTCGGCAATATTTTTAATGGTGTCAGCATCTAGTTCATTCATGGCCCACATACCACCATTATACATCCAATTAGCCCAATCTCCCACAATCATAAATTGGTCATGATTACCACGGACACTGATAAAGCGTGGATTATACAGGAATTTGGCTAAAACTTGTAAGTTTTGTGTGCCTCGGTCAATTAAGTCACCAACACATACTACGCAATCTTTTTTGCTATTATACCCAGCTAATTTTAACGCATCTTCTAGCAAATCGTTGCATCCATGAATATCACCAACGAAAAACAAGTTGGCATCATCCGGCACTACTAGAGTTTTATGTACATTAAATTCTTTTTTCATAATTATTCCCAAATAACAGTTAAAATAGTTGTGCCATAATCATTAGATAGTTGGAGGGTATAACCCTCTTTATAGAGGGCTTTTATAGCTTCATAACTAATTTCATCACGATTAAACTGTACAAAAGAACCTCCAATCCCCACAGAAGAAACTATTCTCTTTTTAACATACTTATATTGTTTCTTTCTGCTTTTAAGAAGTGCAGCTCTATTTATTCTGGCTAAACGTTTTGCCTGTTCCGCTAACATTTAATCCTCCGGTCAATTTATATAAATATTATACCAAAATTTTTAGCAAAAAGCAAGTAAAATAAAAGCCTGATCAGCTAAGATCAGGCTTTGTTTATTAATCCTCTGGATTATCATCCAGGAAATTTTTAATAGCTTCGTGCATAGTTTCTTTACGAAGCTGACGTCCAATTAGAATATGATTAGCTTCTACTCGACCATTAGGTAAGCGATCTGCCAGAACTACTACAGGAACTTGGCGTACGCCAAATTTCTGCATTAATTCTGTATTATCAGTCTCTTTATGGACTTCCAAATTATACTCATTGACTACTTTATCAAATACTGGCTCGAAAAGTTTACATGGGTTACAAGTGGAACCTTTTAATAGATAGACTAATTTAGACATTTTTATTTCCTTTACTGGCAAACTCACCGTGGAGTTCTTCTAGTTTTTCATCTCTCCATGCAATTGCTTCTTCCAAAGAACTGCACGTTTTCATATAATTGATTCCTGCCCTAGAGATTTTTACTCTAAAAGACTTCCCTCTTTGAGATATATTTTTTAATCCCAATAGGTTATTTTTATTAGCCGATTTCCTATTAAAAGCATTTTGAGCTTTTGTAGCTTCTCTTAAGTTACCAATACGATTGTTTAGCGTATTGGTATCATCATGGTCTACTATATCAGGTAAATAGCCTTTGTGCATAAAGAATATTGCCCTATGCGCAAGTATTCGTTCCCCATCAATAGAGAGCATTAGATAGCCATCAGCATTAATAGACCCAGCGGGCATATTGTTAAGACTAGTATTCCATCCCCGTGTACCTTCTGGTCTAGGTTTCCAGGTTAGAGTACCGTCTTCGTGGTACTCTAGTACCTCTAATAATCTTTCCCTAGTAATCACAATTTATTAATGGCCTCTAAGAAGTTTCTCATAGTTTTTACAGTTGCGGTGCTCAGATCAAGATTTACACCCAAACACTCGGTTAATGCTTCCTGATAGGGAGCCTTCAATCTGCCTTCTGGGACTTCTACCTTCTTATATTCTTTATTTTTGACCTTTTTAATCATAGTCTCTAATACAAGAAGCGGTAATTTAGCACCTTCAATATCAGTACCCAAAAGTTCAGTTAAAATTTTATTAAGATCAAGACGAGTTAACTTTTTGCCCTTAGACATAGATGCACCTACCTTTGTATCAATAGATTTTTCCGCTTTCTTTTCGAGCTTTTTGTACTCAGGAGAGTCATGATCACGGAGTGCAATGTTTAGCTCGTAATGTGGTATACGAAAATGTTCCGCCATTTGAGTATAGAAACGATCAGACATAATATATACCTCTCTTAACTAATTTATGTATATATTATATAATAACTAGGGCTAAAAGTCAACTACTTTTTTATCTTAATCTACTGCATGTATAAATTTTTTCCTAACTAGATACATAGTTATTGGGTAAATTGAGTACATAAGTATCGGGGAGAAAAGGGTGAAATACGCTGTAACTCCCCCAGCTAACATCAAAGGTATTAATGCTAGAGTAAGGGCCATAAGAATCATACCGAATGAAACAGCCAAAGCTATGGATATAGGATTCTCTAGTTCCATCCATAACCAACAATATTTCGTATCTCTATGGCAATTGCATTTACAAACGCCGAATGAACCCATAATTATATACTCTAGTCCGTGAATAACCTTTATTAATAAGCTATTTCGGGTAGTTAATGCAATGATAGTAAAGACTATCATTAAAACGAATACTACTAGACTTATTTTCCAGATACCTAGCAGCATCATAGTGAATAGTTCTGCAAACATGGCTTTCTCCTATCTTCAAAAATTATTAAAGCCCCCTTTGCCTAAAAAGGCGGGAATATTCCCGCCTCAGTTATTAATTAAACTAGTTCGACATGACCGCCATCATAGGTACCACGTTTTATTTCGTCGTGATAATCTCCTGAAGCATTCCAATCAGAACCAAAACGAAGTTTAATGCCTAGTTCTTTACCAGCTTGTTCAAAAGCCTTTTTAACTGCCCAAAATGCTTCTAAGTCATTCCAATCAATTTTGCCATTAATGTATGGAGCAAAATCAAGGGCATCCCCAGTAATATGCTTGCTTTTACTAGGATCTTTTAAAAATGAAGTACCATTAGCAATATTCTGGGCACTTTGTGCTACTGTACGAATACCCTGTACGATCGTGAAATCATATGGAGATAATTCTAAAGCTCTACGAGCTACTTTTTGTAGCTCTGGCTTAACGGTAGCTAATTGTTTTTCGCTATTTTTACCAAATTTAAAACTCATATTGATCTACCTAAAGATCTCTGTTGTGGAGAACAGAGCTTTGTTAAGTACTCGTTAAATTTCTCAGAATCGGCCGCATCTACAGGATTATCTTTCCAAGCAATACCAATATATCCAGCATAGATATTGTTTAGATTGAAATACGGACAAGTGTATATGTAATTAAAAGTAACGTTCTTAAACGCAGGTATATTTAACCCCATGTATTTATTTACTTTTACACTTAAATCCGATGCGTAGTTAAAGCCCTCTAAGTGACGTCTATATAGCTCAGACGTTTTATTTACCGCTTTATCGGCCAAGTCAGCCCTATCTAATTGCGCATTGCTTTCCCATGCAATAATGTTAGAATAATCATTAATGGCATCGGGTTTATACTTGACGACAAAAACAGCATCTGCACCCGTTTGAGAAAAGAGAACCATGCTCTTTTCTCTAGCTACATTAGGAAAGTTATCTATCCTTTGAGTTTGAACATCCTGTAGAACCGCAGACGTGGAGAAAGTCTTTAAGAATGACATCACCTCACTAGTATTACTAACAAATAAGAAAATAATGACAGCAACTAAGATAGTTAGCAGACGTTTAAGAAGCGATGCTGGATCTTTCGCTTCTTGGAGCAGTACTGTTAATAATTGTAAGAACTTTTCCAATTGTAACCTCCTCTAACCATTACCATTATACTAATTTTGGAGGAAAATTACAATGTGTTTTTAAAGATCACTTCTGGAGCATAAAATTTTGTCGTTGTCAAGAAGAATTTTAGATAAAAGAAAAGCCAGGGTCGTTAAACCCTGGCTTAAAATTACTTACTCTTCGTTGTGCTTCTCGGATTGAGGTAACTGGGCTTTATTATATTGCTCAGATCGATATTTTGCCAAGATTTCAATACGCTTATGGATTTCCTTGCTATCTAGATAGATATTTTTGTTGTCTTTTACCATCTCGTCGATTTCATCTATTGAGAAGAACGGATAGTAGACATCTAGCATCATATCTTCTACGAACTTGTTGTAAGATTCATAGGCTTTCTTGATTTCTTGACCTTTCTCACAGAACCCACCAGAGAACGTATGTCCCATTAGTGTAGCATGTGGATGTACTACCCATCCATGACAAGATAGGAAAATTGTGCAGTAAGCAGAAGCACTAGGACCAATCAGGTGTCCTATAACTGTTCCACGGCAGTTAGCAATTAAGTTAGATAACTGTGCAGCAGTATCAACATAACCACCCGGGCCATTAATCATCAGATTAATTTCGTCGTCCTCGTTTGCCTGCATAAGTACTATTGATAAATCACGGTATTCATCCGGTGGACCGAGTTCTTCATCAAAGAAAAAGGTATACTCGTTAGATTGGCGAATGGAGTGGAACAGGTTAGTCTTTTCTTCTTTTTTATTAGTCATAGCGATCCTTGATTATCCAACTAGTGGTTCTAGCTCTAAGTCACAGAAGTTATACACTTCTAGTTTAAGGTTATTGATACCATCGAATTTATTAACTAATTCGTGAGTAATATATTTTGCAGGAATACCACTTTCAGATGGATGATCTGATTTAATAGTGAATTTCTGCTCAGCTGGCACTACATTTACTAGTAAAGAATCCATATCTAAATGGTTCGTTTCTCTGAGTAACTCTCCTTCATTGGGGAATCTCACATCTGTTATTACGGCGACATCTGGGTCGTCTTTAGCGATGGATTGCTCCAGAATTATGAGCCAAATGCGTTCATGCACCAGCTGCCTTCCTAGCTCTGTTCCTACGAGCTGTAACATTTTTCTCGGAGAAATAAATAAGCTATAAAGACCGTCTTCTTTATTCTCTGAGATAAGTTGCTGAGGATTAAGATATTTTTCCTCAAAAATCGGCCAAACGTACGAGAAGTCTTCAAACTTATTGATACCGTACTTAAACCACACATCTCTGGCTCGCTCCAATTGAGATTGTGTTACTGTAAACCATTGGTCAATCTCTTTTCCCCTGCGCTCTCCTAGAAACTCTGGAGTTACACCGAGGATTACGGATGCAAGTTCATAAACGGGCTTAGCAAAACTATAACGACGAGATAAACACGTTGGATACGTGTCATTACACCAATCGATAATTAATTTTGCAACGGTATCTTTTCCCGAACCAGCTTCACCATGTAAACCGACTAATACTGACATTAATCTTTCCTATTGTTAATTGGTGGATAATATACTAAACAACGTTTTTCTTGCAAATCTTGACGATAGAAGCAAACCATACTTGTCAGTCGTGAAATATATGAATATTCTGCCTCACGGCATTTTGCCAACATATTCCAATCTTTATATGGTACAACAACTACTACGCCATCTTCTCCATTTGTAGCTAATTTCTTTTCAAACTTAAAGTCAAAGCTACAAGGTTGAAGTCCTTTAGGCCAGTCTACATGAGCTGTTGGTAGCTCATGTGTGGGTTCTGGCTCTATTTCTTGTGCACAGCCTGTGATTGTGATTGCGGCTGCGAGCAGTATTCCAAGTTTCCAGTTAAACATGCTAATCTTTCCTCGAACTCCTTACTCTGCTTTTTAGCAATTAATGTTACCAATCCAGGCTTTGCAGCTATAATATCTTGTCGGCTAAGTGCTTTATCGAGCTGACCAATTTTCTTATCTAAGTCTGCTTGAGAAATATTATTCATCGTGAAATACTGATTCATTCTAGTCTCACGAAGTTCGCTTTCAGCTTTCACCTTATTAAGGGAAGTCTCTAGAGAAGAAATCTTTTTAGTAGCTACTGCAAGATCACCTGCTAGAGTCTCAACCTTATTAACTAAGTGATAAGCACCGAACCCGATGCCTATCGCTAGACCTGCTCCCAGGATATACCACTTACCGTGCCATATTCCTGAAAGAAGTTTTTGTATCAAATCCATGCGCTGCTAACCTATCTTTATCTGATACTTTAATCATATCAGGCTCACCAGTTCCTAGTACACCGAAGATATACTGTTCGAGAACTTGGTGTAAACGGTATAAGTTACTTTCAATTTCCTGCCACGGAATACCTGACTGATGGAAACGAATGTTAGTCTGAATCACGAAGTTACGAACATCATCGTTATCGTTCTTCTTGATACCTTTCACATATGCAATCGGTACACGCAGTTCGGACAAGATACGTTCTGCTTTAGGTTTTGCTTCAACGAGCAAATCACGCATTGTTTCACGAACATCTCCACGACTCTTATCCATTAAGTAAGAGCGAGCATGCAATCCCATCTCTTCCATTTTATCGAACATAGTGTCGAGGTCGAACGTTTTGAAGCTAAACTCTGGATGCCAGCAGTACAGCTCGTGTAACCAGTAAACTTCACCTGCAACGAACAATGGATTTACAAAGTATTCGAAGTCGCCACGGAAAGATAGTGAATCTTCACGAAATACCTGGCGACTATGCACGATGTTCTTTTCTGCATCATCAGTTACTTTAACCAGTAGCTCTTCAGTTTTACGCTCCCAAACACGATCGGGATCAAACAAACTGTTCTGCAAATCATATACATCTGCGAATTTAGAAATAATCCTCATATTTAATCCTCTTGCCTCAATCTATGAATATATTATACAAAAGTTCGGGCATCTATGCAACTAAAATTTTATTACAAAAATAGCCCAGTCGCAAAAGTGCAGGCTGGGCTTTGTCATTATTTGCTTTTGCTAGTAAGTTGACTTAGTGTCAATCTTATGTGATATTAGTTTCTCTAGCTTTGCGTAGTACCCCTGCATTTCTCCATAATTTGATGTCAGCAACTGTTTCTTTGTACGGAGCAATAGTAGAACCAATTGGGCCAGCAATTAATAACCCAAAGAATCCTACAATACGCATGTAGAATAAACATTCTTTGGCTGTCATTTTCTCTACTGCCTTTTTCTGCTTTTCATCCTTAAATTCATGTTCCTGATCATCAATACGTAGATATTTAACAAACCATTCAGCAGAGTATTCGTCCAAATGTCTAATAATAGCTATTGCGTACCCAGCACCTATTAAAAACCAAGTTGTAACAAGGATTAGTAATGTAGTCATATCATCTCCAGTTATGGCTAGCAGCCACCTCACCACTTACCGCACTAAGGGGCACGACTCCCTTATCCGTAACAGTTGCAGGTGACGCAACTCGGTCCTACGCGAGTTCTTTAAATATTCCGCATTTCAGCTTTAAACTTTTTCATATTACGAGTTTTTCTGTAAAAGAAAAGTACAGATGCTGGCCCTAAAAGAATATCCATAATAAATATCATAGATCTAGCACACCTGAGTAATGTTTTATCATCAAGAGGTGGTAGGTCTAATGGTCGGGTTTTATGTATAACGTATAATATTACATCTTTATTCTTAGAAATATATAGATCATCAATCAAGCTGTAAATAGCAACCACAGACCCTATGACGAACCAAAGAGCAAAGGGAGAGATAATCATTTCAGATCCTTTTCATTAATTAGAATATCAGTAAACAGTGGAGTAAATCCTAGACTCATAGTGGGTCCAAAGGTTTTCATAGCTATCCATAACTGCATAGTAATCATCCCATCTTTAATCTCTGGATCTTTATACTCCCCAATACGTTTCTTGGCAAAAGAAACTATATCTGGATTATTTTTATTTTCCTGAATATAGTCATGCCAAAACTGGGTATTCTCACTACGTAGGAATGTTAAAATATCCTTAGTTGCTGGAATCTGCACCGTGCTGTTGATGTTTAGCCTTTTCACGTTCTTCTCTCCGACGTTTACATTCTTTCATCATATGAGCGGCTACAACTTCGTGGTAGTAGTCATTAATGTTATCTTCTGGCAAGAAATGCTTGATAGTCTCTAGCTGACAAATAACTCGATGAAGATGGTTATTTGGTAGACACAATTTTATACCTGAAACAAATCCAGAGAAGCCTGGAACACTGAACATGGGTTGGGCTTCTACTCTACCTTCAGAGTTGATATTAAGCTCAATTGAGATACCCATTTTCATGCTATAAAGCTGGCAATATTCTCCATTACCAGACCTTGACCAAACAGTGAAGTCCTCATCAATTTGATCTTGGATTTCTGTAATTGCAAATTTAATTCTAGGGTCTAAATTATTCATCTTCACCTTCAAAGTCGCAATCATAACGACAAGTAAAAGAACTAGAGCTATTAGTACGTTGAGTAGTTATTTCACCATGTTTACTAATAGTAACAGCTGGAGTAGAGAAGTTTTTATTAGTATATATTTCTACTTTACCATTACGTTCCTTAACATCACGAACTTTACCATACTCGGTAATAATGCCATTCTGTTGAACTTTAACATTACCATTTTTCATAGAAACTTTGGTAGATGCCAGAGAACCGAAACTAACTGTGGAGATCATCAGTGCAATAATAAACTTATTCATCTTCATCCTCCCCACTACAATCACGACATACATCATAATCGTTGAAAGAACGTTCGTGAGCTTCACACCACCAAGAACAAGAATCGCAGAGGAACATTTCGGTTTTCTCCAGTGCTTGACCTAAAAGATCATCAGCTTCCTCAGCAGTAATCTTCAATCCGCACACATCTGCCACACGTTCTTTAATTAAACGACCTGCTTCGGGGTAAGACATACAGGTTCCCGCAACATCATGTTCAAGAACATGAACAGCACAGTCTAGGCGATTTTTCATTTCAAACCTCTCTCATCAATTTATAAATATATTATATCAAGAAAAGAGAGGTTTAGCAAATGAATTATTTCAGAATTTAGTAGTCATAGCACCACCATAATCCACGCTTACGCATGTCATGATCGCGATTATAGTCGTAATTTTCTGGATCTTTCATCACGCGGTGGAGTTCTTGACGATTCCCTTGACGAACCATTTTATTAGAATGCCACTTAACATTCTTACTAATAGAATTCCAGTTATAACCATCCTTTTTCTCATTACGAATGGTTGCTTCCTTCATTTCCTGTTCTACATCATCCCAGGATTTAGCATAAATAACACGAATCCAGTAGCCATTTTCTTTAAGGAAAGAATATTCTTGAGAGAATTGTTCTTTAGACTTCCACCACTGATCACCAGATTGTTTACGATAAGTACGGCTCATATTACCTCCATTAAGTCTTTTAAATTAACCTAATGTGGATGAATTTTATTATACATAAATTATTTACCTATATACAGAAAAACCCCAGACTACTTATTCAATAGCTGGGGTTTGTTATTAATCACAGATCTGGGCGTTCATCTTCGAAACAGCCTGAGCTGATTCCTTCTCCGAATCCTACAAAGCCATCAAATTCATCATTTGAGATGCCCATAATCATTGCTTCCATTTTTCTAATCTCCGAAATTTTCATGCCTGCTTTACTATTCTTATAGTATTTGCGAGGGTTCCCACACATCCAACAAGAACAGATGCAAGGAGTAGTAGTGATAATACCTAACCGCTTAGGGCTTTCTTCATGTGGGAAGACTGTCCAATACTTCCTGCGGTTGTTCTTCACACGTTGCCGGTGATGGCGTCTTAATGCTCGATCCACACATTTCTCCTAAAACTTGGGAGATAAATGGAGTTTGCTCGACTACCTCACGTAGTTCGGAGAAATCGTACCCAAACCCCATTACATCGCCTGAGTAAATGTACGACTAATAACGTCGTTCTGTTGTTCACGCGTCAGTGCATTAAAACGTACAGCGTATCCTGAAACACGGATAGTTAATTGAGGGTATTTTTCAGGATGTTTCTGTGCATCCAAAAGCTGATCACGACTTAACACATTGACATTTAGGTGTTGACCACCTTCAATTTGAGGGGCGACTTCCACTTTGACTTCACGGAAGGCTTCGGGATCGAATTGTGGTGTGATACCTTCTAGATCTTCAACTAGAACTTTCTGTTTAAGTTCACCGTTGTCGGAGTATAGCTGAATAATCTGATTTTCATGAACAAGGTTAATTACGCCAGATTTAATATTTTGATACGCTTTCATTAGATCTCCCCGATGTTAGAATTTGGCTCAGCTTTTTGTTAACCCAGAAGCAAGATAAAAACTGGGAGGCAGGCTTGCTTATTATCTAATCACTAGCTACTGTTGGGGTGCTAGCATTCCGGTGAGATTGATGGTCTCGATTAGATAAATAAGCACTGGAACTTTGATTTTAACGTTGCGATCTTCCAGGTCTGTTGCAACTACGTGATTGCTCACGCTAAGACAATGGCTATCTAAAGTCCTAGCTTCTACATTTATACTCCTGGATAGCATGGAGTTGCAGTCTACTTCCTGCTGTCACGCCCGGCCATTTATAGAATGTGGACTCTCTTCTCAGCAGGATCTGGTACAATGACCTGATCCTCTGTTTAGTAGTTAGTAGTGGATTTGAACCACTGTAGTCACTCCGTATGAAGGAGGTGCATAACCACTCTGCCAACTAACTATAATTTGGTACTCCGACTTGGGATCGAACCAAGATTTGACGATTATCGGTCGCCTGTTCTAACCGTTTGAACTATCGGAGCATTACATCATTTCGTCTAAGTAAGAGATATACTGGTATTTAGCTTCTCCAGTTTTATCTACTTCGACTTCTGTTCTAGGTACTTTTCGTACCAGACCATGAATCATCTTATAGTTAATAGACTTAGATGGTTCGTGATCTTTTGGAAATACTTGCTTAACCGTTACTACCTTGAAACCCTCACGCGGTGTTAACACTACTACTTGATCACCTTCTTTGATCTTCCAAGAGCTAGGAAATTCATAGGTATAGCGTTGACCACCAGTTTGGAACACAACAGAAAGATAACGTTTCATTTGGTTTCCCTCTCATTAATTTATATAAATATTATAACAATAAATAAGAGAGAAAGCAAATGAATTTTTAAATTTGGTGCTCCCACCAGGAATCGAACCCGGTTCAGATGCTTACAAGGCAACTGCATCGCCAGCAATGCTTTAGGAGCAATAAACCCGTTATTTCAACGGGATTTCTTTTTCAAATATAGGGGGCTTATCAGACATTACTGTCATAGCCAACTGCTGTAAGAATTCGAAGGAGAGTTTTAAACGTTCTTCTCCTAACTCAACCTCAACGCACTTCATTTGTTTATCGATCTTGACTTTTAGGTTATCAGCCATTAGAGAGTACATTACTGGTAGTTGGCAATATTGCAGATGAAGCAACAGTGTTTAAATGCTTTCTCCAGTCTAGGTTAAATTGTTTTCGAAACTCTTCATAAGGTTCTTCTGGATAAAAGCTAAAACCTCCTTTCTCATCATTCAAGATAACAGAGCCGTCAGTTTGTTCGTATGCTCGGTATGTTTCTCCAATAACAATAACTCGTTTATCTGTACTTTTATCACGAAACTCAAAAACGTGCATAATGTTTCCTTAAAGTTGGAGCGGCTAGAGGGAATCGAACCCTACTCAGCGAGGCTTGGAAGGCCTGCGACACAACCCGTGTGCTTAACCGCTTATTGTTTGGCTGGAGAAGGAGGAATCGAACCTACCATTAACGGAGTCAAAGGCCGTTGTGCTAACCGTTACACTACTCTCCAATTGTTTGGCTGGAGTGCCTGGGATCGAACCAGGAACCTTCGGAGTCAGAGGCCGACGATCTGCCAATTGATCTACACTCCAATAATTCTTCACTCTACAGGGACCGTGGCGATTGGTTCTGGATCTTCTAAACGTTTGCCTTCATGATCTACTCGAATAACTCCGCATCCTTCGCAAATCACAACAGCACCGTAGCCTTCTTTAACTTCAGCTTCTGTAATCAAACCAGAAAGATCACCAGTATCTTTACCCCACATATCAATGGAGCATTGTTTGCAGAAATCAGCCATATTTTATTTCCTATTTAAGTTAATTTGGGGTGGCTAGTGGAATTCGAATCCACATAGGCCTGATTCACAATCAGGATCATTAACCAATTATGATATAGCCACAATTGAAAACTCGCAGGGTTAGCGAAACCTTCCTCAATTAGCATGTTCTAGAATACTAATCAAGTTATCTCCTATTGCACGCAGCTCAAGACGAGTACGAATTTTCAATTGTGGCGGCTCTCCAAAACTCTTCTACTCTAGCCTTAGCAGCTTACTCCCGAACGCATGTCGGGGAAGTCTTACTAAGAGCTTCGAATAGCACCGTTACACTTTGAGCCATTGATGTATCAAGAAGCAGAAGGACTTGAACCTTCACGAGATAGACCATTTATCTCAGCCGCTTTATGAGGTATGTTGCAGGGAGTGGATGTTCCCTATAAACCTTTTAGGCAGCCCCGTCTACCGATTCCGGCATACTTCAAGAATTATTTAAAACTTGTAACCTTCAGGAACCTTATCTTTAACACCGTCATATTTAGCCTGAATGTAGTAGTCAGGTACATGATCTTTCGGCAGATTCTTATTAGTATCATGAACTTCAGCTCTAGCTTCCTCTTCAGAATCAAAACCACGATACCAGATTTCACCACCCCAGCCACGCTCGCTTTCGGTATACTTAACAATGTGTTTCATAAGGTTTTCCTTATTAGTTGGAGGTAGGTAAGGGGATCGAACCCTTACACCGTATCACTACGATCAACCGATTTCAAGTCGGAGTCCAGCGCCAGCCATTGGATTGACCTACCATATAAATTGTTTGGAGGAAGAGGAGAGATTTGAACTCTCAAGCCGTTTTACCAGTCAGCCACTTTCCAAGCGGTTTTCGTCGCCAATTCGATTTGCTCTTCCAATAATAAGATGATGCCTCTATCACACCAGGCAGTTACGCCTCGCTGGGATTCGAACCCATTAAAACAGCTCAACCGAGATAGTAGGTTTAATTTACTCTGACCATCAAATTTGGTGCTTGCGGAGGGACTCGAACCCACACGAATTAACACGAACTCCTAAGGATCGCGCGTCTACCAATTACGCCACGCAAGCAATTAATTCTTCAAGTGGAGCATGAACCCACTCATTATTTCTAGATGAAAAAGAACTTAGGATTTCTTTTTCTTTGAGTTCATAATTATCTACTAGTTTATAGTACTCTAATACATAGTCTCGAAAAGGGGAATATGTTTGATAGGTATTTAATCTAGTTTCAGCATCTTTGGCTGCTCCTACTTTAAACCAGCCTGGAAAAGCTGGGTTAGATATTATATAAATATATCCCAGCTTATTATTTATATTATTGATATAACAATAAAGCTGTACTACTCTTAGGGATCTTTGATAGCTATGCTCTAGTCTCTTTTGATATGTATTTGACTTCTTATCCTTACTAGGATTGGCCTTTCTAACTATATACCCATTATACCATAGAGCTATTTGCATGTAATTACTAGGGGTTACATCTAGTTTGTTATTGTGGAGGAATATTTCTAACTCATTTAAGTTATCTTTTCTCCCATTTTTAGCTACCTTCATACTACGTACCCTTTAATTTGGTGGACAAAGAGGGACTCGAACCCTCCCTACCAGATTGCAAGTCTGGTGTGCTCCCACTGACACTATTCGCCCAAATTCTTTAGTTTACTAAGGCTATTAGCTCGGCGTAACTACAGCACCTTCGCTTCGAGCGGAAGGAACTACGTCATCTCGCAAACCCAATACACTATTCAGTTGCCGCTGAATCTAGTGGACTAATCTAGAACTTCTCCCGAATCGTAGGGATCGTGCTTTTTGGCAGCCAGTCCTAGATCGAGCTAATACCTTAGTGAACTATGATGAGGATTTCTCCTCATCAATTTATATAAATATTATAACAAGAAATTAAGCACCAAGCAACTGCATTTTTCTTGAAATTGGTAGATCGCCTGGGACTCGAACCCAGAACCTTCCGATTAAAAGTCGGATGCTACTAAACCTATTGAGCTAGCGATCTATTAGTAACCATTATATACTTCTTTAATAGAGTGAACTTTCAAGTAAGGGTGATTAATCCCAAACTCCGCCATTACTTCTTTCTCATCTTTTCCATAATGAGCAAGTAAGGATTTTGAGGTATTCTTACCTAAACGTTTGTCACTTACTACTAATCGAAATACTTTCATTTCGAAATCCTCTATTAAAATGGAAGCGGGTGCAGGAATCGAACCTACCTCTTTCTAGCTTATGAGACTAGCGATCTCTACCAGAGATCTAACCCGCAGTTGTTTGGTCTCCGTGGGAGGATTTGAACCCCCGACCCTATCGCCCCAAACGAAACGCTCTGGCCAAACTGAGCTACACGGAGAATATTATTTCTTCAACCACAACAAAGATAAGCCAAGCATACTAAAGCCGCTAACTAATCCGATACATTTTTCTTCTATAGTAAAAGTATCTAGATTAAATGCTGTTATAGCTATTGGCATACACCATAATGCCATAAAAACTTGGGCTATCTTGTGTTTCATTTTGCTTTCCTTCTCTTCACTTTATAAAATATATTATACAGATAATAAAGCAGAATAGCAAATGAATTTTTAATAAATTTACTTATTGTGTAGGCCACCTGGAGGCTACCAACCCCACGGCTGACAAAGAAGTTTGCGAGACCTCTCTTAAATGCCAGAATAGACCCGCCGATCTATCGGAACCTACATAATAAGTAAACTTTATAGTGTCATTCTAGACAGGACTCGAACCTGTTATCACTTGTGCGGACTTACGAGAACCATTCTTTCACTCGAATCGAACGAGCTTCTGCCCTCGCCAAGCTGGTTTCCCCATCAACCACGCTAGAATGTTTGATTGTTTTCAGTGCAAGAGTCCGAGTCTTGGACACGACCGCTTTGCAAGTACATAGGCAGCTTATCATGAGTAAGCACTTCCGAATTGCTAGCTCCGTGTTCTGCACTGAAATTTTATTAGTTTAACCGTAAAATATTATCTACTTCACCATTAATTGTTCGGCATTCCTCTGGAATTGCTGGAGTAGCCTTGTATTCCCACCACTCAGCACCATCGTATTCACCACGTTCTAACCAAGTTCCATCGGCAAACCATACATTACCATAAAGTAGTTGTCCACCATAACCAGAATCATACTCAAAGTCTAGGTTATTAAGAAAATCCCCAATATCTTCTTCTGTATACCCCAGAGGTAATACCCAAACTTTTTTGTCCCCATAATACCCGAATTCTATTTTAATACACTTAACTTCAGAATTAGTATTTTTTAAGGCAAGTAACAACTCTTCTTTAGCATTACGCATAGTATATTTCTCATGCTAGTTTAATTTGGCGCGACCGATGGGATTTGAACCCACATTTCCTCCCGTGACAGGGGAGTACCATTACCAAGCCAGCCCCGGTCGCATAATTCATTTACTCAGCTTTGAGTTTTTCAATAGCTGCATTAAGTTCTTTAAGAAACTCTTTTCGTACATTAAGACGGTTGAGACTTACTAGTATATCATGCTTAAGTTCTTCGATGTATTTCTTCTCAACTTCAATATTGTTGATAGTGCTATCACGATGAACTTCTAGCTGCGCAATTACATTCTTGGACATGCTTGTTTCCTCAGTTATTAATGAAAATGGTATCTGTGGCTGAATTCGATGTCAGCAATGATAGCTGGTTGGCTACCGGTTTACTTAACTCTACACAGAATTTGGCGGTTCCTGCTGGATTCGAACCAGCAACCCTCAACTTAACAAGATGCCGCTCTAACCAATTAGAGCTAAGGAACCATATAAGTCAGAACTAGAGTTAATACGTTCTAGATATTTACTAAGATCCCTAGAATTTATACTAAACCACTCATGTTCTTTTAAATCTTTGAAATACTGGTGAATTAGTTTTTCACCTTTTCGTTTGTCAAACCAAAACGACCAATGCTCTAATTTATAATCCCTATATGGGGAATAGGTCTGATATTGAGCTAATCTCTCTTTTGGATTTTGACTCATACCTATTTTATACTGATTTTTCCATGCAGGATTACTAATACAGTATACAAAACCTTCAGAAATAGGAAGTTTATTTTCCTGCTTAAACTTTATAAAGGAAAGTGCGGCAAGTTTTCTCGAATACATAGTATTCGTATTCTTTTTGGTATTACCATTAGTTCCTGAAAGATTTATATATTCTTCCATAAATCTTTGGATTAGTTCTGCGGTTATACAGAAAGGCTCATTAGTAACAACGCCTTTCTTTACCAAACTATCAAAAACTTTTGTATGCACTACTTCTTTCCTTTAGTAAATTGGACGACCGCATGAGATTTGAACTCACATAAAAAGGATTTGCAATCCTTCGCCTAAGCCCTTCAGCCAACGGTCGGTTTATCTTGTTCTGTCATGTTGCTTCTCCAGTTCAATTTATGTAATTATTATACAGAACTTTTGGAAACTAAGCAACTACATTTTTTAAGAATTTGATGCCTTTCTTTTTCTTCTTATATTTCCACGTTAATGGATTCTGTTGATTATGAACGCTTGAGATCTTCGCCTCGTTAAAGTTCTTCAATATCATGTAGTCACAAGATAATTGTTCTAATGGAATGTGATCACCATCAAAAGCATATACATAAGGCTGTTGACTAGCACGATAATGATAGACTTTGTTAATTCTACGTTTCAGCGACTTATCCGCGCAGTAAATAAAGAAGTTTTCAGGATGCATCAGCAGCTCCTTCAATTTGGTGCACCCTGTTCGTATCGAACGAACCTCTTAAGCTCTTCAGGCAAGCGCTAATCCATCTCAGCTAAAGGTGCAAATTTTGGCAAACCTACTAGGACTCGAACCTAGACCGTACGGTTTTGGAGACCGACATGCTGTCCAGTAACACTCTAGGAATGCAGAAGTTGGCACACCCACGGAGAATTGAACTCCGATTCCCAGATTGAAATCCTGATGTCCTAACCATTAGACGATAGGTGCATTAACTATTTCTTTATTAACTTTCTGTACTAAATGTTCCAAGCCAGAAAGTTTATTAATTTGTTCAAATATTTTATTTAGTTTTCTTTGAGGCAACTTAACCCATTCATGATCCCTATCTTGATAGAGACTATGGACAAACTTTTCGCCTTCCTTTCTATCAAACCAGAAAGACCAGTGTAGCATTGTATAGTCCCTAAAAGGGCTATATGTTTGATAGTTTGCTAAGCGTTTCTTTGGATTAGCTGACATACCAATCTTAAAATAATTGGGCCAGGCCTTATTTGCTATAAAATATATGAAGCCTTCTTTTATGGGAAGTTTATTTTCTTGCTTAAATTTAATTAAGGATAAGCACAATAGTTTAACGTTATATCTAAGATCTCCTAAGGAGACTTTCTTAGCCTTTGTATTACTTAACTCTAAGTAAACTTTCGAACATTCAACTATTAAATCTGGAGTTATATCAAACTCCTTAGCTTTTGTTATTATCTGTCTTTTTTGAAGCTCATTTATTAACTTATTGTGCATATTACTTCCTTAGTAATTTGGTGGGGGATGGAGGACTCGAACCTCCGCGTGGTATACCCGGTCTACAGCCAGGCGCCGTCGCCACTGAGCCAATCCCCCATATTTGAATGAAAAGTAAGTCGGTTAAACTCAAGGTGGAATATTTCAGGAAATCCTGACTTTACCCCTAAAAGCAACTCGCTTAGTTACTTCTCATTCAAATATGTTTTCAAATTAGGTAACTATTATACCAAGTTTTAAGGCACTGAGCAAGTCAAATTTTAAAGAACTTGCTCAGTGCTATATTAGTTAGTCGAACTTAGGAGTGACAGTTAAGGAGAACGGAAGTTCGAAAACTTCTTCACCCTCATTACTAACGGTAACTACACGACCTTTAAGTTCAGACATTAAAATATCAATATCAGCTTTTGCATCTGGAGCCATGCCAGCTTCAATACATTTAGCTTTAACCTCCGGTAGAAGATCTACATTATAGAGATAGAGCCACTCAATCTCACCTTCCCAGTCTTCCCAGGATTTGCAGATTGCACTTTCAATGCCAGTTGCTACAACACGATTTTGCATTCGTTAACTCCTTCATCAATTTATACAACTATTATATCAGAAATTTAAAGCAAAAGGCAAGTACATTTTTAAAAATTCTGTTTGGAGGAGCTAAACTCCAGATTCTTCAGCTAAGTCTAGGCTAATAAGAGTTATAGCCATAATTGCTGCACCGTGTTCTTTTTCTCCGGTGTTTTTAGCAGAGTCTATAATAGTCTTAATCTGTTCGTAATAGCCTTTTACTTCTTGTTCAATACCTGCCTCGGCTATCATGCCTTTAGTCATGATTCGTTGCATAGTAATTTCACGGTTAGCCATGATGTTTCTCCAGCTTCATTTTTAATAGTTTACAAATGAAATCAACGTCTTCATCTGTACCTAGATCTCTATCTTCAAGAGTTGCCTTGAAGTTTTTAGTCAATTCCATGAGGATAACTTCTCTAGAACGACGTGTTGGCGGAGGTGGAGGTCTATACATCTTATTTCCTTAATTTGGTAGGGGTGGTGGGATTCGAACCCACAAAACCTGAATTTTAAGTCCAGTACCTATGCCAATTCGATTACACCCCCGTGTAATCAGTTTATTAGTTGATACATATTATAGCCTAGTGAAAATCCTACTACTAGTCCCACAAACCAACCAATATAATAATCTTTTAGTTTCACAGATATTACCCTCTTTCAATATCTAGAGAAATACCACAGTTAGGATTAATACCTGTACCATTGCAATTTGGGCAAACCCAGATATTGCAAAAAGTATCTCCTGCTTCTGCATCAGAACTTTCACCAATTCCCCTACACTCAGGGCAGGCACATTCTTCTAGCTCTTGCTTGAGTTCTTGAAACTTGGACATATAGTCTCCTTAGTCAATTACTTTTGAGGCCTCAAGGTAGTCGATATAGTGTACGTTTTCTACCGTAATCATATAATCTGCCACTTTATCCATAGCTTGGGCTTCAGAGGTAGCTCTGGCTAACCTATATCCTTTTTTATATTCATCAGGGTATTCTCTATCTTGAATAAACACAACATAAACTATGTATAATTCCACTTGTAATCCCCTAATTAAGTTGGTGGCTCCCCGAGGATTCGAACCTACGTACCTTCCAGTTATGAGCTGGGTGCTCATACCATATGAGCTTGAGAACCAGAATTTGGCGGAAGAAGTGGGAATCGAACCCACAAGGCTATATTTCAAACCGACAGATTAGCAATCTGCTGCAATACCGTTATGCTATTCTTCCGAATTTATAAGATATATTATATTAGAAATTTAGCTTCATAGCAAGAAAATTTTTCAAGTTTTCGGTAGACATCTCATCCACATCTACAGGAGAAACAAAGCCGTTTAATTTTCTAGCAAATTTTTCACCCGCAGGATCGTTATCCCCGACAGCTACCAATTTAAAAGGTAATAATTTCAGTTGCTTTAATAACGCTTTTCCTGGAGAAGAACCCAACATTGCTAGGGCTGGATAACCAGCGTTATGTAACGCAACTGCCTTAAATACAGATTCAGCGATCAATACTACTTTTTAATCTCCATTGAGAGTTTCTAATCCCCATACACACTGGGTAGTAGAATAGGTAAAATATTTAGCTTCAAAGGGACACTTACCATGACCTTTTGGAGCAGAAGGATTATAAGTTTGATAGCCCCTAAACATCCCAGAGAAATCATACAACGGGACTGTTAGCCATCCTTCCGGACTTAACCAGCAATGATATTTATCTGCATCAAATCCTCTAGATAGAAGATGCTGTGTTAATTCATCAACACCCATGTTTAATCTCCTAGTTAGTTTTATAATTACATTATATAGAAAAGCCCTGCGCTCTCCAGGAAACGCAGGGCTTACTTCAGATGTTACATGCGGGTATTATTTATTACGCATATCCATGATCATTTGGCCATCATAACCAGTACCAACTACCGTCTGTGGTACACCACCTTGATACTTCTGAGCACGGATCATTTCAACTTCCAGTTGCTTCCAGCGAATCATCTCAGGAGTAATGGTACGTTGCAATGCGGCGTTAGCTTCAGCTTCTTTCTTAGCTGCGTACAGTTTAGCATCTGCGTCACGTTCATTAGCAATAGCTTGGTTGTTGCGAGCTTCACGATCTGCTTCTGCTTGTTTAACTTTTTGCTGTGCTTCCTGTTCAACACGAGCTAATTCAGCTTTAGCAGCATTAACCTGTTCTTCACGAACTTTGGTATTCTGTACCTGTTCCATGATTACCGGTGGCAAAGTAATATCCTGAAGGAACACCTGCTTAACTGTGTAACCATATGGGCGTGCATACTCTTCAACTTCCTGTTGAATTGCAGTTTGCAATTGAGCCTGAATTTTAGCATCAAATAAATCTTGTGCTTTAGATACAGACTTACCAAACTCACGAATAGTAGACAGTAATTTTTCAGTTACATATTTGTCTAACGCTTGATCCTGATTACCTGCATTAATACGGTTAATCGGTGCTTTAGAACCATCAAACTGCAACATAACAGTCAGGTCAACAGTGGATTTAAACTTATCCTGACTAGGAACCTGAAGTTTATCTAATTTTAGAGCAATATCTTTAGTACTAAAAGTATCAAAAGAAGCAAAAGGATTTACAATATGGAAACCAGGTAATACTGGATTAGGATCAACTTTACCCAAGAAAGTCTGGGTCTTAACAGTACCGTCTTGAACAACGGTATAGGAGTTAAGAGCTAGAACTAAACCTGCTAAACCAACTACAGCACCAATCCCCCAACGTTTAATAGTACGAATTACTTTCTGCTCAGAAGTCAGTTCTTTCATATTTTTAGTATTAAACATATATTTCCTTTGTTTTAGTTACAGTTAATAAAATTGGCCGAGGTGACAGGATTCGAACCTGCATAAAGGAATTTAGAAGACTCCTGCCTCTCCCTTAGACTACACCCCGTTTAAGTATTTTTAAGAACTCTCGTAAAAACTCTTAAAAATACAGACGATACCGGGAGAGTCATAAGTCTCACTCATTAAGTATTTCAAGACAAAATACAGTAACGTCTATTATTTTCCAGTTTAAGTCAGGGTGACTTAGTGGTTATGTCCTGCGGTATATTGAGGACTCGGTTAGGCTTGGGGTCATGACTTCCCGCCTTTTGCTGCTACTCAACAGGAATTATCGCGAATTACCTGTGCTATTGTGCACCATTAGTGACATCTCTCATGTCAGCATTTCCCACTTTGTGGATAGCTTGAAAAACTACTCCGATGTGGAGAAAGAACCTCACTATCCTAGAATACCTTCTAAAGTTCTTCTTTAGCCTGGACATAGTTAAATCGTAATAAAACTATTCAGCAGACTGGTTGGTTAGTCTGGAACCAACTACCGCGTGGTTTAGGCAGTGCGCAACTAACCTCGGAAGCTTTTACGTTAAAAGCATCAGTTATCCAGTTCTTACCGACCGTAAGATTCGAACCTACATCTTCCACCAGTTACGGCTTGATAATACCAATTATACTAGGACGGCAGTGTTACTACATAAGTGATTTCCACACCCCACTATTTATAAATTAGGTGCCTAATTATCATCTAATTTATGAATATATTATATAGAATTTATAAGCATTTAGCAAATGAATTTTTAGAAAAATTCGCTAGCAATCAAAGCAGTTGTTTTACCCTCATAACGCCCTGGAAACTCTGCCTTAATGGTTTTCATTAAGAGAGCTTTGGTAATGCCGGGATTTAGCTTAACCAGTTCTGCAAAGTATTTACGAATTTCAGTTTCAGTCAGTTGACTTGGCTGATACTCTTGCAGCATGGAATAAAGCAGTTGCTCATAGTCTACATCAGTAGGAACTTTCGTACCAACTTTAATAGCGCGCTGCTTTGCATTTTCTAGAGCCTTAATCTGAGCTTTCAGATAGGCTACGAACTCGGTTCGAGTAACAATATCTTTATCAATACGTTGCAGGTCGCCAATCATGGTCTGAAGATTAAGCGCCCGCTCTTTATCACCGTGAGTACGTGCTAGACTAAGCAGTCCACGAAGGGTCATTAGGATATTTTCACCCATTATTTCATCCCCAGTGCTTGGTTAAAAGATTGCTCTGTCATAACTGCTGAGACTTTGGCGAAATCAAACTTTTTAGGGTTCGTAGTGATTTCAGCAACGTTAGAAGTTTTAACAGTTTTCGTAGTACGAATACCGCGAGTGTTAACACCAATAATTACAACTGATTTCATATTTCGCTTCCTCTCATTAATTTATGGAAGTATTATACGGAAATTTAAGTATTTAAGCAAGTAAATTTTTAAGTTTTAGTGACAACAGGTTTATAAAACGTATGTCCCTTAATCTTAGTTGTTTTCTTAAACTTCTTTGTCCAGTAAGGTTTATCTTTACCACTATGGAAGTATAGTGCTCCATATGTAGGATCTTGTGGTAAATCAACGTAGTATATCACTCTAGCTAAATTCTTAGCGGTTTGCCAAGCCTCATCAGTTTTATCAACTTTTGGTCTCTTAGATACCCAAGAGAACTGGTTAGACTGATATACTACTTTACAGTAGGAATCTGGGAATTTACCGGAGTTTACACGGTTTTTAGTAACGTGTGCAATCGCCGTCATTCCCTTTATGCCCTCACCACGACTTTCGAAATAGATATTTTTAGCAATACAATCTATTTCTTTTGCATCGTGCGATGCCTGACTACTAAAGCTCAAGGTAAGGGCAGCTACTAAAAGCAAAGCTGCCTTCATTCTTTTTACTCCTGCCAATCGTATTCAATACGATTGGGGTTTTCTTTGTATCCCAAGTCAAGCAAGTCATTACGCATATTTTGCTTAGCTACTGGGTTCGAGGTTACTAGTACCACTTTCTTTGGTCTCTGCCCAAATTCTAAGAGTAAACGAAGAATTTGATAACCTTCCATACCATCTACAGCCAAGTCATTATCCATATAAACGAAATGGCCAGTGGTATCAGTATTATTCAGAAACTCAACAGCGGCTTCGGGGGTTCGAATGATAATATCCATCCCATTTAAGTTACGAACATCATCAATCAGAATATGGAAAGTCATAATAGCCTCGTCTCATCAATTTAAAAATATATTATACAGAGAATTTAATAAATCAGCAAATACATTTTTAAATTGTGAAACTAGTAAACCGATAAACAGCCTAGAGGCGCCACAGGCCATATCTTACGAGCCATGTACCTTTGATCTAGGGTTTGAATCATCAACGAATACTTTGCATCTTTTAGCTTTAGAAGTTTAGAATTTTGAGTTCTTTAAACTTTTCAGCTTTCATACTTAAATGTTGATCTTTGAAGTTGTGTCGGTAATATCAACGACGCTTTGTTTTTACGTGTCAGATTAAATGTCTGATGTAATAAACATAATCTCCAATAGATTATACTTTATAGTATGGTCAGCGGTCTTATTTAACCTCGTATTTCAACCGCTGCTGCGAGGTAAGATGCTTGGGCTTTCGTCTACCGATTTACTAGCTTTTAAATTATTACTCTACTTCAATGAAGGTAGAGGCGTTAGACTCGGACAGAACAAAGTCAACATTTGTTGCAAAGTCCTGATATTCCTCGTCATGCTGCTTAATCAGCTTTTCCAGTTCCAGCGGGTCAATCAAGAATGGAGTATTCTTGAGTTCCAGCAGGTTGAGCTGCATTTTAACTTCATCTTCGGAAGTTTTCTTATCGCGGGTAGCCATGCTATCCTGCAAACGCTCATATTTAGCATCAAACTGTGCTTTCTGCGTATTAAACTTAACCGTAGCGGCATGGAACTGCTTACGCATGTTAGCCAGTAGTTGGGCTTTAAGTTCCATAGAACGCTTAGCTTCAATTGCTTCCGCAACAGTCATCTTACGAGAGCCAATCTCAACGATTGTTTCCGCGTTGCTTTTAATCAGAGCAGCTTTGATACGATCACGCTGGGACATCATATCCAGCAGAGACTGGAAATCAGTCTTAATACGAGTAGACAGATCAGCTACTTCGATTGCAGCGCCAACTACAACTTGGTTTTTATCCTTACCTTCACCAACAGCGATCAGAAGCTGCTGTTCAGTAGCTTTACGGATTTTAGCTTCCAGAGATTTGATAGTTGCCAGAGCGCGAGTTTTAGAAATACGAGTAGTCATTATTTGCTTCCTTATATGAAGTTTGAGATTTGAATTTGTTTAAAGTTGGTCTATTACAGACCAATTGCCAGCAGAGTGCGTAGAACAGTATCATTACTGTTATCAATTTTAGGATTAGCACGATTTAGCAGATCAAAGATTTTCTGGATACCTGATTGACGTTCAGCCATACGACGGATACCCAGATTACGAGTAGCTTTCTTACCATTTTTACGAACATTTTTAGATACTGGCATATATGTTTTCCTTTTATTGTTTTCTCAAATTTATGAATATATTATACAGAATTTTGGGGCCGGAAGCAAATCAAATTTTCATTTTTTCGATCATAGCTGCAACACAATAGCTTTCAACTAAGGCATCAAATGCAGGATCATGCTTAACCGGATAGATCCCATAACGAATAGTGTCCATCTTCTCCATTTTAGCTATTGCCCAGCTAATACCTTCGGTCTCTAGAGCCTTATAACTGTATCCAGCTTGCATCCAGAGATTACTAAGAGATCGAACATTGCCCAAATTCCAGAATTTCCACGGAACTACCTCTTCATTGGTTCCAGCATGGAACGTGTTTGCAGAGTAGATAGTCATATCAAACTCTGGGCCATTGCCATAATACAAAGCATTTTCACCTAGAGCCAACTCCATAATATTTTGAGCCATAGAGAAGGCAGCATAGTTTGAGCCTAATTTATTAGTGCAATGATGTTTACCATTTTGGAAGGCAATCAGTTTTGGATTACGTTCCTTCATGGCTTCCATAATGTGGATAGCAGACGGGCTATTTTTAGCTTGATCCATCCAGAATGCCAGAGTAGATGCTGTAACTTTGGCACCAGAATTAAGCTGATCTTGTACATCCAAAGTAACAAATACTAGATCAGGGTCTTTGTCAGTTCCATGCATAGCCACAAAAGCGAAAGAAGGCATTGCGATATGAGTAGTACCACAATCTCCTGGAGTTCCTAGAGATTCAATATCTAACATACCAAATGGTTTTACTTTCATAACTTATCCTTTATTGTGTAGAAAACTATTAAAGAGCTGTCTCTTTAATAGACTCCCACTTCTTGGGGTCTTTAAAACCAGGAAGCATATCCTCACTGACATCCCAGTTTTCTTCCATAGAGAAATCAGGCCATTCATCCCAGCTACCTTCCAGCTCTTCATAACAGGTATCCATTACCTCATGACTAGAAAGTCGTGTATAATCCCTAGCTGACTTATGGGTGCTAGCACGGTTAAAATCGTTCTTTGCTACAAAATTACGCATAGTTTCTCCAAATAAGAGGGGCTTTCGCCCCCTGATTTAAATCACTTGCCCAGCAGTTTAAGGATATTTTCCATAATAGTTTGGGCAGATTTTTCACTCTTGTTAGTTTCAGCCAACTTTAAAGCGAGTTCTTCCTGCTGTTTCTGAATATCAGCTGCGATTTTTTGATCGGCCTCAATACGAGCTTGAAGCTCATCAGTGATAGTGGTAAAGGAAGCAACAATTTCAGTAACAGAACGTGGTTTCTTAGAGAACATAAAAAATATCCTTGATTAGTTAGAGAATTAGTCGATTGTAGGGGCTTTCGCCCCTGTTTATCTATTACTTCGCTTTACGCTTGCGAGCTGGTTTAGCAGATTTACGAGCAGAATCACCCGTGAACTTAATGCCTACACCGTAACACAGAGCACGAACATTATCTTTACTATACTCTACGCCAAAGATATTTGGCTTAACAGAACCAAACTGTCCACGAGTATCACGCAATACATCTGCTGTTGGTTTACGCTTCTGGTTAACTGCCTTCTCATAGTCTTTCATAGACATACCATTACGAGAGAACAATTCAGCCCCAGCGTTGAAGCTCAGGGAAACTGGGACAGATTTGTGGCCGTAATTTTCTACATACATAACCATTTTGTAGGATTTACGGGTGGCATTTTTAGCTTTAGGCTTCTGACGAATCGGAGCTGGATTATTCAGTGCTTGTGCAGCCTGAGCATCGGTAGGATGCTTACGCAGGTGACGTTCCAGACGAGCTTTGCGATTAGCCTCAGTCTGAGGGAAAGTTTTAACTGCCGGAGCTGCTTGAGTTTTTGCGTTTTTCTGCTTAGCCATTATTTGTTTTCCTTTTTGTTTATCAATTTATGAAGTATATTATACGAGAATTTGAAGCGTTTAGCAAATGAATTTTTTAAAAATTATCTACCAACCATTTTAGCTTGTTCGGCATCTGAGACATATTGATACGCTCCTTTATTATACGCCGGAGCAGTACACATTTTCTTACGCTCAATCTCTTCTTGAGCTTTTCTTTCGCGTTCAGCTAATTCTTCGTCCAGATAAACTAAACGTTGTTCTGGAGGAGGTGGGAGACGTGTTTCTGGCTCACCAATATTAGCCTCTCTTATTTGACGAGGTGATTGCGCACGTTTTCTCAATGGTTTAAATCCTAATGAATTTGAGTTATAAATTCGCATAAAGCCCTCCTCACTTTCAATACGATTATTATACTAAATTAGAGGGCTTTAAGCAAGTGAATTTTTAATTTATTTATTACATCTCAGCCATTTCAGCTTCAGTAATAACTGTATTACACAATGCATCTACAGCTTCATTACCACTAATACCAGAATGTCCTTTGACCTTAATAAAGGTAGGGTTAGTGTTATGAAAGTTGATATACTGCTGTGTTAATTTAAATGCTTCCTGCCAAAGTTCTAGATTAAGAGGAACTTCACCATCTGCTTTCTTCCAGCCTTTCCTTTGCCAAGAAAACATCCAACTTTCCATGCCATTTTTGCAATAAGCAGAGTCAGTATAGATAGCAATTGGTCTATTATCTTTTTTAACAGACCAACGTAGAGCTTCTACAATAGCTGTGAGTTCCATCTCATTATTTGTAGTTTTAGGATTATAACCAGATTTAGACCCTAAACGATCGTCGTTATCATCATAGACAATAAAACCCCAAGCACCTGGACCTGGGTTAGACTTACAAGCACCATCTGTGTAAATGTGGAAAACCGACATTATACCTCCCAGCTAATTTTAAGACCCATGTCTACAAAGGCGGCTTCTCGGTAGTATTGTGAGAGATGATACCCCTTATCCGATAAGGTTTTTAGTACCGATTTAGCTGCTCCTGGCATTTCTCTAGGATTATATAGCCACCTAGCGTAAGGATTATCTCGAATAATTACTTCTGTATTTCCAGACTTAGCAGCTTCTACAATCTTTTCTTCTATAAACTTTAGAAATGCGGGTACTTCTGTTAATCCTGCAAGTTCTTGAGCTTCTTTGGCTGAAATCATTATATACCTCCAATTTATAAAATATATTATATTTAAATTTCACTAAATAAGCAAATGAAATTTAAATATAATAGCCCCGAAGGGCTATTTAAATTACACAGTGAATGGATATGCAATAGCAGGATGGTGTTCGTAACCACGAACAGTAAAATCATCCTTGCTTACCCAGGTCAATACATCCTCCAGAGTTCTGATATTTGGATTGATTTCTAGAGTAGGAGGTGCAAAAGGTTTACGATCGAATTGCTTATGCTCCATCAAAACATTATACTGATCCTCATAGATATGAAGATTGATAATCTTCTGGCGTGCAATTCCTGGTTTAAGGCCTGTAATCTGGGCCATTAATGCTAGAAGTGTATAGCACTGAACCATGTTAAATACTTGTCCTAACAGGAAATCATTAGATCTCTGGAAAGAGTTCAGGTATAATGTATCTCCCAAAATAGAGAACTGATGAGTGTGCATACATGGACGTAAGCAACCCTTTGAGAACTCTCCCGGATTCCAGAAGGTTAAAATTTCCCCACGATCATCAATGCCCTCTTTCAGATTATGATAAATCTTGGCTAGTTGGTCAAACATAAGACCATCGGAATTAGTCCACTGACGTCCTTGAACACCATAGACTCGTCCCATATCATCCTCACCTTTACGGTATGGATTGTCTAGCCAAGCTAAGTTTTCATTTGCATTAGCATTCCATGTGTTAACACCAATAGCGCGGAATTGTGCTGCTGAATCATATCCACGTAGATACCCAATCATTTCCATTATTGCTTGTTTTGCAAACGCCTTACGAGTAGTAATAAGGGGGAATTCACCTGCACCTACGTTAAAAGTAAAATCTGCGTCAATAATAGTGAGGCAACGAACCCCTGTTCTAGGATTTGTTACCCACTGACCTTCTGATAGGATACGTTTTCCAACTTCGATATACTGATCCATTAATAAGTAACCAATTCCTGTACAAATCGCAGGCTGTTATCACTGTTTGCGCCAGTTGCGTAAACTAAACGAGTAGATTCATAGTTGTAATCTAGAATCGTATTATCCAGATGTACATCTGCCTCTAGTTTTTGATTACTGAAGATTGTAGATACAAAAGCACTTTCAATATGTCCGTGAATGTACATTTCGTACAGTAATGTTGCGCCACCTAAAACCACTGTCTGCTGATCTTTTAAGAACGTAGGTAATGTATCCCCAATCTTTGAAATTGGGGTATAGATACCGTGTTTAGTATCATCAGGCAGAGGACGATCCGCACGAATAAAGAGGTCAGATTCTCCAATCATACGTTGCCGAACAACTTCTGGAAGTGCTAAATAAGTACCCGCACCAATGATGATGTTATCTGGGTTCAACACGTCCAGTTGAGAGTAGAAAGCATCTAGTTCTTCTTTGAAGGAACCCCACGGGAGTTTACCTCGGAGGCCGAACTCCCCATTCGGCCCAACTGCATATAATGCCGTTATCATAAGAAATCTCCAAATTCATTGCCCAGATCTTTCAGAGTATCAGTAGAGGTCTCAGTTACCTGACCTACACGGTAAGCTGCACCAATCTGGATTTCTTGCGGAGCAGGCTGTAGAGAAGTAGTATCCAACCAGTTCATGATCCACGGAATAGGGTTTTTAGTGATTACTGGTAAGTGACTAGGCCATTCTACACCGATGTGCATAAATGCATTACGCCCCACAAAGTACAGATATTCTTCTAGAAGTTCTGCATTCAAGCCAATCAGACTACGACCTTTGAAAATGAAATGACCCCATTCAATTTCAGTTTTCAGAGTTTTCAGTAGCTGTGCTGGTGCTTTAGCCACTGCTTCATCTACCAGATCTTTGTCAAATTGCTGAAACATAATCTGGATGATTGCTTTGGACATCTGAGTATGCAGAGCTTCATCTTTAGCGATTAATTGCAGATTTTTAGCAATACCTTGCAGAATATCGTTCTCTGCTAATGCAAAGGTACATGCAAAGGATGCGTAAAACTGCATTGCTTCCAGACCATAGATCGCAAAGTAAGCGTCTAATAGTTTAGCCTGAGTTTCACGTTTAACTTCAGGGAACTCAGTTTCTGGATATGTATTGTCGCCACGATGATCGCGTACTGCGATGAAATACTGACCTAACTGGTACAGTTCATCGAATAGTTCAACAGAATCAGCGATGCGTGCGAATGCTTCTTGGTTTTTGGTTACAGAATCAATAAATTCTGCTGGATCAGTTAGCACATTACGAATAATATTGCTATAAGCACGACTGTGCAGATCTTCGAAGTAGCTCCACTGCTTGAGCATACCTTCCAATTCTGGACGACTTACAAGCGGCATAATAGCTGCTTCAGGAGCACGACTGATGAAGGAATCTGTTTGAGTCTGCCATGCTAAGTTCAGGAGTGTAATTTCCTGAATTTCTCGTGGGAGATTAGGCCATTGTTTCTTATCTGCTTCCAGACTGATTTCAGTTTCAGTCCAAAATTGAGAGCGTTGCAGAAGTGCCAGACGTTCTAGTTCTGGATGTGCTACACGTACATAATCTGCGATACCTAGAGAATCTCCCAGGAAAAGGTCAGCGTTAGTATGATCCCAATTCAGGTTTAGTAAAGTAGTCATTGATTTTCCTCTTTCTCACTATTTCAGGAATATTATAGCAAATCTGGTAGCGATTAGCAAGTAAAATTTCAAAGAAAAAGGAGACCCGAAGATCTCCTTGTTTTTGTTAAATAGTACAACCGCCTGATGCACAACCGGCTGCTTCTTCTCCTGCACCACCACCATTAGCGGTGTTGAAGTTTGCGTAGTAGAAAGTCTTCCACCCATACTTAACAGCAGTCATGAAATCACGAACTACTACTGGGCCAGGAATAATTTCATTTTCAAACTTGGTGTAGTCGTAGTACATATTAGTACTGATAGACTGGCTGAAGAATTTCTGCATAGTTGCTACCCATTTGATCCACTCGATACGATCTACATCATAAGCCAATTTATAGCTCATTAACGTTTCCCAATCGGTTGCACCTGGAGCAATTGCAATTACTTTATTTACTGCACTACCCTTGATAGATACAATCTTACGTGGTGGTTCGATAGAGTTAGTAACACCTAACAGAACAGAAGAACTTTCTCCCGGCATCTGAGCAGTCAGAACAGAGTTACGCATACCATATTTCAGAATATCTGCACGTAGAGACTCCCAATCCATTTCTAGACCTACGGATACCAGTTCATCAACAGTTTTCTTGTACGTGTCGATTACCAGAATTCCTTTAGATGGTTTAGTACGATCAAACCACTCACATGCACCCTGTTCTCTAGCTAGGCGTACAGAGGCTTTATGCAGGAAGTAGGACAGTTTTTCAGCCTCACGGTGAATCCAGTTACGGGCTTCAATACCTTCATAAGCCAGACCTTCTGCGGCCATTGCACCTGCTGCGTTCATTAGGCCAATACCAACATTACGACGTTTCTTAGCCGTATATTCCATAGTTGGGAACGGGTAATCCTGAATTTCGATAATTGTATCAACGAATTTCAGAAGGATGTAGCAAGTTTTTTCCCACTCAGCTAGAGATTCCATGCGTCCAAGTACAACACCACCTAAGTTACACAGAGATACTTCACCAATATCCTCCGGCTTCATTTGATCAAGCTGCTCTTTTGTCTTATACAGCTCTGTGATATGATGGAACGGGCGTGTAGGCTGAGTAATCTCAACACAAAGGTTTGTCATACGGATCGGATCAAGGAAATTACCATGACGATTAGATTCCCCAATGTGATGAGCATACATACGTCCTGTTTCCATTCGGATACGTAGCCAAGTATCTAGGATTTCTTTTGCAGAGACTTTAGGAGCTGCTGGAACTGTTTTTCCTTCATGGTCGATCTTTGTAAGAGATGCCACACGTTTCTCCGCTGCCACGTAGATTTCTTCAAATTTAGCCTCGTCATCACTATAAAACGCTTCATGAACTTCTGGGGCATAGAAGTATGACATTAGCGTAATATCTTCGTTTTTAAGATAACGTTTTAACAAAAGATTGTTAAAGCTCAGAGAATAATCCATCTTATCGATTTTATTCTCATCTGTAGCACGTTGTTGCTTAACCTGCATCAATTGAATGATTTCAGGGTCGAAGTATGGATAAGACACTGTGGCAGAACCACCACGAGTTTGCTGAGTATTGGCCTTTACTGAGCGGTCAATGTGTCGATAATATGGCAGTTTTCCGGAATGCGGGAATGCCCCATTTCGCACCGGATCAGCAATTGATCGGCTTTCAAGATGATACCCGATTCCCGCTCTGGCTGCGACCATTTTGAAGACGATGTGCTCGGCGGTGTCGATTGAATCCAACGTGTCAGTGGAATCCACGAGGCAGCAACTAGCAAATCCACGATCACTAGAGCGCAGACCAACCAGTGGCGGCGTAGGAACGTTGATTTTGTGGAGTGACATTGCGTTGTAGAGGTCGATTGCATCTAGAATTGTCCAGTTAGGTTGAGATAACATCGCCATTGCCATACCCATGTAGGCAAACTGCGGGGTTTCGTAAATTTCACCAGTGGCTATGTTACGACGGGAATACTTATCAAAGAACTGCTTCAGCCCACCACTAGTAAAAAGACGGTCACGATCATGGTCGATAACCTGATTCAGAGCTTCAAATTGCTCATCGGTAATCCATGCACTCATGTCTTCCCATGCACCTACGCTAACCATATGGTCATGGAAGAAACGCAGAGAAGGCGGTTCGAAGGAATCATAAAGGCGTTTACGCATTTGCGCAAGACGTAATTCCTTTGCTGGCACATCATATGCTGGATTATCTTTAATAAGACTTTCAGCAGCTTTAATTAATGCATCCATCAGAGTGTCGGAATCTACAACCCCTTTAGGCAGAGTTTTTTGAGCAGCCATAGTAATGGCTGACCAACTTACATCAACTGTTTTGCAACCATACTCCGCCCAACCATTGAGTTTTTCAGGAGCAAAGTCTTCTACAGTACCGTCACGTTTAATTACTTTTTCAATGCGATGGCTCATTTGGCTTTCCTTTTTATAGTTATCAGGATTTAAGGAATATTCTACTTTATTATCGGTCATTAGGCAAATAAAATTTTCTGATAGAAAAGGCCCGAGTATTTTCATACCCAGGCCCTGTATATTACCAGTCTAGCTTTTTAGCTTATTCAATTACTTTAGCTCTAGCTACTTCTTTTAATAGAATATCTATGGAGGTGCTCAGCTCGTTATAATTGAATGGTTTATTTGGATTTGAGGTTACAATTTTCCACGCTAGGGTTGTCTTAGGACTTTCTTCCCCTTCCTTACGTGTAATCATATTAGCAGCACTCAGTGAGGTACGATGTATTTTAGTTTTACGGCTCAGATGAACGACGTTTCCCATATTACACCTTCCCCATGTCTTTAAAAATATCATAGAATGCTTTAGACTCAACAGAACGAACATTATCAATCAATTCAATCATTGAGAATGGGGCATTTTCGTATTTCTCATAGACTTCCATAAGGAGTGCTAGACCTGAGTCACCTTTAATGTCTTTCTGAGCTATATCTCCGCAGATAATTAAACGGCAGTCTTGTCCTACACGAGTTAGGAGACAAATCATTGCCTCAACGGAAATATTCTGAGCTTCATCGACAATTACATAGGAGTTGTTGAAAGTTCTGCCACGAGCATGTTCGACAGCCAAAAATTTAATTTTCTGACGTTCGACATATCCTTTATATGCATGATCGCCGATGGCCCATTTCATACCATCAGCTATTGGCTCTAACCAAGGCTCTAGCTTTTCCGCTAGATCACCAGGAAGCATACCAAGAGACTTACCTAGAGGTTCATTAGGACGTACGAGAATCACTTGCTCAATATCTGAGTGAATGTCTACGAGTTCCTGAGCTGCAAGAACGGACGGAATAAAGGTTTTACCAGTACCTGGCTCACCAATACCCACAGTCACTGTGTTGTTCTTGATCATATTGATATATGATTTTTGCTCGCGGTTTTTACCTACTAGGGATTTAGCAACTGGGTTAGCGTAATCATTAGAAAAATCAGCCTGAATTACGTTATTCTCATACTTGTTGCCACGCTTTCTTGAACCATTGCGGTTCTCTCTTTTTTGACGTGCTTTTCCCATAAATAACACTCCTATAGTGTACTTCGCTAACAGAGGATCAACAAAAAGATCTTGTTTATCAACTTACAAATATATTATACCAATATATACAGTAAAAAGCAACTACAATTTTAAATAAGCCTATGATATTGCATTTAAATAAAAAATTTGCTTGCTTTTAACGTGAGATGTGTGATACTAGATAATCATTTTATATCGCGTACATAGGCGGGTGATTATATTGTAAAATAGGGCACGGTGTCAACAACAATTTTCAATAAATTGATTAAGATCAAGTTATTTAAGAATGCTAAAAAATTTTATTGACATACAGGTATTTTTATAATATAATGTACAATAAATAGGAGAATTAAAATGCCAAAGAAATTAACCACAGAAGAAGTTAATAGCAGACTCTCGAGTAAAGGTATTAGCTTAATTGGTGAGTATAGAAATGCTAACACTAAAACTAGTTTCAAGTGCTCATTAGGTCATATATGGGAAACTAAACCCTCAGTATTAATAAATATGGGTTTTGGGTGTCCCTATTGTAGTGGCAAAGCTAAACTAACCGTAGAAGTTATTAACCAAGAGTTAAGTAGTAAAGGTATACAAATAGTTGGTAAGTATATAAATAATAGAACTCCTACTCTTTTCCGTTGTGAAAATGGGCATGAATGGAATACTACTATTAATGCTGTTAAAAATTTAGATAGTGATTGTCCATTGTGCAAGAAAGAAGGCAGGAGCAAAACAAAGTTATACGTAATGTATAGTGAATCTTTGGGTACCAAGATTGGTATCTCCAGTAAACCAGGAACTAGGCTAGGAAAAATTAGTAGAAATGCTAATATTCCTGACCTTAAATTGATTAAGGTATTTGATATTTTAGATTATTCTAAATGTCGTGAAATTGAAAAAGTAGCCCATGAGTACTTTAAAGAATGGAATTGTTACTATAAAGATTTTGACGGCGCTACAGAATTTTTTGATATTAAACCAGAAGAAGCAATACAATTTATTGAGGAAAATATTAATGACTGAAGCTGAATTATTTGATAATATCTACGGTATTACAGATGGCTTTGCTGACTCCACTCTAAAACATAATAATGCTAATAAACCTAGCGAACGTTTTCCTACACAGAGAGATATGATTGCGGGGGAATTGAGTAAATTCCTAACATTGCAGGAAATGCCGATTCAGATTAGGACAGCACACAATATAGGAGATATTCATTTCCACGACTTAGACTACTCCCTGTTGGGCATGACTAACTGTTGTTTAGTAGCTCTGGAGGATATGCTTAAAAATGGCATGAAGGTTGGTAATGCTGAAATTAGTACACCAAACTCTATTACTACTGCAGCAGCTATTACTGCTCAGATTATCACTCAGGTTAGCTCCCATCAGTATGGTGGTACTTCTGTAGACCGCCTTGATGAAGTATTAGCCCCTTATGTTCGTAAATCATATGACAAAAATCATGCGTTTGCAAAACGTTGGACTAAGGATGAAGCCAAAGCATCCGTAATGGCTACGGAGATGACTGAAAAGGAAGTCTATGATGCCTGTCAGGGTCTAGAGTATGAAATCAATACGATGTTCAACTCTAACGGTCAGAGTCCATTTATTACCTTTGGTTTTGGTCTAGGAACTTCTTGGGAAGCACGTCTAGTACAGAAAGCAATACTGAAAGTACGCATGGATGGTTTAGGTATCAATAAACGTACAGCTATCTTCCCGAAACTGGTATTTGTACTTCGTGATGGCGTAAATATGAAACCAGGAGATGTTAATTATGACATCAAGAAGTTAGCTATGAAATGTACGTCTGAACGTATGTATCCAGATTATATCAGCTATGATAAGGTTGTGGAAGTTACTGGAGACTATAAAGTTTCTATGGGTTGCCGTTCATTCCTATCTGCTACAGAAGATGGTGAAACTGCCGGTCGTAATAACTTAGGTGTTGTTTCTGTAAACTTGCCTAGAATTGCTATCGAAGCTGAAGGAAATATTGATCTATTCTTTGATTTGCTTGAACTACGTGTGGATACAGCGTTAAAAGCATTGGAGTGGAGAGTTGATCGCTTAAAATACATCCAAGCTAAAGCTGCACCCATCCTCTATATGTCAGGAGCCTTTGGGTTACGCTTGGGGCCTGATGAATATGTATTCGATCATTTCTATAACCGTGCTTCTGTATCTCTGGGGTATATTGGTTGCCATGAAATGCTACAGTTCATGTTTGGCAAAGATGTAGACACAATGTCCGAGACCTGCATCAAGTTTGTTCAGCGTGTATTGCAGTACATGCGGGATAGAGTCGATCAGAAGAAGGAAGAAACTAAGTTAGGTTATAGCCTGTATGCTACACCATCAGAGTCCCTATGTGATCGCTTTTGTCGTCTAGACCGTGAATATTTCCCAGAACATGAGGATATTCTGTCCAAAGGATACTACACTAACTCTCACCACCTTGATGTGGAACGTAAAGTTGCTCCTAACGTGAAGTTTGATTATGAATCTAACTTTACTCCGATTGCTTCTGGTGGGTGCATTTCCTATGTAGAACTACCAGATATGAAACGATTCCCAGATGCACTGGAATGGGTTATTAATTATGCTGCTAGTAAAGTTCATTACTTCGGTATTAATACTCCAGTGGATTCTTGTGGTAAATGTGGATTCTTAGGTGAAATAATAGCATCCGAAGATGGATTTAAGTGCCCTATCTGTGGTAATCATGACCCTGAAATTCTTGAAGTAACTCGTCGAGTTTGTGGGTATCTTGGAAATCCGGGTGCTCGTCCATTTAACCCCGGCAAACAGCATGAGGTGATGGGCAGAGTGAAGCATCAGGATATTCGAGCTAAGTAAGCTAATCAGCCGGGTTGCTAGTCGACCTGGCTTTTATTTTATTTGCTTTCAGCCAAAAATTTATATATAATAGATTTATAAATTTGAGAGGAGGGTATATGGAACTAAAACCATTTATTGTTGTATCTAAGTTAGGACATTATCACTTAGGAGTAGATACTATTCAGGAAGCTATTTTTGCTGCTACAGGGGATTACTCACTGCTAGGAGGTATTGGGTACCCTACATTACTGGGTGACTTCGTAGAGCAAGAATTAGATATTACTGTCTATAATCCTATATATGAAGAACATGAAGACTTAAAAGAGACTCTAGAATTTGTATATTGGAACCACCTGCAAGTGTTTAATGTTACCTCTAATGGCACAGAGGATTTCTCTTCTGTTATTAAACATCATATTAAGCAGGTTTACTACGATTATTTCTATGAGGATATTGGAACGGAGCTAAAAGTATGAAAAACGTAAAACATCTTAAATATCGCTTAATTTACAACGGACGTATGGAAACAGAAGACCTAGCCCAATTAGCTATTAATTCTAATGAGGTTACAGTGCGCGCACTGGCAATTGAAAAGTTGCGTGCCTCTTATGAAAATCGTGTTATGGAACTAGAGGAGAAACTTTATGGTATTCTCGAAGCCGATGCTACCAGATAAGGGTTTAAACTCCGCTTTGGAAAACGCATTAATGCAGCACTGGGAAACTGGCTATAAGGATGGTGTTGAATCCTGCGCTACTATGCTAGAAGTTATTGCTAATACCTTAATGGAGAAAGGCAATAAAGAATTAGCTGAGCTATTAGACAGCATTGGGCAAAACTTCAGAGAACAGGTGAAAAATGCGTAGATTAATTATTATTAGCGGTGCAGGTTTGAGTGTTGAAAGTGGTGTACGAGCCTTCCGTACTGATACTGCCAGTGGTAAAGCATTGTGGGATGATTATGATCTAGAAGAAGTATGTAATATTCATGCCTTTCGTGGTAATTTTTATCATAAAACCCATATGTTTTACAACAAGCGACGTGAAGAGCTAAAAACTGTTGAACCCAATCTTGCGCATCTTCGTATTGGTGAGTGGTATAAACAATACCCTGGTCAGGTAGTAAATTTGACTACCAACGTTGATGACCTTATTGAGCGTGCTGGCGTTTCACATAGTGACATTCTGCACATTCACGGATATTTAAAAGAGGTTGTTGTAGCTGACAGCTACAATAGTAGCAATAAACGAGTTATTGATGTAGGGTACAATTCTATTGACCCAGATGATTATAAATGGGTTAAACCCAATGTAATCTTCTTTGGGGAACATGCTCCAGAGTATGCAGAAATGTATGAGGTTTTTGATGGTATCACCAGTCATGATATGATCATCATTGTTGGGTGCTCTAACCAAGTAATTAACTTCTACTGGGAGCTATTTCCTATTCTGAATCTTACTGCTGCAAAACTTATGGTAGTTAACTATTACGATAATGCAGTAGCTATGGAACCAGGCTATCAGGGCATGACTCGTAGTGAAATGTATCAGTTAGAAGAACATGGTATTCCTTACTGGAGTAAAGGTGCTGTGGATGCCTTTAGTGATCCCGATTTTATTGCTCGTGTGGAAGCTCATCTAGAAGGTAAACCCTATGTCCAACAAAAGCATGTGTGATCTTTTAGTGTGGCCGGACGGTAGTTGGTGCTACCGTTTCGAATTTGCTACCGATGATTTCTCATGGAAGAGTGATGATTTCTGTGTTATCTATGAAGATACAGCAGAATGGAAAGAGTTCCTTATTAAGGAGGGAGAATATGGTGAAGAAGATTTTTAAGGGTATCTGGAAAGGTCTAGTATGGTTTGTCAACCTAATCGGTATGATTACCATTTATTCTCTGTTCCTATCTGTTATGTGGGGTAAAGGTGAATTGAAGGTTCCAGTTCCTTTTACTGATGAAGTTAAAGTCTGGACGTGGGATGCTACTGGTGGAAATAAGTAATACTCCTGTGATTTTCCTGGATATTGATGGGGTGCTCAATTCGAGCATCTCCCACCATCATGCACCTGATGATGAAAAGATTTTCTTTGGGAGTGACTGGGTTTTCAAACCGCTTCTCAAGGCTTTTCAAGATTTTATTCGTCCTTCCTCGATAATGATTGTTGGGGTATCCTCATGGTTCTCTGTCAGGAATGAGATGGAGAACGTTCAGATTATGACCGGATTAGGTCTTATCGATCGTTTTCTTGGTACAACGGATTTTACTGGGGGTGGATTATCTAGAGGTAATTCTGTTCTTCGCTTCGTTGAAAAGCATAGGCTCAAACATTGGTGTGTGCTTGATGATGCGGGTGCTATGATGTATCAGTATCCAACGGTTATAGTCAACGGTAGGACTGGGATAAATCTTCAAGATTTAAAAGCTGTTAGCTATATGTTAGAATTTAGCCCAGATCTTGAAATGTGTAAATCCTTGCAACAATTTAAGGTGTAAATATGTTCAATAATGTATTCTCTAAAGAAGCTAACCCAATTTTGGTTAACTTTTGGCGTACTCTCCCAGCTAGCCTGTATAATGAGACTATTAACTCTTTGAAAATATGGTGTGAGAATAACGAAATCTCCTTTGCTTTTAAAGATGATATTGATGAGGCTCCCTGTATTGGTTTGATTGTTCAGGTAGAGGAGGGTCTTGAAGAGATTGTCGGCTGGAAAGAGTTAGATGAAATGGGCTTAGTTTTTGCGTTAAACTATAAGCTGTTTATGCCTGCTAAGCATCGCCTCGTTGTTAACTATAAAACTAGTGAATCTCCTGGTTTTCAGGTTAATGAACGTTATGGTTGGTCTTACTCACCGGAAGAAGTAAATGAGGGGATTCAGAAACTTCGACGTTTCGGGTATATGATCCCAGGTTTAACTGCTTAAGGAGGCAGGATGGAACAAGTATATTGGCGTCAGATTGACCCTAGTTTGGTGAAACGTGCGGAGAAGCTGCTACAACGTTGGTTGGGGGTAAGACAAGCCTCCTTCACTTTTCCTGAGCAGCAAACAGATGATCCCTGTGTTGGTGTTTTCCTATCCGGCTACGCGGGGGAATGGGAATTAGATTGGAATGAATTGTCTGCTATGGGCTTGATTGTTGCCCTAAACTTCTCTATATTCCATCCACGTGGTTTGGCCATATGTCGTGTGCCGGATGACGGTTGTTCGCCCCATCTTTTACAGGTGGAAGATGATATTTGGGAGTATACTCCAGATATTCTCGCAGAAGCTAAAGAACAATTAAATAGTGTTGGGATATATGTTCCGGGATTAAGTGACTAATGATTTTTATTAGCTGAACTCTGATTACCGAGTCATTTTGGCTCGGTTTTATCCGTACTCAAGACCAATGATAGCACCATCCGGAAAATTTTACTTGCATGATGCCCAAAATCTTGATATAATATTTATATTGAATTGAGAGACATTAGTAAAAATTGATTTTGCTAATTTTTCTTGTTTACAATCCGCGATACGGAACAGTTAGGCTGCCCCATTAAGGGTTGTTTTAACTATTACTAGTGTTTATATTGCATTAGTTAATCTTCAATTAAGTGATCTGTGTACCCTGAATTCGGAAAGGTAAATCCAAACCGTGCATATTTAGCTCGTTATATAGGCAGAGCTTTATATGGGGGTGCGAACGAAAAGAGCAGCGAATGGCGGCACGTACAGTAGTCACCTACCAATAGGATAGTGAGGACAAATAGAATCGGCTTAGCGGCCAATGACCTAGGTTCTATTCTGTATATGAGCGAAGAGAGCACAGCACTGAGATATGATAACTTATTCATATTGCTTGATGATAATTAATGTTTACGTAAATAGTAGTAATAGTTGTTCTATTCTTTCTGAATAGTCCTAAAGAAAAGATTTCGATTAACCAACACAGGAGTATTGTTGTGTTTTCTATTCTCCAAGGTCACGCCGGATTTTCTCGTGATTTAGCAACAGGTATTTGGCGAGAAATCAAAGCGGAAGATTATACCTTTGCCAAGCGATTCTCGAAAGAGCATCCAGAAGGTAAACCAGCTTCTATGCCCTTCAAATTTGATGTAATAGAAGAGCATGACCCGCAAAGCCTTGCCGAAATGTTACCACTTATGAGACGTTTAACGTCTGACCCTCATATCGTTGCGGTACGAGGTCGATGTCTTGCACCTAAAAATAACGTGCGACGTAAGAAAGGTAACTTTAATGTATCTAATCCTAGTAATATTATTGCTATGGACGTGGATGGTATCCTAGATACCGGTGGGTATGACAAGTTTAACCTTGTTGGTATGGCCCGCCACATTATTAAGATGTTGAATAGTATTAGTGAGGACATGTTCCCTCTTGATGCAGGCTTTATAGCTCATGCATCGTCTTCCGCTGGGCTTAAACCAGGTATCCGAATGCACTTAATGCTAGAATCTAACGTCAAGGTAACTCAGGGTCAGTTAAAGTTCTTATTTACATCTATCAACGATAGTAGTAAGCAAAAATTTGGTTTTGATATTGCCGACTTAGCTTATTATTCATCTGTCCAGCTCCACTATTTTGCCGACCCCTTATTTAGTGATGGTATTGTCGATCCGTTTAAAGCGGAGAGTAAGCCACGTCTGGTGTACGTTAAAGGTTCGAAAGTAAATTTGCCCAATAATCTGGTTGACTATGAAACAACTAGAGGGGAGTTTAAGGAAGAGTTTTATTCTTTACTTGATCAAATTAAAGGCAAAAAGATCGCGTCTGATAAAGTAGAAGAAACCATCAGCGAATTGGAAGAAGCTGAGGATGGGGTGTACCTGCGTATTATCCCCAAACTCTACCATAGAGCATTAGAGGATGGTGTTGATTTTGCATGGCTAGAAAAAGAAATCCGTCCAGCCCTATCTGAATATATTGCAACTAAAGATAACAGTCGTAATATTCAAGATTACTTTAATAACGGTCGTAAGCAGGCTCTCAAAGCGTTTGTTAATAATTCTAAACGTGAGATTCCACTAAATCTGAAAGGTGTTCCGCTCAAGAAATTAGAAGTGGATTCTCCACCAGAAGTTCCGTACCTGAAGATTAACATTGTGCCTCCAAAAGGCCATATAACATTTGTTAAGGCAAGTCTTGGTACTGGTAAGACTACGGCAGTAACTAAATGGCTGGACGCAGGTGTTCTTCCTGGCAACTTTTTAGCAGTTACAAATACTAGAGCACTGGTATCTTCAAACGCTAAGAAATTTAGTGCAGGACAATATGATAAGTCTGTAGATATGCTCAACTTTAAACGTGGAGCTATTGATCGTATGTCCACAACTATCCACTCTTTGCATAAGTTCAAAAGTTTTATTGGTCAAATAGATACCATTTTTATTGATGAATGTGATGCTGTAATGAATGATCTATTATTCGCACCTGTTGTTAAGCAACGTCGCGAATGTATTCAAGTTCTACGTGACATCCTCATGACAGCTAAAACTGTAATTCTATCAGATGGGGATATTAGTGCCGAAACTATTGAAGCATATGGTTCTCTAATTGATTTTGATAAACCAGTAGCATTTTATAATCATCACCGTAAGATGCTGTCAAAAGCTCATGCTTATGAGTTCCCGGATGAATCCAGTATTTGGGTTGCACTTCAGACCTCTCTAGAGATGGGTGAGAAATCTATCCTAGTATCTGATTGTGGGCCGGATGAACTGAATGAGAAGGGCATGGCGTTGCGTCGTAATACGGGTGCATTAGTTAAGGAAATCCATTCAAACTCTACCTCAGATGTGGATATTCGACGTATTCTGGATTATACAACTAATGAGCTAATTGATCAACAAATTGATTGCTTATTATGTAGCCCATCCGTAACGAGTGGCGTTGACTTCAACTATTTTGATAACGTATTCGTTATTACTAGAACCTCAAATCAAGCGCCAAACATGCGTTTCCAAGCAATCAGGCGCGACCGTGGTGCTCAGAATATCTATTATTTTATTGATAAATCCACTAGTGGGTTCTCCGCAGGTTCTGAACAATATAATATTGATGAAGGTTGGCTGGAGTTAGCACAGCAATTATACGCACGTCGCAGAGAGCTAGAATCTAGGAACTATACTAGTACTTTACGTTATTACTTGCTTGATCAGGGTGCAACTATTGATATTTTCAGCGAAAGCTGGGGAACTATTGAAGGTGCTGGTAAAGAATACACAGAAGAGCGAATCAAAGCTATTCTGCACTCAACTCCTGATTATTGTACTCCACGTCATGCGGATGCGTATGAAGCTAAACTACTTCTTGTTCGCTATTATCATCTTGAGTCTATTAAAGATGTAACAGTTGAGCATGTTGAACAATATATCAAAGATAAACCGAATGATCGAGCCGCCTTCTTCCATAAGATGCATGAGATGTTCTGGGAAGATATTAAGAAGTGTTCAAATGTGACCATTAAACCATTCATAGAAGCTCTGAAAGGTAAGAAGAAAGACTTCTTCCTTAAAACAGGTCAGAGTGCTAACCCAAAATATGCTAGAATGTATCTTGGTATGATGGGTATTGGTAAGGATATGAACACTGAAAATATTGTAGACTGGTACAGAACCTATTGTAAAATCGAGTGTATGCCAATCCCATATAAGTTTATGACTGATGAGGAGAAACATATGCATGATGAAGCAATGGCAGAGCTAGGTGCTAGAAATGACAGTGAAGAATAAAAAATGGGAAACAAGGAAGTTCCCAGTAAAAGAACGTAAAGTTCCTGTTTATGATACTTCGGAAAAGCTATGTAGGGTGGTACCGCACAGATTAGCTGGCATCCCTAACATATCCGAATGGTTACTTAAACAACGGAAAACAAACGTGTCTCTTCGCATCGGCTTTGAGTTAGATAAAGTCTATGCTGAACTTGCTTCTTTGCTCAAGGAATCGTAAAAATTTATTTGCTTTCAGGAAAATTTTTCTGTATAATAGATTCATAAATTTGAGAGAGGAGTTTAAATATGGCTGGTTCTCGCAGAAAGAAACATATCCATGAAATCCCGGATGAAGTCTTTAAAAAAGTTATAGAGCATCTGGAGAACGGTGGTACTAAGAAAGCAGCTTGTGAAATGCTCGGCGTATCATCCAATCCAACTATGGAAAGGATGATTGAAGAGTGGCAAGACCGCCAGATTCAAGTTGCCGAGATGAAGAAAAAGAAACGTGGTACACTCATTGAAGGTATTGAGTTGGCCAACGTTATTGAACAATATCTATCTGGCGATTCTTTTGAAGAAATTGCCGATCGTAATTATCGCTCTGTAGCAATGGTTAAATCTGTTCTGGAGCGCTATGGTGCTCTGCTTCGTTTGAACGATATTGTAGATCCATTGAATCCACCAATTATTCCTGATGATGCTGTGGCAGAAGAATTTGAAGTTGGTGAGCTTGTTTGGGTTCCTGGATACCAGTGTATCGGTGAAATCAAAAAAGCAATGGATAATCCTGTTGGTTGTTATCGAGTATGGCTTCTATCAGAAGCCAAACAACAGAACGTTCATTATATGAATTACGAGCTGGCTTCTGTAAAGCATTTGGAAAAGCTAGGAGTAGATGTAAAATCTCTGGGGTATAAATGGACTCGGGAAGAAGTCATTACGTTGATTAACGAAGCTGTTAAGGCCGCCTTGAAACTTGATAAAGAAAAAGGAAAACGCCGTGAGTAGACTAACTGATTTACTTAAAGATGGGGAAGTAAAAACACTATATCGTAGAAGCTGGGATAACGATAATAACGGCTTAGTGTTACTAACTTTAGATGCTGACTCGGATGTAGCTACTCAGCATACCTGGGTAGCCGGTAACTATCCATATAGCGAGGTTGTTTCATTAACAGTATGCGAAGCTATTGCAGACGATTGGGAGGTTGCCAGCATCGAGGATATGCTCGCTGTTGGCCTGGTGGAGTAACTACTTAAAAATTTCAGTTGCTTAATCCTACAATTCTTGATATAATATTCTCATAGTTTGAAAGAACTATTCTGTTTAATTATTAATTAAGGAAATATAAAATATGACTACTCCAACTCAGTGGACTGATGAACTGTTCGAAAAAATGTCTTCCGAATACGTTGCTCGTATGGAGCAATTCCCAGAGGATGAACGTCCGGGTGTTAGCATGGAAATTGTTAGCGAAATTGCCCAGGAAAATGGTGTAACTCCGAACGGTTTTCGTATGAAGCTGACTAAAGCAGGTTTGTATATTAAGAAAGCTGCTGGTTCTACTTCTAAATCTAGCGCATCTGCAGGAGAAAAAGCTTCCGGTGGTTCTCGTACCTCTAAAGCTCAAGCCCATGCCGACCTTCGTTCAGCATTCTCTGATGCTGGCCTAGCACCAGATTTTCTGGATGATGCAATTATTGACAAACTGACCGGTAAAGCGGCTGCTCATCTGGCAGAAGCAATCCGAGCTATCACTAAGTAATTTTAGATAAATCCACCAACAAAAGGAACACAGTTATGACCAAAGCTGAAATTATCGCACAATGTGAAAAATTTGGTGAGTTTTATCTTCATTACGAGAAACTTCGTCAGAAAGGAACCACGTACCTTCAGGGTACGATGGAATTTGATCCAGCCCAGGATAAATATCTGGCTGAGCGTATTAAACGTGAACGTATTCGTAAAGCGAAAGATGATGAAATCCTTGTCTTCTCTCGTACTAATGATAGCTTCCGTTTTATTCCTGTCGAGAAAGTCCGTCGTGTGACTAGCCTCCAATCAGAGTTAGATCGTGCTTCTCCAGTAGGCCGATAAGAAACCAATTAGCCCCTATATGGGGCTTTTTGTGTATTTGGGATATGTAAATGAGCGAACAGGTAAATCAAAACTATGAAGGACACGTTGATGACCAGTCCATCATACTTTGGGAGAAGGAGGGAGAACAAGTAAGATTAACAGTATCTGAATTTCGTGGGAATCTATACATGGGTATTCGTTACTGGCTTCTTGATATTAATGATGAATGGTTTCCAACGAAATCTGGCTTCTCTTTTCCTTACACCATAGAAACAACATCACAGCTTTTCTACGCGTTTACACAGATTCTTAGTGAATCTGAGGTTTTACATGAAGTACAGAAACGAGCTGAAGAACTCAAAGCCAAGAATGCCTAGTTCTTGGCTTTTTCTTTATAAATGTATTTGCTTTCAACTCAGTTTTGTTATATAATATTTATATAAATTGATGAGAGATATAAATAAATGACTAATGTAAAAGACTTTATTAAACGTTGCCAAGAAGCGTATTACCAGGGAATGTCTTTAATCTCTGATGAAGAATATGACCGTCTGATTAAAAGATTTCCATTAGAAGAAGAGATCGGGCCTAAGGGTGATATTCCACATCTGTATCGTATGTATTCTTTACAGAAAGTTTATTATAATCGTGGAGATAAACCTCCGTTTAACCCATTAGGTCAGGTAGAAACTGACAAATTAGATGGTTGTGCGATTTCTCTATTATATATTAATGGCGAATTTGCTCAAGCACTAACTCGTGGTAATGGTATTCTAGGGAATGATGTCACAAGCAACGTAAGACTGCTGAATATCCCTAAAAAGATTTCCCAAAAAGTACCAACTCAAATCACTGGTGAAGTTCTAATTACAAAAGAAGTAGAAAATAAACGTAACTTTGCCTCTGGTGCTATTAACCTCAAAGATAGCGATGATTTCGTACAACGTATCGGGGAAGGTGGTTTAATCTTCGTTGCATACGGTATCCAGTGTTCTGCTGAATCTGTAGGTATTACAGAAGCATATTTAAAAGATATGCTTTGGCTAGAGAATGAAGACTTCTTAACAGTTGTTAATGTGCGTTCCTTCTTTAAATGGATTCCGACGGACGGTAAAGTTGTTCGTATTAATGACAACAACAAATTCTTCCGAGAAGGCTGGACTAATAAATTCCCTCGCGGGGCGTTCGCTATTAAAGAGGATGAAGAAGGCGAGATTACAACTCTTACTAAAGTTGAATGGCAGGTAGGGGCTTCTGGTAAAGTAACTCCAGTTGGTTATTTCGAACCGGTAATTATTGATGATGCTACAATTGTTAAAGCGACTCTTAATAACGTTGATTATATTAACTCTCTCGATCTAGAGATCGGTTGCCAGATTCGAGTGATTCGTGCTGGTGGTGTAATCCCGTGTATAGTAGAGCGAGTATACGATTAATACATAACCCTTTGCTACCCATCTACCATATCGGAATTATAAAGTGGTTATTGACATTTTCGCCGCTTAGGTATATACTATTATCATTCAGTTGAGGGATAGAAAGTTATGGCGAGGGTAAGCAAAGTTAGTTAAAATTGTAGTTGCTAAATGCTTAAATACTTGCTATAATATTTATATAAATTGATAAGGAAGAAATTTGATGAAAATCGAAATTCCAACACAATGTCCCTCTTGTGGTTCTAAGCTAGATCTTGTCAACGGACAATTATTCTGTCGTAATAAGTCCAACTGTCCAGCGCAATCAAGCAAGTTAATTGAGAACTTCTGTTCAAAAATGAAGTTAAAGGGCTTTGGCCCAAAAACTATTGAGAAGCTGGAGCTGACGAAGATTTCAGAACTATTTTACCTAACCGAAGAAGATTTGGTTAGAGCCGTGGGTAGCAAGGTTGCCGCTAAGTTAATTAGCGAATTAAATACTAAAGTTCGCGGAGACATTGACTTTGGTTCAGTTCTCGGTTCTTTAGGAATCCCTCTAATTGGAGAGGTTGCAGCAAAGAAATTATCCCAAAATTGCACTAGCTTCCATGATGTGAAGGCTGACGGCAAGGCTGGAGAAAATTACAAAGCCTGGCTAAATTCCCCACAAGGCAAGGATGTTATTGAACTACCGTGGAAATTTTCAACTGGTGCTAAAGCTAAAACCGTCATTGCGGATGAATTAGTTGCCCAGCCAAATGGAATCGCGGTATGTATTACCGGATCTTTGCAAGATTTTGCAAATCGAACGGATGCAACAAACTACTTAGAAGGTCTAGGATATACGGTTAAGAAATCCGTTACCAAAGACGTCAAATACCTAATCTGTGAGGATGAATCGAAGCGTTCTTCCTCTTCTTATAAGAAAGCCGAAACGAATGGGATAGAAATCCTGTCGATTAAAGAACTATTGGAGAAAAATAATAATGTCTAAACTGAACTGGAACGTAGAAGGTGTAACCGAGTCTCTGAAAGCAAAAGCCACTGCTCTGGGTGTTTCTGTAATCTCTCAAGAACAAGTAGCTGCTATCGCTGCTGAACTAGCTGCTGAAACTGGCAAAGATGTTACTGCTCGCTCTGTTGGCTCTAAACTGCGTAAAGAAGGTTTTGAAGTACAAAAAGCTAACGAAGTGCAGAAATCCCCGTGGACTCCTGAGCAGGAAGCTGAACTGGTTGATTTCCTGAACGCTCATGCTGGTCAGTATACCTATGCTGAAATCGCTGCTGCTGTAGCTGGTGGTCAGTTCGGTGCTAAGCAGGTACAGGGTAAGATCCTGAGTCTGGAAATGACCGCTTCTGTTAAACCAACTGAAAAAGCTGCTGCTGTTCGTTCCTTTACTCCGGATGAAGAAACTGATTTTGTTAATCAGGTTGTTGCTGGTGCTACTATTGAAGCTATCGCTGCTCACTTCGGTCGTAATATCAAGCAGATCCGTGGTAAAGCTCTGAGCCTGCTTCGTGAAGGTCGTATCGCTGCTATGCCGGTACAGGAAACCTCAAGTGCTAAAACTCGTGAAGATCTGTTAGAAGGTCTGGATCTGGTTAACATGACTGTTGCTGAGATCGCTGAGAAAACTGGTAAGTCTGAGCGCGGTGTTAAATCTATGCTATCTCGTCGTGGTCTGGTTGCTAAGGACTATGATGGTGCCGCTAAGCGTGCTAAACTGGATGCAAAAGCTGCGGCTGCTGAATAATCTGGTAAATTAAACCTAAGGGGAGGGGGCTATGCTCCTTCCCCTTTTTGCATTTAGAAGGCACGAAAGCGTGCAAAGGAGAATGACCTTGTTTAACGTGCAAGCTGTAGTGTTGAAGATGCTTCTAGCTTCTGAACAGAAGCAAATAGCATTGGAAACATTCTCAAAACTGCATAAAGATCATTTTAATGACGCTTTCTCCTCAATTTACCAAGCCGTCCAGAATTATTATAAAAAATATAACACAATGCCGTCCATTGACGCACTGATGCTTGAGGCTAATAGGAACGCCCGCCTTTCTCAAGCTCTAGTCGTTTTAGCTAACACTCAAATTCCAGAAGTTAGCATGGAACAGGCACTTGAAGTCCTAGAGGCCGAGTATACACAGGATTTATTCCTGAAGCTTCTAGAAACAGACGTGCTTCAAGATTTAACAATGCTGGATCAGGGAGAAATTCTTAACCGAGTTGCCTCCCTTCACTTAAAATTAGAAGAGAAAGTAACGAATACTGGAAAAGTATTCAACGCAGATAACATGCGTATTTTCCAGAGAGAAGAAGATACCAAACTGAACTTAATCGCTCTTGGTATTTGTAATGAGTTCGACGCTCAAATTGGTTTAGCTCGCACAGAAACGTTACTGCTTGGTGGTTGGCGCGGTACTGGTAAATCCATTATCTGTTCAAACATACAGGTTCAGCAATATTTGAATGGAGATATTGCTCCATACTTCTCAATTGAGATGAAAGAACATGAAGTATTTAGACGTAATCTAGCCATGTTAGCTGGTGTATCAGCACTAGCAATGCGTAATAATACTCTAGAAGGTGCAGCTCTGTTGAGATTAGCCAGAACTAGAGCTAGAATGTTTAATGGTGGTGAAGAGCTTTTCGACAACTTCGTTAAACAGTACACAATGGCTAAGATGAGTGATTTCTACGATATGGAGAGTAAGCTAATAGAGGGGTATGAACTACATACTCCTATGATTATTGTTTATGATCCTGAGCTGTCTATTACAACAGTTGACGTAGAATTAAATAAATTAGTTGCTAGATATGGAGATAAAGTTACAGTAGCTTTACTGGACTATATTAACCAAACCCGACTTCCAGACTCTAAAACCATTGATATGTATGACTGGAAAGAACAGATGGTTGTTAGCTCGTCTTTCAAATCTATCTGCCAGAAACATAACGTGGCTGGTGTAGCTCCTTACCAGATCGATCAAGATGGTAGAACACGTATGTCAAAAGGGATTCTTGATTCCGCTGACATGGCTGCTAATCTTAACGCTGCAAAAGCTGATAATGGTCAAGGTGCTATTATGTTTGACTTCGTTAAGACTCGTTCTTCTGATAGTGTGAAGTTTATGCCTAAAATGAACTGGGAAACCCTGCGGATGGATAACACTACCAACCTAGCAATGGAAGATATATCTCAAATGGAAGCTGAGTTCGTTATCCCTATTGAAAAGGATAAGCCGGCTCAACCTAAACGTGCTAAGAAAGACAAAGCTGAAAATTCAACAGGTGAACAGGCCAGCGATATATGAGTAGAATAACAGAACTACTTGATCTGAAAGGCATTGAGTATAAAGACACAGGTGGGGACATCCTCATCTGTTGTCTCAATCCAGATCATGACGATAAACACCCAAGTTTGCGTATTGATCCTGAAACAGGTATTATGCACTGCTTGAGTTGTGGCTTCGGTAAAGGTATACCGAGCATTTACCATTATTTTAATGAGACTCAGTACCGACAGTCCCCAAGGCTATCGCAGGTACGTAAAAAGATTTCAGAAATTAGGAATGGATCTACGAATCTTGCAATTCCTGAATCTGCTTACCTTTTCGAAGGTGATTTCCGAGGTATAAGTTCTAAGACCTTAAAGAAATATTTTGCTTTCCAACACCAAGCAGACTGGGAAGGCAGAATTGTATTCCCAATCACAGATGCTGTTGGACGCAATATCCTATTTTTGGGTCGTTCTATAAACAGTTCTGCCCCTCCTAAATACTTAGTAAAACCAAAACAAGTTTCACCACCGATTTTCCCTGTACGATATAATACTCCAGTTCTTATTCTAGTTGAAGGTATCTTTGATATGCTGAACCTAGAGGATAATGGTATAGACTATGTTTCTTGCTGCTTTGGTACACATCAGTTTACTTCGGATAACATTGCAGATAAGTTCAGTCCTTATATTATTGCTGGTGTAAAAGTTGTTGTTATCTTACTAGATAATGATGCTTCTGGTAATAAAGCTGCACAAGCGTTGGCCAAGCTAATTCGTACAAAAACGCGTTTAACGCCTGTAGTGGCTAACTTCCTCCTGCCTGAAGGTAAAGATCCAGGTGATTTAAACAAAGATGAAATTGATATGTTAGCAAAACGTATTGAAATTTTAGTTGCTGAATCGCTTAAAGATTTGGTATAATATATTGGTAAGTTAGAGAAGAAACACTGAAGTTATACTTACTTACCAAGAGGAGATTAAATTTGAAAATCGCAGTAGTTGATAAAGCTCTAAATAACACTCGTTACGATAAACATTTCCAGCTATACGGAGAGGAAGTTGATGTATTCCATATGTGTAACGAGAAGTTATCCGGTCGTTTGCTCAAAAAGCATATTACTATCGGGACTCCGGAAAACCCATTTGACCCGAATGATTATAATTTTGTTATACTGGTAGGTGCCGAACCTTTCCTGTACTTTGCAGGTAAGAAAGGTATTGGTGATTATACCGGTAAACGTGTAGAGTATAATGGGTATGCTAACTGGATTGCGAGTATCAGCCCAGCCCAGTTACACTTTAAACCTGAAATGAAACCAGTTTTCGATGCAACAGTAGAGAATATCCATGATATTATCAATGGTCGTGAGAAGACTGCAAAAGCTGGTGATTACCTTCCTATTACTGACCCTGATGAGGCAGAAGAATATATCAAGATGGTGTATAATATGGTTATCGGACCTGTCGCATTCGACTCCGAAACCTCAGCACTATACTGTCGAGATGGGTATCTGCTTGGTGTTTCTATATCTCACCAAGAGTATCAGGGTGTATATATCGATTCTGATTGTCTCACAGAGGTTGCAGTATATTATCTCCAGAAAATTCTGGATAGTGAAAACCACACTATTGTTTTTCACAACTTGAAGTTTGATATGCACTTTTATAAGTACCATCTGGGACTTACTTTTGATAAAGCACATAAAGAACGCAGGCTCCATGATACAATGTTGCAGCACTATGTTCTAGATGAGCGTCGTGGTACTCATGGCTTGAAATCTCTAGCAATGAAGTATACCGATATGGGTGACTATGACTTTGAACTAGATAAGTTCAAGGAGGATTACTGCAAAGCACATAAAATCAAGAAAGAAGATTTCACCTATGATTTAATTCCGTTTGATATTATGTGGCCTTACGCTGCGAAAGATACCGATGCCACCCTACGTTTGCACAATTTCTTCTTACCAAAAATTGAGAAGAATGAAAAACTTTGCAGTCTGTATTATGATGTTCTAATGCCTGGTTGTGTATTTCTCCAGCGTGTTGAGGATCGTGGTGTACCAATTTCTATTGATCGCTTGAAAGAAGCTCAATATCAGTTAACTCATAATCTGAATAAAGCCCGTGAGAAGCTGTATACTTATCCAGAAGTCGTTCAGCTAGAGAAAGATCAGAACGAAGCATTTAACCCAAACTCTGTTAAGCAGCTACGTGTTCTTCTGTTTGATTATGTTGGCTTAACTCCAACAGGTAAATTGACGGATACTGGAGCAGACTCTACAGATGCAGAAGCTCTGAACGAATTGTCTACACAGCATCCAATTGCTAAGACTTTGCTGGAGATTCGTAAGCTGACTAAGCTGATCTCTACTTACGTTGAGAAGATTCTTCTGAGCATTGATGCTGATGGTTGCATTCGTACTGGCTTCCACGAACACATGACTACTTCTGGTCGTCTGAGTTCTTCTGGTAAACTGAACCTGCAACAGTTACCTCGTGATGAATCTATTATCAAGGGTTGTGTAGTAGCTCCTCCTGGGTATCGTGTAATCGCATGGGACTTAACAACTGCGGAAGTTTATTATGCTGCTGTTCTATCTGGTGATAGAAATATGCAACAAGTATTTATCAACATGAGAAATGAACCAGATAAATACCCTGACTTCCACTCTAACATCGCACACATGGTATTTAAGCTCCAATGCGAACCTCGTGATGTTAAGAAGTTATTCCCAGCTCTGCGTCAGGCTGCTAAGGCAATTACCTTCGGTATTCTATACGGTTCTGGCCCGGCTAAAGTAGCACATTCTGTTAACGAAGCATTGCTAGAACAAGCAGCCAAAACTGGTGAACCGTTTGTTGAATGTACTGTTGCAGATGCTAAAGAGTACATTGAAACTTACTTCGGTCAGTTCCCACAGCTTAAGCGTTGGATTGATAAGTGCCACGATCAGATCAAGAATCATGGATTTATCTATAGTCACTTTGGTCGTAAACGTCGTCTGCATAATATCCACTCCGAGGACCGTGGTGTTCAGGGTGAAGAAATCCGTTCTGGATTTAACGCAATCATTCAGTCTGCTTCTTCTGATAGTCTCCTTTTAGGTGCTGTAGATGCAGATAATGAGATCATTTCTCTTGGCCTAGAGCAAGAGATGAAGATTGTTATGCTGGTTCATGACTCCGTAGTTGCTATTGTTCGTGAAGATTTGATCGACCAATACAATGAAATCCTGATTCGTAATATTCAGAAAGACCGTGGTATTAGTATTCCTGGTTGTCCGATTGGTATTGATTCTGATTCTGAAGCTGGAGGTTCTCGTGACTACTCTTGTGGTAAGATGAAGAAACAGCACCCATCAATCGCTTGTATTGATGATGACGAATATACTCGTTATGTTAAAGAAATGCTACTTGATGCAGATTTCGAGTATAAGAAACTAGCTGCAATGGATAAAGAGCATCCAGATCATAGCAAGTACAAGGATGATAAGTTTATTGCTGTATGTAAAGATCTGGATAACGTGAAAAGGATTCTCGGTGCTTAATTTCAAATTGCCCGTCTATGCGTTACGGGCGTTTGTATCAATTGAGCAAGAAGGTGATTATTCCGTAATTACAACAAGGTATAATAAATATGTGCTAGATAACAGGAAGTTGCCTGGCACGTTTTCTCAACGTAGGCTTATTCTATTTGAGAAACGGAAAGAATTACCATACAAGCTCTATCCTATTAAAGGTAGAATATCAATGTTGTCTCAATTAGTTGGGTCAAAGCGTAACCAATTTATAGATTCTGATGGAAATCTTATTAATTGGAAGAAAACTACGTTCTATGATGTTGTCACCTCTAAAGTTTTGCATTCAGCTAGAATTTATAATGGAAAATACCAATGCTATGTGGCTAAAGTTCCTTATCCATTTGTATTATCCTATGTTCCAGCTTATATAAGCTATATTCTGGTAAATAATAGCCCTGTTATTTATCAAGTCCATCAAGAGGAGCCTGAAATTCCTAGACTTAGAATAAAATTATGAAGGTTGTTATATCTAATAAAGCCTATTTCAAGCCCGATGATGAACTTTGGGATTATTGTAGTAAGCAAACCACTTATCACATTGAGACAATGACTAGTAAATACCCTATTATGTATAAGAATAGTGGTGTTGTTGCTAAAGAGATTAAGTGGATTCCTATTACGCGTCTGGATTTACTAGATGCTAAAGGAGTAAAATACGAATTAGTCGATAAACGCACATTAGCTCCGGTAGATATACCAAAACCTAAGTTCAAGCTGCGTGAAGAAGACCAGCTCCCAATATATGAAGAGTGCGATGATACCTGTATTATTAATGGTAAGCCAGGATTTGGTAAAACTATCTTAGCCCTTGCACTTGCGTATAAATTTGGCCAGAAAACTTTGGTAATATGTACGAATACCTCCATTCGTGAAATGTGGGCGGCAGAAGTTCGTAAATGGTTTGGGTTTGAACCGGGTATCATAGGTTCTGGGAAATACAATATTGATCCACCAATTGTGGTTAGTAATATTCAAACAGTGAATAAACATGCGAATAATCTTTCTAAAGTATTCGGTACTGTTATAGTTGATGAAGTTCACCATTGTGTGGCTACAACTTTCACTAACTTCCTAGAAATATCATGTGCTCGCTATAAGATTGGGCTATCTGGAACATTAAAACGGAAAGATGGTCTGCAAGTTATGTTCAAAGATTTCTTTGGATATAAGATCTTTAGTCCACCGGTTAATAATACTGTTGCACCTACAATCCACAGGTACTCCGTACCAGTTGAGTTGTCTGGAAACCAAAACGTACCGTGGGCATTACGTGCTAATGATGTGTATAATCATCCTGAATATCGAGAAACTATTATAAACCTAGCACATTTATATGTGAATATGGGGCATAAAGTACTCATTGTAAGTGATAGAACAGAGTTAATCCAAACAGTACTAGAAGCTCTTGCACAGCGTGGTGTTACAACATATGAAATTATAGGGGCAACCCACTTGGATGACCGATTAAAAATTCAGGAAGATATAGCAAAAGGCGGGCCTTGTGTACTTGCAGCAGCTCAAAGTATCTTCTCTGAAGGTATTTCCCTTAATGAGCTATCTTGTTTAATAATGGGAAGTCTTATTAATAATGAATCTCTCATTGAACAGCTTGCAGGACGTGTTCAACGTATTGTCGAGGGTAAACTCGACCCTATTGTTGTAGATCTAATTATGAAAGGTGGTACTGGGTTAAGACAGGCTTCTGGACGTATGGCAGTATATCGTAACAACGGGTGGAAAACTATTACCATGACTCCTGAGAAAGCAGTTCAATTAGCTAAAATTGCATTTGGCAACAGCTCATAAATGATGTATAATATATACATAAATTTGAGAGAGAAAGTTTCGGATTGATAAGAAAGTCCGAAGCAGAAAAATAAAAATTTTAGTTGCTAAATTCTCTCGAAATCTAGTATAATATATACATAAATTCGAGGAGAAAACAAAAATTAAATTCTTCGATTATGAAAAGCTATACTTACTAGCTAGAGGAAATTCCGACCTAATTATTAAGCTCTTCAAAAGAATGCTTACAGAGCCTGATGCTCACCAATTATTGGTCGGTTCCTCATTCATTTTAAATGAATCAACAATAGTTGATAATCCAAATAAATTGTCTAATAGACAACTGGCAGAATATCTGGGAATTTTAAGTCTACGAAATTATGCCGAATACAAGTTTACAAACGATCCTAGTTTGGACATACAATATGTTCCAGTATGGATACCACGTTTAGTAATCGACACTAACCCACTAATCGCAATTAACAAATCGAAATTAATCTTTAAAGAGGAAATAAAATATGGCTAAGTCTTGGGGCGAAACTACTGGCGGTTCTAACGATAAAATCGAATTCCTGAAGTTCAACAACGGTATCACTCGTGTCCGTATCGTTTCTGGTGTTCTTCCACGTTATGTCTATTGGCTGACTAATAAAGAGGGTAACGTAGCTCCTTTCGAATGTCTCCGTTTTAACCGTGACAAAGAGAGCTTTGTTCGTGGTAAAGCTGATCCGGTTCATGAGATGGGCTTCTTTGAGAAAGAGCTGGATAAAGATGGTAATCGTGTTCCGCTGAAACCGAAGAAAAACTATATCGCTTTTGTTATTGACCGTTCTGATAACAAACTGAAAGTAATGGAAGTCAAGGCTACTATTCTGAAAGGCATCCAGTCTATCATGAAGCAGTTGAACCTGGCAACTCCGTTTGATATTGATATTTCTATCGAGAAAAAAGGTAAAGGTTTCGATACTGAGTATGATGTACAGCAGATTGCTGCTATGCAGTTCCAGATTAAGCTGCAAGATCCTAACAGTGCGGAATCTAAGCAATATGCTGCGGATGTAGATCTGATCGGTGAAGCTATGTGTGATGAAGCTGGCGACATCATTAAGTTCGAAAAAGTTCCTTCTCTGGAACAAACCTATCCGGTTCCTACCTATGAAGAGCAGAAAGAAGCAATTCTAGCCTTCATGGAAGGTCGTGAGAATAAAGATGATGATGCCAAATCTGGTAATAGCAATGCAGGTTCCCAGAAAGGTATTGACTCAGAAGCTGCAAGCGATCTGGACAACTAATAAATAGAGGGGCTTCGGCCCCTTTCTTTTTAACCAATGAGAATATTATTTAGTGCTGATCATCATATCAAACTAGGACAAGATAAAGTTCCAAAGGAATGGCAGAAGCGTCGTTTCCTGATGCTAGGAGAACGGTTAAATGATATATTCCATAATCATAACTGTGATCTTCATATTGCTGGTGGTGATATTCTTGATGTTGCCGACCCGTCGTCAGAAGAAATAGAACTGCTTGAACAGTTCATGTCAAGACTTGACCACCCAGGTAAAATTTTTACTGGAAATCATGAAATGTTAACTAAAACGATTTCATGTCTATATCATTATGCAGGGGTTATTAATAAGGTAACGAGTGGTAAGTGGGAAGTAATTACCAAACCATATCGTTCCCCTGAATTTGATATTGTTCCGTATGATGAGATCCATAAATCCAAATGGAAACCGTCTGAATCAAAACTATGTTTCACGCATGTTCGTGGTGAAATCCCTCCACATGTAAAACCAGAAATTGATCTAACTAAGTATAACTGTTATGATACTGTAATTGCTGGCGATTTACATTCTTATACTAATAGCCAGACTATCGGATCTACTAGGCTCCTCTACCCAGGCTCTCCATTAACTACATCGTTCCATAGAGAACGCACAAAAGGTACAAATGGTTGCTTTATCATTGATACCGACACATTAAAAGTAGAATGGATTGAACTAGGTGATTTACCACAACTGATTCGTAAAACAATCGGAGCTGGTGAAGAGATGGAACCTAGTGATTATGATCGTGTAGTCTATGAAGTTACTGGTGACGTTGTTCAGTTAAAGTCAATCAAAGACTCTGATTTATTAGATAAGAAAATTAACCATCGAGTTACTAAAGACGCTAAGTTAAATCTTGTTGATCTTGATATGTTAGGTGAACTTGAACTTTACTTCCGTGAAGTCGAGAAGCTATCTCAAGTAGACATTGATAGAATCTTGGCTAGAGCTGCGAAATATGTCAAAGATTACAATTAAGACACTAAAATTTAGTAACGTTATGTCTTACGGTAAGGACATCGTAATTCATTTCGATAAGAATCCAGTTACTCAACTAATTGGTGGCAATGGGCTAGGGAAATCCACCATCGCTACGGTTATCGAGGAATTGTTTTATAACAAGAACTCACGTGGTATTAAGAAGGATGCTCTGTTCTCCTGGTCTTCTCCGAAAAAAGAGTATGATATGCACGCTTACTTCTCGAAAGATGAAGATGAGTATGAACTACACAAAGTAGTTAAATCAACTGCTAAAGTAACTCTTATTAAGAATGGAGAAGATATTAGTGGACACACGGCAACCCAAACATACAAGATGATTGAAGAGATTATGGGTGGTGACTTCCAAACATTCACCAAACTGATTTATCAATCGGTGGGTTCCAATCTAGATTTTCTAAAAGCAACAGATGCAACACGTAAGGCTTTTCTTGTCAACTTGTTCAATCAAGAACAGTATAAAGAAATGTCAGAAACTATTAAGGCTGATCGTAAAGAAATAGCAAATACCTTAAATAATTTGCAGGGCCAGATGGCTGTAATTACGAAAATCCTTAATGGGAAAAATAATCTAGGAACTTTACAGGAACCTGTAGAAGTACCGGAGTTTGATGAAGAACCATTAGCACAAGAACTTACTGAATCGAAAATTAAGGCGGCATTAGCCAAGTCTCAAGAGGCTAATATTACTAAGTTGCGTAATTTGGACAAAGCTGTACAAGTTGCCGAACAATCTTTCGAACCTTTCAAAAATTTGCCCGCGCCCACCGACCAAAATGAAGAGATCTCGAGTGTTACGCGTGACCTAACGATTGTGACCTCACGTGCGGGCGAAGTTAAGAAACGTTATCAGAAGTTCAAGCAAGAGGCTTCAAATACTGAATGCCCTACTTGTGGTACTCATCTAGATACAACTGCTGCTCAAAAAGCAATGGATATGGCTAGAACAGAATATGATCCTCTGTTCAAAGAGAAGCAATCTCTTGAAGCTAAGCTAGAGCAGCTGAAGAAAGAACAACTTGAATACACTGCGTATATTAGAGCAAAGGATGCTTTGGATAGGGCAGTAGCAACTAGAGACGAGTTCAAAAACTCAATGAGTGATACTTCTTTTGAAGAACTCAATGTGCAAATCCTACAGGTGCAAATCCGACAATTAGAACAGGAAATCGCTGATGGCCGTTCTAAGGTTGCAATTGCCAAAGAACATAATGCAAATGTAGAATTAGCCAATGCAAAATATAAAGCGAAACTAGAACAGATTGAGAAAGCTGAGGCAGAAATGTCTGAGATTACTTCCAAACTGGATGAGGTATCAGAAGCTGTTGCTGATCTCGATATTCTGATCGCTGCTTTGAAAAATCTGGTGGGGTATAAACTAGAGCATAGTGTGAAAGTATTTGAAGAGTTAATTAATAAATATCTTTCTATTATGACTGGAGGTAAATTCGCACTTGGATTTGAACTTGATGAAACAAAATTACAAGTAGTAATCTTCAATGATGGAAACCGTACCAGTATGGAGAACTGCTCTACTGGTCAGCAGAGTCGAATCAATCTAGCAACTTTGTTAGCGATTCGTATGTTGTTAACATCTATTAGTAAAGTTAATATTAATCTTCTATTCCTTGATGAAGTAATTAGCTTTATTGATACTAAAGGACTTGACACCCTTGTTGAATTATTAAATGAGGAAGAAAGTCTAAATTCTATCATTGTTTCTCATGGGCATACGCATCCATTAGCTCATAAGATTACTGTCAAAAAAGATGCAGAAGGATTTTCCTACTTAGAATAAAACATGGCTGTAGATAGTAGAGAGAAAGGTAAACGTGGTGAATATCAGGTAAGAGATATTTTACGTGAACGTACGGGTCTTGAGTGGGAACGTGTTCCCGGTTCTGGTGCTTTTGGCCAGAGCCACGGACTGAAAGGTGACATCTACCTTCCACCACAAAGCGGATACATTAGTAAATACTGCTTCGAAGTTAAGTGGTATAAAGATGATAATATATCAAGTAATTTATTTAATGTTGGTGAATCCACTCTAGAGAAGTGGTGGCAGCAATGCTCACGTGAAGGTGAGCAGATGAACTCCAAGCCTGCATTAATATTCAAAAAAGACAGAGGACAGTGGTTAATAGCTTTGGATAGCTCAGACCCGATGGTTGACAACTTAATGAGTCGTACCCATATGGTGTTAAATAAAAAAGACATGGAAATCGTAATTGGTTTATTTGAGCCGTGGCTACATCATGCATCTGTTGAGGACTTAATTAAATAATGAGTAAATCCTGGGGAAAATTTATTGAAGAAGAGGAAGCTGAAATGGCTTCCCGTCGTAACCTAATGATTGTCGATGGAACTAACTTAGGCTTTCGCTTCAAACATAACAATAGTAAAAAACCATTTGCCTCAAGTTATGTTTCCACTATTCAGTCTCTTGCAAAATCTTATTCTGCTAGAACTACGATTGTTCTAGGTGATAAGGGGAAATCTGTATTTCGTCTAGAACATCTACCAGAGTATAAAGGTAATCGTGATGAAAAGTATGCACAACGTACAGAAGAAGAGAAAGCACTGGACGAGCAGTTCTTCGAGTATTTGAAAGATGCTTTCGAATTATGTGAAACTACATTCCCAACTTTCACTATTCGTGGTGTAGAAGCAGACGACATGGCAGCTTATATTGTTAAGCTCATTGGGCATCTATATGATCACGTTTGGTTGATTTCTACTGACGGTGACTGGGATACCTTATTAACTGATAAAGTTTCTCGCTTCTCTTTCACAACACGTCGTGAATATCATCTTCGTGATATGTACGAGCATCATAATGTTGACGATGTAGAGCAGTTTATCTCTCTGAAAGCAATTATGGGTGATTTAGGGGATAATATCCGAGGTGTTGAAGGTATTGGGGCAAAACGCGGATATAACATTATTCGTGAATTCGGTAACGTTCTGGATATTATTGATCAGCTTCCATTGCCTGGAAAACAGAAATATATACAGAATTTAAATGCTTCGGAAGAGTTGCTTTACCGAAACCTAATTCTGGTTGATTTACCTACCTACTGTGTGGATGCTATTGCTGCTGTAGGTCAAGATGTATTAGATAAGTTTACAAAAGATATTTTGGAGATTGCAGAACAATGATTAAAATTAAATTAACTCATCCAGATTGTATGCCTAAGATTGGTTCCGAAGATGCTGCAGGTATGGATCTGCGAGCATTCTTTGGTACTAACCCTGCTGCAGATTTACGTGCTATTGCACCAGGCAAATCCTTAATGATTGACACCGGTGTCGCGGTGGAAATTCCGCGAGGTTGGTTCGGTTTGGTAGTTCCACGCAGCTCTTTAGGTAAACGCCATCTGATGATTGCAAATACTGCAGGTGTGATCGACTCAGATTATCGTGGGACTATTAAGATGAACCTGTTTAACTACGGTTCTGAAATTCAAACTTTGGAAAATTTTGAAAGACTTTGTCAGCTAGTGGTACTACCCCACTATTCAACCCATAATTTTGAAATCGTTGACGAACTAGGGGAGACTAATCGTGGAGAAGGTGGATTTGGAAGTTCAGGAAACAAATAATTTTATTAACCCTACTATGGTAGATATTGTTAATACCAATATGTCTACTTATCAGATTAAAACTACTGAACCAGAAAAGTTTGTGCTAAAAACAGATAAAGAAGGTAATGTTACTTTCTGGGATCCTGAAGGTTTTGTAGAACTTTGCACTAATAGTGACAATGAGCACTTAAAAATCTTATTGACTATTTATAATCTTGGTATTATAGAAGGTTGTAGAAGTGAATAATAGAAAAACCCCAGTGGATTTTGTCCACTGGGGTTTTTTAGTCATGGTATTAGTTGATTGTCTGATGTTTTTAGTTTGCCCCTACTTGAGTGAATTATTTAGATGCTTTTAGCGCCACTATCACTACTCTCAAATCCTATGTTTGTTTACTGAGATACTAGGCAAATTCTAGTAGATTCCAACGATTGGAATCTACTAAAGGCCTATATCTATCCTACCCGTATCACGAGGATCCTTTTAAGCCACATTGTTATATTTAGTATATTAAGATGCTATACCTTCTCGTTGGCAATAACACCGAAATTGGTAGGACTATGTACGTACAATATCAGAATAGGGTAAAAATTCTACAGATGTAGAATTTTTAGAGGAATCCAAATGGCGTTACTTCTGTACCATTAGATTGACCAGTTCTCTGAGTTCAGCCAATTCAGCTTTCACCTCAGCTAACTCCCTATCCTGTTCCTGTACTACTGTCACGATATCTGCTAGTAACGCGCGATCATTCAGGTTGAGCATCCCAGACATGCTGCCGGAGAACGCGTAAAGTTCGTCTACTGCTTGAGCTTCCTGAGCGATAAAGCCACGATCTTTGCGCCCATCTGATAGCCATTCAAACTCACGCGCGACAAGGCGGTTAATACGGTCGCGAGGGGTGTTGCCTTCCGTATTGGTTATATTAGTAATCTTATCTTTAAGACGGCGGTCTGATCCACCAGGTTGAATAAGGCCCAAATTAGTGTCGATACATGAATCAGACCACTTGAACCCCCAGTATTTATTGCCGCCCTCAGCTCGAGTGACATTTAGTTGTACATGGTTGATATGAGTGCTATCATCGCGGATAGCGCCAAATTCGAATCTATCTTCATACCAGTGACCACGCATCATATTTACAAAAGTGTTCCCCGATGGGTATGGCGTCACGTTGAAAAACTCAATGGCGTTGAGTTCCCCCGTATTACCTACATAGAAACCGCCTAGCCCTGGAACCTTTACTGCGCCCACTGAACTAACAGACATTACCTCCCGCATCGTACCTTCTTGTCCTTTTACTTCTAGCACAGAATAAAAATCTGTCCCAAAAAGAATCTTGGTACGCAATTGTGAGGAATATGCTTCCGCACCAGCAATATTGTATACAGATCGCACAGCACCACCATAGGCCACTACGCCGTTTGCTGGTTCTGTTGTGTCTCCATTAATTACACTCCATGATGTATTTGCAGCAACGAATCCCCCCGACGCACGGATTACCCACACACCAACAAAGTTTCGTGTAAGGATTTCATCAGTGGACGCACCGTAGATAGGGCTTGAACGTGACGCATCAATCTCAAGAGTATTATAACGCCCGGATATTGCAATTGCACCAGTCATCGGGATTGCATCACCTCTGGCATCAGGGAATAGATCATTACTTGTTCTAAATGCACCTTGATTGATATCGCTGAATACCTGAGCGTATGACGAACCAGAATAACTAGCAATACGCCCATAGATATTAGGTGCAGCAGATTCAAAAGCACGCCCATTAGCGTCGGACATGCCACCGTCACCACGACCATAAAGAGCACGTATTGATCCTTGTTGCACACCGTTCCGATCTGGCACACGGAAAGTAGTTGTACCGTCACCCAACGAGTATCTGCCACGCTGAAATTTATCTGCTAACCAAACTGAATCGTCTATGGCCCCAACCATTTGTGCATATGCCCAAAGTTCAGGCCAATCAGCCCTATTAAGGAGCTGCCCATCCGAAACGACTTCGTATGGCTGAATATACGCACGACTATCTCGAAGGTGGAAATCACCAACCCCGTAATTCATAACGCCGTTCATAGTAGGACCGACTGTGCCAGTATTAATCTTATTTTCCACCCAACGTTTAGTTGCAGCGTCATAGTCTCCCACAGGATCCCCCGCAAGAGGGGTAGACCCAATAGGACGCACATTTAGCCATGCTGCTGCACGGTCTGCAAGATCGGATAAATTGTTGTTTTTATCCATCTTTTCGTCTTTAAGTTTTGTAATATCCTGGGGGATATTAGTATATGTAGTCATTAATCACCTCTTATGCCCATTTGCGTACACCGGGATTCTCGATAATGAATTGTTCGATGTCTGACAAGTCTATATTATCTCCTACTATCCTTATATTTATGTAATAACCTTCTTTACCAATAATAGCAGGGGTTTTACTTTTAGGGTCGTCCACCACAGGGATAAAACCAATTTCATCTATAAATACGTTACCGTAGTTTGTCTTAAGCCACCCACTATCAACGACAACATCCAGATAATGTTTTTCATCCTTGAATTGTAAATTAATATCTTTCACTTAAACTTTCTCCCGCATTTGGCTATCTGTTAATACTCTATTCCATATTCTAAGGTTACGAATATGACCATACAATTTAGTTGAATCTGAAAGTCTACCGCCTATTTCTACTAACGAGTCCGAGTCCGTTCCTTTCCATGTAGAACCATGTGAAGTATCCCCCTTATTCCCGTTAACAAACGAGGTGACATCCACATTACCACTAATAGTAAAACCAAATATATGTGAAGAAAATTGTTTTTCAAATGAATAACCTCTGGACAATATAGTTGATCCATCCTCAGTTACCACATACGCGTAAGGTGTAGCGGAGGTACTGTCAAATTCCGCAACAAATGCTTTTCCTTCTACGTAGTATGGCTTATTATCAATTATCATTGGGTATGTATTATTTAGTTGAAAGCTATCCCAGTTAATACTTACCTCAGCAAGTAATGAAATATTAGTTCCTGAGAAATTATTTCTTGCAGGTATAGTAATATAATCTACAGCCCTTGTTGCAGGTGTACTCCCCGTAATAATGAAGGAGGATGCACAAAACCCTTTTTCAAATTGCGGGGTACAAAATGATATTGTATCTCCAACCTGTATAGGTTGATCATTCTCCCTACAATAATTTACAGATCCAATAGAGTTACCACCACGTTCTACAAATTTACATGTAGCTTCAACTTTCAACCATCCGTTGTCTTCTCTATATATTCTATGTGTTATAGTACCTCTCCCTTCTACTACAGAAGAAACTTCACCGGTTTCGCAACTTATGAAAGATCTAGCGCCGAGAATAAGACCTCCGTCCTCACCTACTAAATAAAATTGCGGTGTGATATAGATACCCAAGTTTGCCTTTACTCGTATAGATAAAGAAACGTATTCATTTTGCTGACAGTTGATTGCATTTACTGTTTCACAATAAAATAATGAAGGATACTCACCTTGTGCTTTTTCGTTTGCTGTCGCCGTTGCATATGCAAAACCATACTTATCAATATTATAAGTAACATCACTACGGTATTTATCCGTATTTAATGAAGCGGGGTCATTACTATAAGTGATATAGTTTGTCCGCTGGCCTTCAATTAAGAGTCCTTGCTTTTCAAATCTAGGCTCATCGATATTGGCAATACAAAACTCACCGTGTTTGTTTATATATGTTGCATTTGATGCGCGGGAGAAACTGACAACCTTATCCGAGGGCATTGTAATAACATCTTCACCAACTGTTATTTTCTTGTATCCTGGCGAGTAACCTGCAAGCATATCAAGCGAGTCATTAAAGGGAATCCATACGTCAGGGAATGGTTGAAGATCCGGAGCCCTGTTAGCTGCAACTTCCGCACGGTCTGCTTCTGCTTTTGCACGGTCTGCTTCTGCTTTAGAGCTGTTTGCACTACCAGCAGCATTGCTAGCTTGTTGCCCGGCCTCAATAGCACTATTACCAGCTTGTGTAGCAGAAGCAGCAGCTTGGTTTTTTAAAGCTGTTGTATCAGATACCGCGCTATCCTTAATACCTTGTGTATCCGTTTTTAATTGCTCAACATCTGCTTTTAAAGTTGTTATCTCGGATACCGCGCTATTTTTAATGGCCTGGGTATCAGATTTTAACTGTTCTACATCCGCTTTTAAAGCTGTTGTCTCTGTTACAGCACTATTTTTAATGGCCTGGGTATCAGATTTTAACTGTTCGACATCTGATTTAAGTCCTTGAATAACAGCTACAGATTGGCTGGCAGAAGTTGCAGATCCCGCAGCATTAGTTTCACTAGCCTTAGCTTTTGTTTCCGAGGTTTTTGCATTGGTTTCAGAGACTTTTGCCGCAGATGCCGATGCAGCAGCTTGCCCAGAAAATATTTCCGCCTCATTCCTAAAACCGCTAGAATCAGCCGCTGATTGAGCTGCATTAGTCTCACTTGCCTTTGCGTTACCCTCGCTAAGTTTTGCATCAGCCGCTGATTGAGCTGCATTAGTCTCACTTACCTCTGCATTAGTCGCACTAATTTTTGCAGCAGCAGCTGATGCGTCAGCGTTAGTTTCACTAGTCTTCGCATTAGTTTCGCTAGTCTTCGCATTAGTTTCGCTAGTCTTCGAGTTAGTTTCAGAGGTTTTTGCAGCTGCAGCTGATTCTGCAGATTTAGTAGCAGAAGCGGCAGACTGAGTAGCAGAAGTAGCTGATTGAGTAGCAGAAGCTTCTGAAGCTCCAGCGGAAATAGCAGCATCATTTTCAGATTCTTTAGCATTAAGTTCTGAGGTTTTAGCAGCTATTTCAGAATCTTTTGCAGCCGCAGCAGATTTAGCGGCGGCCTCTATAGAAGATACTAACTCATTAGCAGTAATAGAGCTAATAGAATTTCCAAGAGTTACTGTGTATCTAGGAAATTTACTAGCAGTAGCTTTAGTATCATCAATATTTAATATTTGCTGTACAATAATCTTAGTAGTTATTGCCATTATCTAGTTACCCCATCACTGATAAATACTTTACCCTCCATTATACGAAAAGAGCTAATAGCTGATCCTATGACATCTCGTGTCATAATTATATCATAGTATCCTGCAAAACGTTGGCGAGGGTTATACTTATCTCTCTCTTTGGTAGCTTTTTCACCGATATTATCTACCGCCTCTACAGGTAAACTTATAGCTATAGCACCTTGAGCAGCATCAATAATTTTAGTAGTAAAAGATGCCAAAGTTTCCGCGTTCTCATCAAGCCCGGCCTTTATAGTACCCCTTAGGGAATACCCTGTTAAGTTAACAGGGGTATTTGTAGGTGGATAAGTACTATCATCAACATCTAAGAATTGCATCATTAGACCATAAGGTACTTTCTCATCTATCACTAAGTCTATAACTCTATTTTCTGTACTCATTATTTATTACCTTATATGGATATACCCACTATTTAGGTCTATCTTCATCTTATAGTATGCCTCAGGGTTCCCTGATAGTGCAGCGTTCCTATCGTAAATGATGTTAACACCGATCTGAGATAGGAAAGCATTTCCAGCCACTATTTTATCCGCTGTAATAGTACCATTAACTATCATATTACCATGAAGTACCATAGCTGGATTAACCCAGCTAGAACCGTTCCATTGTCTAGTAAATGCAGTTTGGGGTGAATTACTATTAAACTGAGTTAATACATCATATTTAACTGGCGGAGAGCCGAAGTTACTTTGAAAGAAGGAATTAGCTTGTCCATCATCCCAACCACCTAAACCTGCTATACCTACAGAATACATCCCAGGACCACGTTGTCCGTCATGCCCTATAGTACCTTCAGTACCACTCCACTGAACTACATCCGACCAGCTAGTACCCTCTAATAACCTATTAGTAACTGGATCAAGCGTACCTGTAGTGGCATAGATATTTTGTGTCATATCTGTACGGTTAGGCGGAGTTTTTGACCAACCAGGAGGTGGATAATCTTGTTCTAGTGGTTTAGCAGGTAGAGATGTTGCTAACTTATAAACAAATACTGTCTGTTTACCCTGTAAACCAGTTTCAATATCTACGTCACCATTTGGTGTCCCAATTACTACACCACTAGAGATACGCAAGGTAGTACCATCATAACGTATCCATTGCGTAGCGTTACCAATGTCTAATTTAGCTTTGGCAGAGGTATTATCCATACCCATCCAAATACCGGAGTTATTATCCCCCCAAGATTTACCTTGAGTGTAAATTGCTGGGTTATCCTTACCAGATAAGTTAGTCATGATAAAGTTCGCAGCATTAATATCCCTAGTAATTACTTTACCATCAACGTTAACAACACGGTTTATAGGATCAAAAGAAATAGGTGCTTTTCCTTCTTCATCTAGCAGACCAATGTTAATAGCACCAGTAGCTGCGTCGATTAAGAATGTCTGTCTCCAGATTTCTCCATCTTTCATGCTACCCTTAATAAAGGCATAATTAACATCAATACCCGTCTCATTGACAAAGCTGTTGTCTAGAGGAGTATCTTCATTAAGTATAAACGTTACAGGAGCTGATTCTGTTATATCTTGCTTATTTGGTCCCCAGGCAATTGATGATACCTTAAAAGTATGATCAACTTTCCATGGGAATGATATAATCGTTGCAGCTCTAGCAGCCCCAACGTTTATCTTTTGAGCTTTAGCCCAGCCAGTCTTAGCGTATTCTTCAGAGTTTATATAAGTAACCAGAAATTCACGGACATTAGCACCCGCACCACGTTCCCAGTCCCACTCTATTCTGACATCATATCGTTCCTTACCATCTGCAATTCGTGCAGCTTTAAAGGCAATGTTAGTAGGTGCAGTAGGTGGTACAAAATTATAAGCTACAGTGAAAACGCTAGGATATTCATAATAGCCAGATGAGTCAACTGTAACACCATCTGGCATAGTAACTTGACCAGATATTCTGATCTTATAGTTGCCAACAGGAACACCACCAAATTTGATAGTAGGTCCCAGTGCTCCTATGTAATATTTAACCCATTCACTATCTTCTGATGCAGTACTTTTTAATTCAATAGTGCAGTAACTAGCTTCACCAGCAGTCTCTACAACAACTATTGGAGCACCAACACCAACGTCAACGGGTTCTGATTCAGATCTTGCTGCAGTAATTATTGGCTTTTCCTTTGTTCTAAAGTTAGTTTCATTAGAGAGGTTAATACCAATCTTAGCTTCCAGTAACTCTGAGTCAATAATTGAGTCATAGAAAGCCCCCTGAATCTCATAGGAGGTAGAGGGGGTTAGATTATTAATCATTACGAAGAAAGTATCTATACCGGTGTAATCACGTCTATCTATACTTTCTCCTATTTTTAACCAAAAAGATCTACCAATAACATCATAATCAGTATAAATGGAGTGCTGGACATAAGCCAAAGTATATCCAGTCATTATACTATTTAAGACCATTTTGGCTGGTGCATTATTTGAAATCATTAAATGGATGCCCACTCCACAGACTGTTCTCCATCATCCCCTTCAGCCCTAATACGAAAATATAATTTTCTATTTATACCTAGAGCACCACTGTTCTGGAGAGCAAAATCTGCCTTATTATACGTTAATAAATAGTCATAAGTATACTGATTTTCAATACGTACACTTCTTAACATCCTATTTTGCGAATCGTGTATTTCAAGGGTATAAAATATACTCTCTATTATATCTTCTTCAGGTATTCTATCCCAGGCTAGTTTCACATCTGGGCCAACAAACTCAGTTACATCTCCAGAGGCAGTATTAGTTACTCTAAAATTAGATACTACGCTTAGGTTTTTAGCAGAGTTAAGTTCTATAGATAATGTTACTGGAGAACTTCTTCTACCGTTTATATCCACAGCCCTTATTTCAAATATTGCTAAACCTGCAGGCTCTCCAATTATCTCTTGGATTATGCGTTCATTGGGGTTTGTTTCTAGTTGCTGCACAATATAAGGTTCAGCATGACCGGAATGCACGATAGAGTAATAAACTACATTATTGGTTAGACTCGGAAGCCAAGATAACTCACCATTTTTACCTATAGAACCAACTAAGCCACCGGGTGTAGGAGTATACTTAAAATCTCTAGGAGGAAGAACATTGTTACTAATATCTGGTATATCATTACCGCTATTATCAACCTGCTCAGAGTTGATGAATACATCTTCTCCATACTCCTGTAGAGTAACATTTATCTTACCCTCTCTAGAGTTTTCAACCTCATCAACTAGGAAATACTTTTTGTCCCACCCATAACGATCATATGTGAATGCAATAGCATCATTAGGCTCAATACCAATGAATTGATATGGCAATGAGAAAGAAAGTGTTCTTGAGTATCTGGATTTCTTAAGTTCTCTATCCGCAAAACTTCTTGCAGTATAGTAATTAGTAATATTAGCAAAAGATAGTTGTAATTTTTTATCCAGGTTCTTGTCCTGTTCCTTATACTTGGAGTTATAGAATGTAATGGAATTAGTTTTCCAGCTAAGGGCTGGGTCTACGATAGATGCTTGAACTGAGTTGAATTTATTTCTACCAGTAGTATCTGATAGCTCCAAATCACCATAAGTATCTAGAAAATTAATCTCTAATGGAGTATTAGAGTATTTTTCTACAGTAACCCTGTACTGGCCAGATAAGTTGTTAATAGCCCCACCGTAGGACTCTAATAAACCTTGCACATTTTTAAATACTGATTCAGATGTATCCAGAATAGTATTCATTTGTACTATTTGTCTATTTTCTGCTAGTGGATCAGTCCACCCAACGTATCTCCAATATGGCTGCCAAGATACCTGATAGGATTCATCTATAATATCTAAAATAGCTGCTTCCTGTATTAATTGCTGAAGGGGGAACTGATCAATGGTAATATTAGCACCGTATCTATCAGAGGTTAAGTAATCAAGTGTTTGCCAAATACCATTTAAACTAGTACTATTAGCAGTTACTCTACCATCAGAATGATAGACTTTTACTTTTTTACCTTGAATTTCAGCACTAACTTCAGGAATCTCAGTCCTATTTTCATTAATAGTGAAGCGCACCACTGCGTATGCAGTATCTAATAGTTTATACCTAGCATCCCAGTACTCCGGTCCATTGCCATTCATATTCTGAAGGTAGAACCCACGTTCTTTAGCTATATCTACTAGTACTTCAGAAGCCGTTTGGTCAGGTTTTCCATGATACGTCCAAATCCTTATATCACCATTACCATCATTATACTTATATTCCTGACCATGCACAGAAGGACTACTAGAAGATATTCCTGATGCTATTCTTTGCATGGTGTCTCCGGCTACTTTTTTAACACCGAAACAGGTTCTAGCAGAGCTATCATTAGAGTCCATACAAATCATAGGGTTATCCCCAAAGGAAAAGTCAAGAAAACCGTCTATCTCTCCTTCAGCAAAAGCATATACTACGTAAACTATATTAGGATTGTGTAATTCCGTATCCGCAAAAATAGGTATTCCCGGTATTTTCTGTACACCATAAACTACTGGTAGATACTTAGCAGCAAGGTTAAAATCTATATCTACTTCTTTAGTAACAGTCTCATAATACTTTTTAAGACTATAACTTCTAGATAGTCCAAATAGCTTTTTCTTAGACTTTAGCTTGTATCTTTCTTCCTGTACCTGATACTTTGCTAGAATAGAGATACTTTTATTGGCATGAAAGAAACCGTAGTCTTCTTGGTACTCAAGTCTTTTAGCCCCGTTAGATGGAAGTAATTGTCCTGCTACAACTTCAAGCCCTCTATGAGAAGCATCATCAGTAAATCTACCATTAACCCTATCAAAATCATAGAATTGGTTAGAACAATTCCAAGTAATTGTGGAGGTTCCAACTCCCGAAGTGCTAATATTATCCTTAATACCTCCACCAGTAATTCTACCTCTAAAGTATAATAAAGGCCCATTTGTGTCTGGGTCTACAGGTAAAATAGAACCATCTTCTGTAATAATTGCTTGGTGAATTGATACTAATCTATCTAAAAAAGACACACCATTCTGCACTAATTTCAGTACTTCATCCTGCGCTGTACCTGTAATAGTAAAAGATAGGCTGCCAATAGATAAATCTCTATTTTGTTTATGTGTGCTAATAGACTTAACTTTACCCGCCTGGTATAGGATGCCATTATATAGTACATCCCTAAAATAATCAGTTAAATAAATAAAAGCAGTACTAGTACCAGTAGAGCCAGGTAACTCTAGAGAAATTAGACTAGCAGTTTTTATTCTGCTATTATTTTTTAAGTAGTTTCTAGCACTATCTAGTATTTTTTTCATAAACTTTCCCGTAAATTTAATGAGATGCCGGAATATGTTCCGTTATTATTTAATGTAGATCCGAAAGCATCACCATTCATGAGTTTTGTTCTAAATAGTATCCCATTAAATACTGGTTTTTCAGCTCCAGTAGTAGTTACAAATAAATCAGGATATACGTTAATAGACCATGAATTACCAGATCTATTAAATGATGTTATTTTATATACTTTTGGGTGGTTAGACAGCTTAAATAGATCCCCCGGTTTTGGAGTACCTGTAAGAAGTCCTTTTGTATCCATAGTTATATTAGAACCCTTCTGTCCAGCAGGTATATTTACTAGACTAGTATTACCTCTAACTCTAAAAGCTTCGTATTGGGGTAATATAACATCTATATAACCACCAGTCCTTTTGTATTCTAGAATAAAAGCATCTAGAACACTATATTCATCTGGAAATAATTCTGGATAAGAAATATTTATACCCCAGTATTGAGCAGATACTTTAACTTCGTTAACTTTACCATTTGGTAACTCATCACGAATTACTGGGTCATTATCAATCAGGTTAACACTTTCGAATCCTAAGCCTGAAAGTTCTGGATTCGTGTATGGGTCTGGTAATCTCATAGTTAATTTCTCCTCTTTAATAACAATATTATAATAGTATTAGAAAATTTTATCAAGAAATTTTTATTTTTCCATAAAGAAAAGGAGGACTCAAAGTCCTCCTCCAGTTTTAAGAATTTCCTAATGTTTTTAGACTAGCACCATTCTCATTCAGAGCTAGTTCTACTGCGTCTCTTAGAGCACTACTATTACTAGAAGCAAACTCTCTAAAACTTGCAGCATCCATAGCACTAATATTCAGGATGATAGGTCTTCCTGAAGTTGAGTTGGATGAGGTTTTTAGCTCATCATTAGGTGTAGCTTTCATAGGAACCATAGGGGTAACTACTTCTGTACCATGCTCACCCATTTGATAACTAACCCCTGGATACATATTACCACCCTCAGCACGAGGAACGAAAGAGTTGGCACTACCTATACCTTGATCGCCACGAATATAAGATAGTTCACCTGCATTAGCAGACATGGACACATCTATATTCTTCTGACGCTCTCCTAAGGTTAAGTAACTAGTTGTATCCGCCCCAGAATCAGCAATACTTGACATACCAGAAGCAGAAGATGCTTGAGCAAGAGCTAAGGCACCTGCTAATCCTGCCGCTACCATCAGAGGGATAGAGAACGGGTATGGTACAGCTGTTGCTGCCTGCATAACTGCTACTGCAGTTTGGATGATAATCTGCTTCTTAGCTGCATCTTGTTGAATCTTCAGCTTTTCAGCTTCCAACTTCTTCAACTTAGCTTTAGATGCTTCTGATTTACCATCACGTTTCTGCTCTGCTGCAATAGCCTGATCAATGGCACTAACCTGCTGACTAGCACTATACTGAATCACAGAAGATACAGCTTGCATGCCTGCTGCGATCGTGGAGGTAGTATCTAGCGATTTCATTGAGAATTGCATCAAAGCATTAGTTAGATTACCCATGCTTTGAGCCACAGCGGTTGCTTCAGAGTTTAGCTCAGATAGTTTAGAGATTGCCTGATCATAGGAAGCCATTCTATTTCCCATATCAGCAAAATCTTTATCTTCTCCAGATAGTCCAGTTGTAGGAGTATACACAGCACCTAAAGAAGATCCAACAGAAGCTTGCATCTCCGCATTTCTCTGTGCCCTTAAACCTGCTAGTTGTGCCCTAGTTTCAGCTATCTTTTTATTATATTCCGCTTGTGCTGCAGCATTACCTAATGTTTTCTGCTTTAAGTCTTCATATAATTTTAGCTGTTCCTGTAAGCGCTCCGCATTTCCCATTAATGGTTTAGTAGTAAATTGTCTTTGCTGTTCTTCCTCTCTACCAGCAGCCATTGAAGCAATCTGATCTTGGCGGAATTTCCAGATTTCACGTTCAATTTGGGCTTGAGCACGTCTAGACTGTTCCGCCTCCTTCTGTTTATCAGCTTGTTTGGTATACCATTCGTACTTCTCTTTTTCAACGGTCAATTCAAGATTTAACTGTGCTAGACGATACTGAGTATCTGTCATAGTACGGTTATTTAAGAGAGCTATCTCACGATCTACACCCAGAATTTTATCTGTATAATCCTTAACCTTCTTCTGAGCCTCCATACCCTGATTAGTAAGCTTAAGTTTCTCCAGCTGAATTTTTTCAATTTCTTTCTCAACAGCTTTATTTCCCTGGTTTGTTTGAAGAACACGGCGTAAAGCAGCTTCTTGCTCTTCTAACTGTTGGAGTTCTAAACGCCTACCGGCTTCCTGTGCTTTTTCTTTATCCTTAGTTTGGTTATATACATCAGCTATCTTCTGTTGAACTGCTAATTGGTTCTTAGTCTCATTACCAGTTAGTTTAACGTATTCAGATAAGGCTTGAGACGCAGTTTTCATTTCGGACAGAGTATTGTAGCCTAGGTTAAGATTTTTAACGTATTCATCAGCACTCTTACCAGTACCTAGAGATAGGGATTCTATATTTTTTATAGCATCTGCTAAAGTAGCACTAGTTTTAGCAGCAGTATCTGTATTCTGAGCAACGTTCTGTATGTCATTAGCTAAGTCACTAGCCGTTTTCTTAGTCTGATTGTACGCTTTCTGCTGCTCAGTTAGTCCTTTTAATACAGTAGAGTTAAAATCGTATACAGCATCAGGATCAGTAGTATCTCTCTGTAGATTAATTTGCTTCTGAAACTCTGGACTAGCCTTTGCAGCAGCGGCCCCAGCAGCTTGATACGCTGATTTCCAAGCATTGAGATTCTCTGTAGAATCCTCTACTTCCTTACCAAGTCTAGATACTTGTAGACCCATAGCTGCAGTTTCTGCTACAAATTGCTTATTGGCCTCCGAAGCACCTGCTGCTGCAAGACCAACAGGAATACCTTCACCAACTTGACGTATAGCTAATTTTGTATAGAAATCTGCTTGTTCCATTCGTTTATCAAACTCAGATTTTAGCTTATTACGCTTGTTAAGAGATTCCTTATACATATCTAGAGCTTTATTATAGCCTTCTTCAGAAGCAGCTAAACTTAAAGCAACAGCACCAACGTTGGTAGGGTCTATCTGTCTATTAGTTTTTTCTTGAGCTCTAGCTGCCTCAGCAGATATAGAAGCCTGAGATGTATAAAATACTGTGTTGATAGCATCAATTACTGGCCCTAAATACTTAGCAGCAGCTTGTTGTATTTTTCTTAGTGCAGCATCTGCATTAGCAGCAAATTGCTCCCATGGAGTTGCACGTAGTACTTCATCTAGGTAGCCAAACCGCTTAGTAGATTCAGCAATTACCGCGTTAGCGTATGCTTGTTGTTTCTGGAAAGTGGTAAGACTATTAACATTATATGTTATACCTGTGTTTGCAGCATTTAACTGTTTAACATAATCAGCGTATGCGTCATTAAGACGGATGGTGACACCAAGTTCATCCAGAAGTTCGATTTCTTGTTTAGATACGCCCTTAATTACACGGTTAAGTGCATCAGTCATATCAACACCAAGAACAGCAGCAGCACGACGAGCTACTAAACCAAATTTATTAAGTTGTTCGGCATCAAATCCATAAGCAGATGCTGAAGATGCCTGTCTCATTGCTTCCTCAAAAGAAATAGCATATCCAGCAGCTTCTTGTAGTGATCTAGCAAGGGTCTGAACAGGAGTACCTGTCTGAGTACCTACTATAACACCAAATTTTTCTAGACGATTTAGCTGATCACCTAGTTTAAGTTGTTCAAATGCTGATTGCAAAACGAAGATGTTGGAAGCAAGAGCTGCGTACATAATAGGTAGACTACCACCGATCTTAGCCATTGCCGCAAAATCACGAGTTGCACCACGTGCTGAACCAGAAGTATTACCAATAGCTCTAGAAGCTCTACCAGCGGCACCAGCAGTATCATTAAAACCCCTAGCTGTGCCACCTAATGCTCTATTAGTATCATATAATCTATCCTGGACTTTTTCTGTTGCAGCTGCAACATCATTACCCATTGTTTTAACAGATCTAGAAACTCCATCGAATCCAATTTCTAGTTTATCTGTTACTTCAATAAGCTGGATAGCCAGGTAGTCTAGCTTATCACCAATACCATCAATGGATTTAGTGATACCAGCCATACCCCTACTAGCTTGCATTTTAGTAAGACTTTTCGCTGCTCTATCTGCTGCCCTCTCAATGGAATAAAGAGTTCTGGGCATTTTACCTAACTGCTCATTTGTCAGTTCGGAAGCAGCAGCAGCATTTTCCAACGCATCAGATACGTTTTCAATAGACTTTGCAGTACGAGTTGCCCCCTTCTGTTTAACGTCTATTAGTAATTCTCGTATTAGCTTATCAGTCATGTTTTATTTTTCCCAATAAAAAAGGCTCTGGGCAAATCACCCAGAGCCAAGCCTCATCGTGGAACGCCCATTGGAGGAAACTTTTACCGTGCACGAGATCTAGCATGTGGCTTAACGTTAGGAATCCTTCCGTTTTGCGGTTTATGCTTCTCAGCACGTTTACGTGCAGCATCTACAGCTTTAGCATCAAATATATTGATAATGTGTAGAACAAATTCTTTCTCTATAGGATCAGTAATCCCATAAATATCAAATAAAACACCTAGAGCAGCCTTATCTTTACCTATAAAGATAGGAAAGTCACCTGGTATGAAGCAGTCAATTAGACTGTTATAAATATTCATACTAGTAGCTACAATAGGTGGAAAGTCTTCAAGTTCAACAGGCATGGCCTTAGGATCAGGCTCTATACCCATTGACTCACAAAGTATTAAATATTGTTGTTTGGTCATTTTAGATGCTGAGCTTTTAATACATTTATCTGCAAAATCAGCAACAGCATCTAGGAGTTCCTTACGCTTTTGGGCTACGAAAAGTGTCTAAGTGGAACACTGTCTGGTTGATCCAAGAATCAAACGCAGCAGAGTTCTGCATGAGCATTACAGCATTATCGCGGCTAAAAGGAACTTCAGTAGCAGGATCAGCATCTGTTTCAATCAGCATCAGTTTTTCAACGTCACCTACAGTCAAACCGGTCCAACCTTTAATAGCTGCGTCAACGAAGGCTTCAATGAACTTATCATCATCCTGTACCTGAATCAAAGTACCATTAACCCATTCATCGCGTTTAGCAGAAGAAATAACACGTTTAGAGGTAGCACGAGACATATAGTTAAGTTCTAATTTAAAGTTCGGCATACCTGGGTAGGAAAGAGTAATAGTACGAGTATCAAGAGTAATATCTTTTAAATTAATCATTTTTAATTTCTCCAAAGAAATCTATTCTCACTGGGTCTGAGGAAGCAGTAGGTATAATATCCCACTCAACTCTATACACATCTGAGAAATCTAGGCGTTTTGTAATACGTGCTGAAGGAAAATCTATAGAAATATTATTATTTCTTATATTTAAAGGTACATCTGTCTCCGGTTCGATATTGTAAACCATATCTCCTGCAAAACGTTTTAAGTAATATAGAGAAATGGTTGCCGAAGCATTCATTTCATTTACATAAGCTCTTTTATTATTATAAATTTTATTTATATCAAAAACACTCTTATCCTCTCTCCAGGAGCACTGCTGTTGGAAAGATAAAGAGGCAGAAATAAGACCGGGTAAGATGCTGCCATTAGTAGAAGCTATTACTGGGCTGTAAGATATTACTTCACCCTGTATAATAGAAGCTGCTTCTCTATATGTAGATACTTCGGAAAATCTCCCTGATTCGATACCAACGTTAAGAATTGGTATATTCTTATCTAAAGAAAAATCTACAGTAGATACATAGCAGTTCTCAAAGTATACACAGTTATTATCTTTATTTACTATATAGATATTAAACATAATAGGTTCAATATTGTTACTATATAGTGGTAGTAAGAAAGTATTACCTTTTCTATCAAAACCTAGCCATTCTAAAAAATTAGCTTCAGTAAGCGTATTACTAAAATTTACTGCTAGAGAGATAGAAGAAGGAGTTTGAGCATTTATAATAGAGTCTGCATAGTTAGTTCTACGATGAATAGTCCTACGAAGGGTCTTAAATTCTTCGTAGGAGGTTTGTACATCATAGTTTGATAGGGCATCAAAATGAAATGCCCTACCATCATACTCAACTATAACTTTTGACTCTCGCATTAGAGAGTAGTACATTTATTTAACCACCAGCACTAACTGTGATAGTTTTAGTACCTTCTACACCAGAACCGTCTTTAGCTACAGCCTTCACAGTAACTGCACCAGTTTTAGAGGCATCAGCTGTTAATAACCCAGATTCTGCGTCAATCGTAGCTGCGTTACCACTAGAAATAGACCAAGTTACAGCCTTATTAGTAGCTTCTGGAGGTGTTACCTCAACAGACATCTGTAAAGTATTACTATTTGTTACAGAAACAGCCTCACCTGCCGACTTAACTGTAATGGATTTAACGGGAACTGGAGGAGTTTTAGCACCATCTCCGGTAGCAATTAGATTCGCTATTGTAGTTTTGGTATACTTGTTAGAGAAGCCTAAGTATCCTTCATCACCAGTATCCAAATCAGTAGGAATAGCTTTAAACTCTACTGAAGTACCAAGTACATCATCAGTCTCAATAGTAGGGATATTAACGTGCGCCTGTTTAGCAACTAGCACAGCTGCCGGTCGCTCATCATCGTATTCACCACCCAAAATAAGTGCAATTTCAAAACGGTTAACTACCTTAAGGGTTTTGATAAGATCTTTGTACAGTTCCATAGAACCAAGAGACTTATCATTAAGGTATGCTGTCAAAGAACCCGTTAACTCAAACGCACCTGTAAATGAGCCGATTGGAATATTTACGCGTGACATAATATTCGGGGTTAGGTACGTGATGTTGTTATTAATGGTAAAAGTACCACCAGTAATAGGAATATCATATGCCTTATCAGAATCCATATCCTTAATTTTTAGGATAGTTAACTTGTTCTTAATGTAAGAACTCTGAATAGTCATATAGGTTTCATCATCAATACCTAGTGCATCTGGATCAAATGGTTGGCTATCTAACGGGATGAGCTGATTACCATTACCAGACCAAGTTACACGACCAATATCCTCAATATCAACGTTAACTTCTGCCTGGTTGATCTGGCAAGAGTCAATATAGCTCCATGCTTTGTCAGTAAGAATGTAGATGTGCAGCATAGCCAATTCATGATAAGAGTTATCTTTAAAGTTAACCATGAAGTTAGCTTCATTATTATGCGCACCTGTGTCTCCCTCAAGGTTTAATGCTTTACCACTAGAAAGAGCGTGCCACAACATATAGTCGGGAACAATCTGTTTATTAGAGGTTTTATCCTTGTATGGCAGGATATATGTGGAGAAGCTCCACTCAGCTGCATTCAAGGAATCATTAAAACGTTTAGAACCACGAGTAGGACGCGGACCAGCTTCGTTAACAGTAATATCTGTTGAGTTACTGTCCTGACCCCAAGAAATATCATCCTGAACTAGAATCTCTTGCGTGTTGGTCTTATCGTGACCAGTCTTAACCGTAGACACGAAGATTCGAGTATTACGTAATAGTTGTAAAGACATTTAATTATTTTCTCCTAATCTGTAACTTATCTGCGAAGTGACCTACGTGGAGGCTGATACCTCACTGTTACATTTATTTCTGCTAAACCATATGGGGCCAGTAGACCCTCATCTGTACTAACTGATGTAATGCTCATATCAGTCGCCTCACATGGGAAGGTCGATCCATTAGGTTTACTAACAGTATATTCTAAATTTCCACCTGTGTCAATAACGGTTTTTATATCCGCTACGAGTTTTTCAAGTTGCTCTTGAATGTCTGTTTTCTCTTTATCATACACCAGGATAGGAAGTTCTAAAAACATCCACTGTTGACCTGAGGGAAGATACTGCCCAGTTTCAGTTCCGATATGAACTGCAACATAAGGAAACTCTCGTATCTCCTCAAACTTATAAGTTTGACGTGAGACGTTTCCATACAAGTTATTAAAATATTCATCTGGTTGAGAGCCATCCATTTGTTTGGCTATTCGGTCAACCAGAGCTTGTGCTATACTTGTTCTGTGATCCATTTATTAGGTTCCTTGATTAACCTTAATTTTGTATCTGGAGTGAATTAAGTCTCTTGCAGCTTTAGCTATCGCCTCTCCAATTAGTCTTTGAGGGTTTCTAGCACCTGGGTAGGGTCGTAATGACAATCTTCGATATGTAGATACTGCAGGATTAAATACTGAATATGGACGTACCATATAATTATATGTAACATTTAATTCAGGGGCACCTTTGCTAGTTCCAGCATTTCTAAGCATAACATCTTTAACTTTTAGAGAATTTGCAAAACGACCTGTTCTAAATTTAAGTGGAGCTCCTGCTTTTTTCATATCCTTTATTAAGTATTCTTTAGCAACCAATTCCAGAATAACCTTCATATTACTATTTGATACAAAACGTCCTGAAGCACCTGTTACTGCACCAGAATATCCATCTTCTACGTCTCTAGGATCCCCAAAGTTTACTTGAACTCTACCAGTAGAACGTTTTTTACCTACAGAGGATTTTTTACCAGCGGTTGCTTGAATAAGACTTTCTAAAGCACCTAAGTCTCCTGTTAGATCTAAGCTAGAAGATACAGCTTTTAGGATAGAAGCGGTCCTAACATTAAGGAGATCTTGGGATACAGGTTTTGAGAATTTAAAAGATACCTGAGCAACAGTACCATCTCTAGTAGGATCTTTCAGTCCTGTTTCAACAGAATATACAACAGTATTCTTATTGTTCTCGGAACGCCCAACATTATCTAGCTGCTCCTTAATAATTTGTGTAGCTAAATCAGAAAGAGACATTATACTCTCCTGTAAACTTCAATAATAGTACGAATATGCTCTGGAATACCAGACTTAGTATTATTAAAAGTAACTGTTTCTCCGCCAATTGTTTTAGCTTGACGGTAATCCTGTTTATGCCAATGATCTACTAGCATACATGCTGCAAGTTTGAGATCCTCAGGTATTGGATTAAATCCACCTTGTGTGTATTCTACATCCATATAACCTTCTGGAGGGTTAAATTTAAGAAGTATAACCCCATCAGAATACAACTTATACTGTTCGGGATCTATCTCCTTGTCGTTAATAGTCATTTTGGTTACTGAAGTAGCCGAGGGAGAACTTAAGAAGTATTTTTTACGAGTAGGTTTTGTATTGATTAACTGGTCTACCGCATCAGCATCATCCATACCTAGGAGGCTGGTAATCAGCGCGTTGGCAGCAGTAATCATCATCTCTACTCCAGATTCTAGTTCAGGTCGTTTTAACCCGCCATATAATCTATAGTCTTCAGCTGTGATTATTTGCATTTATTTTTCCCAATAAAAAAGGAGAGCCGAAGCTCTCCTTATCGGCTGAAAAGCCTGTATTAAACGGAAGCGTAAGCACCGGATACAACGCCATTATTAAAGTAACGTTGCAGGTTAACACGCTGAGTAACGTAGTATGCATCACGCTGTTTACCAGCTTGGCGCTCACGTTCAACAGTAACAGCACGCTGACGTGGCATTACGAAGTTATCTTTATAAACAATAACTGCGAACTCTTTATCTGCTGCTTTAGCTGGGAAGTACTCAGAAACTACAACCGGTAGACCATAAATACGACCAACCTGACCTTGTAGTTTAACAGCATCGTTACCAACCTGGGCAACATCCTGCCATTCTTCATCTTCCAGCAGATCGTAGTAAGCATCCATAGATACGATCAGTACCAGTTTGCTCAGTTTTAGACCGTGACGGCCCAGTTTACGACGCAGTTTAGAAATGGTTTTAGCAGTTACTAGTACAGAACCATCAGCTTTAGCTTCGGTGGTAACTTTAGCACTATCTTCACTAGCCAGAGTCAACAGACCTTTCGGCTGACCAGTACCATTACCAGTCATAAACGCTTCTTCGATAGAAACGGCATGTGCTTCGATCAGACGCTTGCGCAGCAGAGGCAGCAGGGAGAAGATTGCATCTTCTTCAGTTTCATCAGTGATGAAGGACTTAGCAGCCAGCTTGTAAGTTTTGAAACTAATCTCAGTCAGAGTACCTTTAACTTCGTCACCAACAGTTTCGTCAGTACCGAATTTGGAAGCATCTACCCAAGTAGCTTTTCCAGCTTCTGGTTCAACGAGCATAGTAAGAATTTTGCTGGACATTGGCAGTTCATCGAACAGTGCACCAACTACTAATTCTTTCTGCAGATCACGGATAATACGGGTGGAAAAGATGGTTTCATATGCTTCGCTAGACATAGAAACAGAAGAAGAACCATTAACAGCCTTAACGTGGGCTTTACCATGTTCGGTTTCAAATACATCCTTCTCCATCATATAGGACAGCAGAACTAGTTTTTCAACTTCATCTTCAAAAGCTTCCTGAGTACCATACAGTGCTTTAGCTACGCTATCACCGACGAAGGAGCGACCTTCACGAGCTGCTAGCAGAGATTTAATTTCATCCTGAAGACCAACAATGGTTTCCTGCTGCTTTTCTACAGTCTGTGCGAACAGTTCTGCACTCTTTTTAGATTTTTCATCCAGGGACTTAACCAGTTCCAGAGCTTGTTCCAGTTTCTGACGATCTTCGCCAACTGCTTTAGAAACCAGGTCATTCATACGAGCCAGTTCTTTTTCTTCCTGCTCTTTACGCATACGTTCAGCTTCCTGAGCTTTCTGAGCAGCGGTCAGACCTTCCAGAGATTTAGCCAGATCACCCAGACCAAGTTCTTCTTTCAGCTTATTAATATCAATAGTCATTTTTAAATAATTCTCCGTTATTCTTTAACGTAGCCTAAAGCTATCGCAAGTTTTTCTAGTTCAGAAAGATTACGTTCTTGAGCTGGGACAGCTTTAGAACTTATTGCAGTAAAAGATTTACGCCATTCAGTATAATCATGACCATTCATGCTCTTAGCGAGATTGAACGTTGAGTCCTGATTACAAGGTACAGAAACTACCGAAACTTCGTATAGTTCTAAATCTTTAATAATAAATATATCAGTAGCTTCATCCCACTCTGCATCTAGGCAGCGGAATCCGATACTAAAAGTTTTCAGTACACCGTTTTTAATTAGTGAAAAGATAGCCGGATCAGAACTTTCGTAGATCTCGCATTCAATTTCGAGACCCATTTCAGTAGGGTTAAGATCAATACACTTACCGATTGGACGACGATGATCGTGCCCGAAAAGAATAATCGGATTTTTCATGTAGTTAGTAAGTGCATTAGATGTTTTCCACGCAGAAGCAGGAATTACATCACCAGCGCGATCTTTACTAATTGTGTTAGCGAATCCACGTATTTTTACAACACCTTCTTTAGATTCGCTATCAATAGATTTAATATAAGCATCTAAATGAACGGGTGCTGATTTTAACTTGTTATAGTCAATAGCAGCTTGTGTCATTTATTAGCCTCCAGGAACAGTAGGATTAACTGTCACAGCACATGTAGTAGAGTCCTTGCTTACTTGCTTACTATCTGTCACAGTTACTTTATAGGCTCCAGAATCCTCCGTAGCTGCTGCAGGCTTAGTATAGGTAGCTCCTGAAGCACCAGGAATAGGAGAACCATCTTTAGTCCATGCATAAGTATATGGACCAGTACCACCAGTTGCAGTAACAGAAAGTGTTAATGCTGCTCCCTCTTCAACTGACATGCTAGCAGTTAAATCTTTAGAAAGAGTTAATGGTGGAGCCGGTGGAGCAGGAGGAACTGCTTTACCATAAGCCTCTACAAATTTCTTCCATACTTTACGGTTAGTATGCGCAGATGAAAGCCCTAGTTCTCTACGCAGAAAAGCATAGCTAGGAACATATTTATGCGCAGCAACCGTAGCAAAGAAGATATGAGATTCTGGCAGTTTTTCACCAAAAATGGTCTTTAGACCATTATAATCAATCATTCTTTATCTCCCTCGGTGGAACCTTGAGGTCTACCACCTTCTTGACCAGATACACCTGTTGCAGAACCAGCAACGTTAGCAGGAATACGAATCCTATCCATCTGCTCATCATCTAAAGGTTCAAGGTTCAGCTCTAAACGAGCTTCGTTACCAGTCATAATACCATTATTAACCAATGAGGTTAAATGTTTAGCCTCAGCTTCTTTATCTGGTGTTAATGCAGCTACCTCCTTAGTATTAGGGGTAATCTTATAACCAAAAAAGAAAGTAAGAGAACTAGTCAGTTTGTTCAGCATAGGAATGATAGTCATATAATAGAACAATTCGATGTTTGGTCGAATATTCGCATTATTACCACCATCAAGCAGTACTTGCGGAACTCCAAAGGCTAGACAAATAGATTTATTAAATCCTTCGATGTCTTCCTTAAAGTCTAGATCTTTAAAAGAGGATATTTGGGAGTACGGTTTAGCTTTCATACCACCATCTAGAATCAGGACAGAAGACTGACCAGTACTAGGATTATAATCGAGTTGTAATTCTTCTTGTTTACGCTCACGCAATTTCTTGTTCAGGATTTCATCCGTTTCAAGAATAAGACCAATCACGGTTCCGTTATCGAGGAATTTCTCTTTAAAGTTAAGCATCTTAGAACGCTTCTCAAGAGAATCAATAACAGTAGCAACACGAGATTGTCCAGAAATTTGAGAATTTGTGCCACACACGTAACTGTTATCCTTTATAAAGATAATCTCATCTACGCGATAGTCTATCTGATTATTAAATATAAATTTTTTGATAAACTTATTGGCATCTGCCTCGACCTGCATAAGAGCAGCCGGGACGTGGTAAAGCGATGTGCCATCCCAATAGATGTATGCACAACCTTCAAAAAGTAGGTCAGTGACTACAAGTCTACGGAATGTGCTTATATCCATGAATGGATTAGGTCGTACATTTAAGAGAGTGTCTAGAGTCTTTGTTTTGACGCCATTAGCGTACGTAACAATATTATATTTATCTCCGACAGTATAAGAACACTCCGCCGCACTATCTATAACCATATTAGCAGTTCTATTGAGAATCTCAATTTTACTGTAGGCTTGTCCAGTGGTAAAAGGCTTACGGTTAGTGCGATGACTAACTGGTTCCATGTCTCTTATAATACGTTGACCCGGATTTAGCTTTTCAGTAATCCAGCTTTTAAAACCCATTATAAGAACCTTGCGAATCCTGATTTTGTTTCAGTCTTGACTTGTGTCTTTTCTTGAGGATTCTGTAATTTGTCTTTCTGCTTTTGAACCCACACTTTTTGCTTATTAGCAGAAAATAAAGGAGGTTCTTTCGTGTAAACCTTATGTAATAGTTGGTGATGGTGTACACAAAGGGTAACAGTGTCTTCTACTAGCTCATGCCTATATCGATCATAGAATGCCGTCCTATTTGAAAGGACTGTTTCTTCGTTAGTGAAATCCAATTGGAGTTCTTTAGCAAATTTTTTAACTAGTAGAGACACCGTATGGTAATGATGAAGCTCTAATTCTTCAGCACAACCGCAGATAGCACATTGAGAGTCTTTTTTATATTGACTTTTTATTCCGTCTCTCATAAGGGATATAGCATCGCGTTTATATTTTATATTGCTTGCCATAGTGTTCTCCTCAACTGTATGAATATAGTATACATAATCGTATCGAATTTGTAAAGGGGATTTTAAAATGCAGGAATGGGATACCAACTGAGTAGTATCCCATCCTATACTTATTTATTTACCACGGGAAATAGAGTAAATTCCATAGCGCAGCGCATCACAAAGGTGAGAGTTAGCATCATGACGTGGTTTTTCACGGGATAATTTTTCTTCACCTTCTTGGAAATCCCACTTATAGTTCTGCAATGCATGGATTAATGAGGAACATGAAGCGTCTACAATAATCTTACCCTGTTGGAACAGTGCTTGCAGGCATGCTAGGCCATCTAGGACAGATTTTTTAGCTGGGGCTGAGGCAATTTCATGCTCATAAGCTAAGTCCTGGCGGAACTGAGCGGCAGCAGAGTCAACAAAAATACGATCAACATTATAACGATCTATACAATGCTGAATATACGCTGCATGCTGAGCTGTAGTTTTCTCCGCCTGCTGGTATTCTTCTAACACATAGTAGGTATCCGTATCGTAATGATATTTAATAGTAAGAACTGCTGTAGGATCACGGTAACCAACGTCAATACCAAGCAACGTTTCGAATGCTTCATCATCTTTAAAGAAGTGACGCATACCTTTGAGGTCTTTAACATGATCGATAGCATTAAAGGTATCAAAGATCTGGCCTTCGAATACAGAGAAGTCAGCCTCGTATTCCTGGCGGAAGTAGTTTTTACTAACTGTACGACGTGCTTCCTCAATGTCATTCAAATCAGCACGGGGGTTATCACGATATGTACCATGAATAGATACCCAGTTAGGCAACGTATCATCAAATCCGTAGGCGTAAAACTCTTTAAACCAGTTACCTCCACGGGGGGTGGAAATAAATAGAGCCTTAGAATTAGGTTTATCTAGGGTAGGACGCAGCTGAACCCTGAAGGCATCACCACCCACGTCGGAAATTGCCGCCTCGTCAAAGATGATAAAATCATATGAACGTCCAACCGCGGAGTCAGCCTGAGCCGCGGAAGCTAGTTTAAATAGGGAACCATTAGCTAACTCAATCTCTTTATCCTTAGCGTTTTCACGTTCGGTTTGTAATCCATACTTCTTAATAAGACCACGAATCTGAGACCATCCGATATTAGCTAGTGAATAGTTAGGGGCAACTACTAGTACCTTCACATTAGGTTCCAGCAATTTTAGGAACCCAAGTGTATACGCTATAAAAGATTTACCTACACGGCGTGATACACACGCCGTTACAAAACGATGTCTAGGGTCTTCTAGGGCGTTGATAATTGCTATTTGAGGACCATTAGGTGTAATACCTTCTTGCGCTAGTATTCCCGAAACAGGTAGACGAAAGAAACGCTTATCTATTCCGAAATCAATAACATCTACTGTATTAACATAGGGTCTTGATACTTCCATTACTTCTTACCTCCAGTAGCTAGGGAAGTAATTAAATCCATGTAGTTTTGATCCCCAGCTCCAGCAATAATGTTATTCTGGATATTAGTCTGGTTAGCAGGAGCTCGAACGGCAGCTTTAGCTTTTTCTAACTCCACCATCATTTTCATTTCTTCCATCTTCATTTTGTGTGCTTTCCAGAGAATATCCATAATATCCTGGTCAGAACCCATGCCCGTTTCTTCTAGCTCCTCTAGCTTACGTTTAATAACTTCATCTAGAACACCAAACAAACGATCTCTATTACGGAATCCACTCTCCATAAAAATATCATTTAAGTAGTTCTTAACTTCACTACGATTCATAATATCTCGGAAAGCACTTTCGGACATTCCAAGACTACGTGCGGCAGAAGGCACATCGCTACCGCACTGTAAATAAGCTTCAATCACATCCATCCCTTCAGGGGACATAAGATCTGGTACTAATACATCATTTGCCATATTTCCTCCTTTAGGTAAGGCGTTGAACTGTTACTCTTAATCTAGGTAGGAAAACTGCGCTACCCAAACTCACGTGCATAACTACTCCTAACTCTACGTTTCCGTTTCCTAGATTTTTAACGGTATATATAAAACTGTTTCTACTAAGAGCATTGTTAGGCGTGTATCTAAAAGCAGATGTAGTATGAAAAGGTACTAGATAGCCCACAGGTAGCGTTAAAATCTGGTGGAATATTGCATCCCCGCCGCTATAGCTATATGCTCTTCTTCCCTGCACTTGAAACACACCATTATTCCATGTATTAGCGGGAACACCTGCACAATTAAGATTACCTGATATAACTTCAGTAGTAAGAATTACTGTAGCATTTCCGCCTGGTATACCTAGCCCAATAGTTGATAAACCAACGTACCTATCCCCAGTTCCTGGATAGTGGGGAGTAATATCATCTCCCATATAAGAACTACCTACATTTCCACCAAAAAGTCGCAGTGGAACTGCTGAGGGTCCCCAAACAACCCCATGCTCATTACCAATAGTATTATCGTTAGAGTTTACATACCACTGTTTACCTACTCCGAACCTATAAATGCTAATCTGTGATTTAGCTCCGCCATGGTCTACAGGAGACCATAAACTTCCGTTACTAGATCCTACAAGTTCACACCTTGCAGTGGTATCTCCGAAGGCTCCAGTGTACGCTGCGTTATTTCCGATGAATTCCATATCTGGCCTATAGCCTAAGTTACCAAAAGCATTCTGGTTAATAAATTTATACCCGGTATTAGGGAGACTCACCCCTTTAATTATGAAATTAGAGGGAGATATAAGAATATCAGAACCAGTAAAGGGGGTGCCGGAAATACTCATACCACCATTCGAGTATCTTAAGTTAAGAACATACCAAATAACCTTAGTAGGAGTTATATTATACCAATCCTGTATTACTGTAGGGTTGCCAGACTGATTGGCCAGATTAGTAGTAGATCCCCTACAAACAAATCTGTTCCCGCCGTCGTGGTACATAGTATTTACATTACCTGGGAGCCCTTGTCTAACCCCACCATACCCACGTATATTAGAATTGCAAACATAAAACCAATCATGTCCTCTATGTGCAGATCCTAGAGGCGACATCCATCCAGGATCCCAATAGTATGGGTTATTACCATCTACAGGTACTGTGCTACTATTAGTAGGGAAACCCAATTGCTCAAAAGCTTGTGCAACAGTAATACCTACAGGAGCTCCCGCACCGGGCCTAACTATACCGTGATAGGTACTATGTAACGTAGTACCTCCAGTACCATTTCTAGATATAGATTCTTCATGCCCTATAGATGGGTTATAGTTATAGGTGCCCGATGCTAGACTATTACCAAATGCAAATCCACTGGTTTGAGAAACACTAGCAAAAGATCTAAAAGGATCTGCTTGAGTAGCAACTATAGTTTGGCCAACCTTACTTTGAGTACCATTAAGAAAAGCCCTATGAGTACCATTAATCTCAATAGCAGTTAGTATAACTCTACCCGGGTCGTTGGATTTAATATTTATTATGTCAGAGGGCATCTGACAGACAAAAAACCCATTCCCGGCATCTCCTAATCCCGCTTCATAAGTACCATCAACTAGAACAAATGGCATATCACTATGAAAAATACTATTATTATTTGGACTATAGTGACGATTAATGTCACCACCAGATTCAGTATTTAAAGATAGTACGGTCTTACCATCGCTATATTTTCCAGCGAAAAAACCCATATAATCTCCTATTATAAAAATGTATTTGCTTTCATCCCTCTATTTTGCTATAATAGATTCATAAATTAGAAATGGAGAGATAAATATGAAAAAGTTTGTGATTGCACTAGTTGCCGCAGTTATGTTATCTGGTTGTGCACCTGCCCCCAAACCATTTTGTACGGGATTTGTAAAATCTTTTGGAGGTGCGGGAGAGGAACATTACGGCCTCAAGGTTCAAAAAGTTCGTATTAAGGGAGATCGCTTTCCAGTAGTACAGCTCCGTACTAAGTTTGGGTGGTGGGATCTCAGTCAGTTTGACCTTAAATACGGTGATTGTAAATTTAAACTAGAGCAATCTAATTACCTGTAATTAGTATAAAACAAAAAGACATCCAAGTAAACTAAATTTTTTATTTCTTGGATGGTATACTGGCAGAAAACACTATATAAGAAAAGTAGAAGTCCTTCTAGGAGTTCACAGGCACGGTTGGTTGTGCACAAATCATAGAATATTTCAAAAATCACATTTATAGGAGCATGAAAGATATGTCAAACAAAAGAAAGAGCAGACGCGGAGAAGTGTACGATAGCTGGATTAATAGCTTTGGGTTCGGAACTATTCTATTCTTTATTTTCGTAGGTTTTTGGTTAGCAGCTATGGCGGGGTGGATTTAATGGGAGTAATAATTATTGTTTTATTAGTTGTGGTAATTCTAGGGCAATGTGTCTTAGATAACCATTTAGCTCGTATTGAACGTAAGCTGCGGGAATATAAATAATGTTTAGTATTGTAATTGCTTTTATTATCGGGATACTCGCGGGAGTTTTCGGGACGACTGCGGCTATTAACAAGCATCGTAAATATATTGCTGGAGTGACGCGGGAGATTGCGGAAAGAGAGCGGAAGTTTGACGAAAAACGTGCGGAGTTTGAGCGGGAGTGGTCGGATGGGTCTCGGGCGTCGCGGAAGAGATTCCGTGAGTTCAGACCAGAACACAGGTTTGATGACCATTCTATGCGCTAATTTGACTTTTGCCAAATTTCATAAGATTACACATGGAGGTGTGGTCCAGTGGCCCCCCAGATGAGAATGAGTCTCATTACCGCCCGGTACTTAGCAGGCTAATAGTCACGGCATGTTATCATTACACACCGTGACTATTTCAACTTTAATTATTACGCAACTTTTAATTTCTCAATATATTGTTGCGGGCTGCAACTATATTCTGCGCGTTCTTCTTCGGTCATACTTTCCCAACATAATTGCAGGCGGTCGGCTAGGAACTGATAATCATTATCATCCTCAAGAGATTCATCGATAAAGGTTTCACCTATCAATGTAACCCCAATCGATAGAATATCGTTAACGGCTTGCGCGTCCAGCGTTTTAAATCCGTATGACGCTGCCGCTGATAGCACGCCTTTATGATCATCAATCATCGTGAAATCAGCGTTCGGATATAATTGTTTAAATAACTCAAAGTAATGGCTTTTATAAATAGCGTCTTTGCTGTGGTATATCTCGCTAACTTTATCAGCCTCAAAATATTTGTGTAGTGTATCGCGGGAAAATACACGGATATTACTATCCCCACGCCCTCGCAATCCTTGTTTGCGCAAATAATAATAGTCCGACTTGCTCATCAGTCGAGCGGTGCAAATAATGTTTAACGTATTAACATCATTCATGCACTGGCGCATATATGTAACAAGCGGCAATAGTGTATCTTGCATTATTAAATCATGTTTACATGCTTCATTTTTATACTTATTTAAATCTAAATTGCCCTCGCTATCAAAGCAAGGCGCTACGCGATGGAAAGAATTAATGATAGTGCCGTCCAGATCCCAAATCATGACGCGGGAAATATGCGGGAAATTACGGGTAATATTCGTTTTAACTTGATTCATTTTGTTACGTTCTCCATTTAAGGGATTAGATTAATTCAGCATTACCCGCTATTTATAAGCGGGTAATAATAAATTAACTATTAAAGACCATACGCCAACGCATCAGCAATAAAACTAATATCTTTACCAGATACACCGGAACGAATGCCCGCACAAGTATATACTTTCGCGCTGATCAATTGATCATCAAGACAAGCGGGGCAAGGCGCGACAACTGCAAAGGCTAGGCCGGATTTTACCGCGTCAATAATGATTGTTTCTTGTTTAATAGTATCAACATAAACACCTTTTGCTTTAATATGGCTAGTTAGTTTGCCCTGCGTATATGCAAAGGTGGTGACCTGTAGCGCCTCGTTAAACTCGATTAAATCATCGACAACGTGCCCCGCCTCGACGTGGTAACGCTCACCATTAGAATAAACCAGAACAATTGAGGACTGAGCGCGATCGAATGGGATATTTTGCTTTTTCATATTTATAAAACTCCAGTTAATTTAATAAAGGGATTTAATTTATTTGATAATAATCTGCATTTGATACGGCGTTAATTCACCATTTACGGGTAAATTATTATCGCTTAGCCACTCATAAAAAGCGTCATCATCGTCAAAAGGGATAATATCATTATCACGATAATCGACCGTAATAATCCCATCCGTATTAGTTTTGGCGGCTAGGATAGGCCCGAAGCTGTAAACTTTATCGGATTCCATTTCATCCGGTGAAATAAATGCTTTTTCGTCCAGCGTTTTGGGTAATGTAACTTTCATTCTAATTTAGCTCCTATAATAGCGGCTCGGCTAGGATAGGCCCGAAGCTGTAAACTTTATCGGATTCCATTTCATCCGGTGAAATAAATGCTTTTTCGTCCAGCGTTTTGGGTAATGTAACTTTCATTCTAATTTAGCTCCTATAATAGCGGCTATATTTCAAGCCGCTAGGGTAATAATTTAATTATGCAAAAAATTTACCGTTCTTAAAGTCGATCAAAGTACGCTGACCATTTGCATAGGTAATTAAATGCGTTTGTGTCCAGCTTGACGCGCCAACGTTGTAACCCATGTCCAGACTACCAGCCACGCCAGCGGTATATACCCCGCCGTAAATGCTGGCGGTATGAGTGTGCCCCGTGTTCAGTTTACCCAATTTCTTAAACTGTTTCGGATTGCCACGGCTGCCGTTTATGCCATTGTGACCGTGTACGCCGCATTCAATGCCTGCAATTTTAAATGATTGGTCAGTCGTTAGGAAAATGGCGTTAAATTCACAACCTGCAACCTTACGCAGCGCATAATCTAGCACGTTGAAAGTATCGTCTTTTTCTGCAATAGCGCTATAAATCGCAGCATTTAGGCGGTGGTATAGTTCCGCGTTTGCTGGATCGTCTTTAATGTTAGCATTACGATCGTCAAGCCAACGGGATAGCGCCAAATCGTGATTCGATTCAACAATGATTGTTTGCGAGAAATCACGTTCCATTGATTCCAGCACGCGACCGGTATCGATAAGATCATCCAGAACTTTATCACGTCCGGCGGCGTATTGTTTTGCTAGGAATACACCCGAAGCGCGGTTGTGATGGTTGCGTGATGTAAAGTCGTGAACGTCATGGATAAACTGATATTTTGGTTTAAGAATATCAAGCAAGCTATTTTCGCCAGCCCATGACGCGGCGGCGCACTCTTCATCTAATTTTTCTGCGTGGATGTCGCCATATTGCAAGCCTAAAACATGGCCTGACGTTTCATAGCATCCGGCGGGGGTGGCGCAAACATTCAGATCATAAAACACGCCGCTTTCGTCCATTGTTTCAAGCTGGCGAACAAAAAATTCCCCGTCCTCATCGAACTCAACAATCAGCGCACCGAAATTATGCAGCGCCTCGGCCTTTTGTCCTGCTTTCTGCTGAATGTAATTTTTGAGCGTTGCCGTTCCGGTTGAATACATGCGGCGCACTACTTCACCTTTTAAAGCTGGCACGCTTTCGGCGGTGATTTTAGCCGCTCCAATTGCCAGACCTTCCAGATTAAGCGCGGTTGCAGTTTCAGCGAATCCAGAAAGCGGATAATCTGCGGTTGGCAAAACGTTAATTTCAGCCATGAAAGCAAAACGGCGATTATTTAAAAACACGTTTTTGCTGCAAATATATTTATCAAAAGCGGAATCATATTTAATTCCGTCTGCGCCCTCGCCATTTTGGAATCCGTTTTTATTATAAATATACTTAGAAACAAGCAAATCAGCGCCGATAAATTGGGCATATTGTTCAAGCGCGGATAAAAAGTTTTTATGCGGGAAAGTATTATTCTGAATTGATGTAATAATAAAGCGTTTACCTTGTTTTACTTCCCACTGTTCCACGGTGCTAGAAACAATCCCCGCCGCTTCTGGGCGCTCATCGTTTTTAATGGCTTTTGCTACTTTCGCCGCTTTCGGTTTCGCTGGTTTATTTGCTTCCAGCCAATCACAAATAGCGGTGGAATGTTTTGGAGTATCGTAAACCGCTTTTGATATATCGTCGCAGACCTCCAGTTTAGTAGCGCGCAGACGTTTACCATAGAAATTAAAGTCAGCGGCCATTTTCAGGATAACGGTTTGTTTTTCTGCGGAAATAATCATAGTAATAAAACTCCATTAAAGGGATTAAAAAACGTTTGTTATTGGCAAATATTGCCAAATATAACGCCTCGAATAATAGGCGTTATAATTTGCAACATTAATTTAAAGGCATAAGGCTAGAACTAACACCACAAACAACGGCGGCAATAAAACAAATCAGACCTAAACGCTTTGCTAACTTAGATTTACGTTTAAAATAATATGAATCTAAATCATTTTGAAAATAAGCGAATAGTAATGAGGCCGCCATAATAAATAAGCCTAGAATTAAGGATTCAGTAGGGTAAAAGATCATTTTAATAACTCCAGTCAAAGGGAAATTATAGTGGGGAGTATTCCCCACTAATTAAATTTATTCGCCTGCGGCTTGTTTCACTTCATCGGCAACGCCTAACAGTTGCGCCACGGCGTCCAGCGTTTCCAGTTTTGCGCTTTCCAGTGATGCCAGATCGTCGGCGTCTTTGATAATGCCGGAATCGATAGCGTGTTTTGCAATAACGCGCACATAATGCGCTTTGCGGATTGAGCTACCGCCGCCAACTTTGCGCGGCTTATCGCTTTTCTGATACGCTTTCGCGCTGGTCAATTTTGAGCGAACGGATACGGGGGAAGCCGCGCCCACTGCTTTTGCAATTTCTTTCAGGCCGTCGCTATTTGCGAAATCTAAACCGTTTTCATTAATTAACTGCTGGTACATGGTAACAGCTTTTTGGGTGTTTTCTTCATTCCATGCAAATTTTGCGGATTTTTCGGTTTTAACGTTAGCCATGATTGTAGCTCCTATTAGTTTAATTTAAGGGATAAGATTAACATAATGTTAATCGTTATATACCCCGAACTACTGGGGTATATAAAGTTAACACTATAAACTTATGCTACAGCTTCCCATTTTTCGTTGCGTTGAACAACCTTTACAACGTCGCCGGATTTAACGCGAACGCTAAAAACGGTTTTGCCGTTGTTACTGCGTTCATTTTCAGCGTATACCGCATCGATTGTATCAAACGGCATAAGCGCCGCGCCTTTAATGCGTTCGGCCTTTCCGGTTAATTCATCCGTTTTAGTAACGAAAGGAATAAAAACGGATTGACCAATTTTAGGCGCGGTAATAACGTTTTTCATAGTATAAACTCCAAGTTATTTAGGGGATTGTTTCGCATTACCTGCTAGAAAGTAGCAGGTAATAAGCAACAATCCGCTCACCGCTATAATCAATTTAAAGAACTCCACGCGGGCCGCTATACCCCAGTTAGGGGGCGGGGCACATTATGGTAAGTGCCGACCGTCAAATTTTATCAAGTTATCGCTCTCATCGAACTGGGTACATCTTAAAGCCTATCGGCTAGGTTGTCAAACAATTTTTTGCAGTTTTTTATGATTTTCTTTTAAGTCAATCATAATATTACGCCAGATCATTTCCAGACCTTGCTGGCGGCCTTTCTTGTACTGCGTGAATCTATATCTTACGGATTGTTGAGCTATTGTCAACAAATTTTTTGTTTTGCTGTCCAGTGCCTTGCTAGGTTTACCAGTGATCAATAAAGTTTGTTTCATATCGTCGATTCCTTATAATGAATAAGTTTACCGCCGATAGGCTTTAAGATGTACCCAATTTTTAAAGAGCGCGGCGGTAAACTTCCCGCCGTGTAGTTCGTCATTGCCGCCCTACGTGGTAAATAATAGCAAATACCAAAAATGGCGCAACCTTATTTTTGTAAAGAAACGTAAAGACACGATTAACCGGACGGCGTGCGGCGACCTGGGCGCGCCGCACTAAAATTAAAAGAAACGGGCGCGCGAATACCATAAAACCCAGCAGGTTGGCAAGTAATTTTTTCATCTATATTTGCTTTGGGGGTATTGACAAAACTTAAAAAGCTCGTGGCAGCGATAAACGAGGGTAGGCAATGCAATGGCATGGCTAAAACTTTCATCGCGTTCTAGGGCGTTTTAGGCGGCTTATTTTCGACTTAACAAATCATTAACAACCGCAAAATTGAAAAATAATTGCAAAAGGTCTTGACTTTTAAAAATCAAGCCTAAACGAGTTAATTTATAAAATAAATTAATTGACAATTCCAAATTCAGCTTTTTTAGCTTCAAGCCATAATAATAACTCTTGTAAATCATAACCAGACTTACTAACACGCTTGTTAGTAATAGGATTCTTAATTTGAGCAGTTAAATAATCACGCCCGAAACTATCACGGGGGCGAACTTTATTAACGTAAATGTTTCTAGGGATACCATTAGCACGCTTACAGTTTTCATACTCACTAGGAGTACGATTATAATTATTCTGCGAACTATCAACCGCGCGAAGATTCCAGATGTTATTGTTACGTGTGTTACGATCAATATGGTCAATCATTAGCTCGCTATCTATACCTCCATTCATTATACAAAAGATAATTCTATGTACTTTGAATTGTCCCATGTCTAATAATTCAACTTGCCAATAATTACCATTTAAACCACCTGCGACGGCGTGATCCTCCCGCCAACGTAAAAATGATAACGCTGTTTCATCATAATAAAAGTAACTATTAAAAAGGTCATAATCTATATCTTTATATTTAGGCATCTAATTGTTTCCTTATGTTATTAATTTAATCTCTATTATATTATATCAAAATAGTTAGCAAGCGAGCTAATGAGTTTTTCAGGTTTAATTAGCAGACTCATAATCACGGTAAAATCCTATTAGCCAACTAACTATATTTTACGATATAATAACTTTATAAATTAGTTAGTGAGAAAAACTATCATTTAAGTTATCCACAGACTTAATCACAGCACAAAATGATTTGACACAATAGGCGGCGATATAAGGGCTTATCCACAGACTTATCCACATGTTATCCTACTGTATAAATATACAAGGTAAAAAGGTAGTGTTAACAACTGCAATCAATTTTAAGCGGCCTAAAACGCTTTCTAACGAGCTAAATGCGGTGGGGTAATATTAAAGTAAAGCCTTCACCCGTCGCCCTGGGGGCTTCGCCGTGTTTTGCTCTTTATTGCACCGCTGCGCGGTTATCATAAAATTAGGCGCTAGGCAAGGAAAATAAAAAGGTAAAATAATATTTGCCCCTAGAAAGAAAATATCTATATCATTCACTCACCGATTAACGAGGGAGGCCGAACAAATGAGGCTGTATAAACCTGATAATGCTACCGTCTTAAAAGGTGCGCTGCGTAACCTGCTGGACGGTAGCAGAACAACCAGCATCAAACATTTTGTTTTCAATATTGAAACTATTCATCATAATTTTTTTGATGATTATGATGCTTATAATATGAATAGTTTTCTACCGTTATATAAACAAGGGGCAACGCTTGTTTTATATAATCAGGATTATCAATTGCTTACTAGCAGGGGGCCGGATACTGATTTCATAATCGTAAAAGGTAGCACAGTAAAAGCCTATGATACTGGGGCGGGCTTAGAAGTTTTCACAATAGAAAATTATGAAGCCAACCCCAATGATCTTTGTGATGTAGAAAATTTTCTCGATTCATTTTGGCGTTATTTATCAGTTGGATGGAATCGGTCGGACTATGACGGGTATCGTTTTGCGGCTGTAATGGCTTTTGATGATAACGGTAATTTTTTGCTACCGCCGGAATTATATGATCGTGTATATGAAGGCGATATTGTTGACGCCGGATTCTCTTTCGAAAGAGAAGAAAGTATTGGCAATATAAAAAACCATGCTGTAAATTCTAACACTCAAAGCGTTAAAATTCAAACTACTGAAAACAAAGGAAAAAATACCATGACCAAGATTGCTAACATCGTTGCCGCTAATAAATCCGCTGTTGTAAATGCTGCAAAACTGGAAGCGGGTAAAATTGCATTAACCCAAATCACGAAAGTAGCGGCTAAAAAAGCACCATTCATGATCAAAGGTTATATTGATACGCCGATTGGTCGAGTAGTGATTGCCAACCTGCTGAGCGTAGCGGTTGACCAGTACGCCCATGCTAACCAAAAGGCGAAAGCGGTAGCGGGTGCAGCTATGGAAGCGGCTATGTTAGAAATGGTGCAAAGTTTTAACATCGCTGAGATGATTGATGAAATGGTGAAAGGTATTGATATTTCTACTTTTACCACTAGCACCGAAAGCGAGTAATAATTAACCTAGTGTAAAGTTTTGTAAAGGCCGCCATAATCAGCGGCCTTTTTTGTTATAATGCCTTTACACCGTTTGAGGACGGTTGAAAATTTTCCCAAAAATTGGAGGCTTAAAATGGTTGCTTATTCTTCTGCTAGTCATCTGTTCACCGCTCAAGGCTGGGTATCTAACCGCGTTATTATTCACGAAATGGTGCAAGAATACGGCATTGCTAAAACTTATAATACCATTCAAGAATTGTATAACGCCGATAAAATCGATCAGCAAACGGCGGGCTTTTTGCTGGATACCCTAAAAGCTGAACACTGTACTAAAAAACAAGCTGCAAAAATTGTTTTAATGTAATTAATAACGGGGCGTTACTTTCGCCCCACTAACTAGGGGGGTATTACAAATGGTTATTTTTCGAGCTATTCTGGCAGGTATCTTGGGCGCTATTTTATCGTTGTTTGCAATAGCTTTCGGTGTTCACGCGGTTATTGTTGGCGCGGGTATCGCCGTTTTTTCTTATCTGCTGGGCTGCATGACTAGTAAAGGAGAATAAAAATGATTCGTAACGTTTCCCTTGCACGTTCGAAAGGCTTTAAGCTGGTGGACGTTAACACGTTCGAGCGTGAAGATTGTAAAATCGAATATGTAGCACGTAATAAGAACGCCTTTTGTGTTACAGAAAAGAAATTTGACAAGCGCGGCAACGTGATCGCTGAAACGGTTAAACATTTTGCCACCTTTTACGCTGCGTTTCGGGGAGTGTTATAAAATGGTTATTTACGAAGGCAACCGCTTTGTTGCTAATTGCCGCCCTGCATTGCTAGCAAATTACTTAAATCAGCTTTCACCAGCTTATAAGGGCGTTATTAATATTTATGAAGGCAAGGCGCATTATAAAATCAATGCGGTCGTTGCCCGTGAACTAGCGTTTCAATTTTTGACCTTTGCATCTTGTGACGTTCAGGTCATGGGTGAAGCGTTAATTGCAGAAAATGAAGATGATTTTATTAATATTTTTCGCAAGATATGCACCGAGCGCCTGATCATGAAAGGCGCATATATTCAATCCACTGCGGATAGTATTGAAACAGCGTTTCGAAAGGTGGCGCAATGAGCAATAAAATTGTTGTAACCAAAATCAGTACAATGGTTGATGTTTTTTACGTGCCCGATACGCCGGAGAATCGGCAAGCGGTTGAGCGTGGCGAGTATGATAAAGTGATTTATGATCACGATGGTTATTATCAGTATTTGGTGGATTCCTACGGGGAAGAGGAAAAAATCACGCATCGACTACCGGAGGAGGATTTATGAAACGATGGTTTAATAACTGGTACAAATGGTTTTTAGTACGCCGTCGCAAGTCTAGACATCAAGATGAGTGGCGGGGGTTGGCAAAGCGTAACGGTTGCCCACTACTATAATAATCACGGGGCGCAACTACCAGGAAGTGCCCCCAATTCTCAAATGAGAATCATTCTCATTTGACCGCGCCCGCGATGGTTAGCCTGCTAATGGTTAGGGTGTTACGTGTCGCCTTGTGTGACCGTTAGCGAGCTAACTAATTTCTAAGCCTCCTCCAATTTTGCCCGTGTTTAGTATCCCCACCAAAATTAAACGCGTTAGAATGCGATCTAGGACGTTTTAACGCTATATTAGAATTATTCACTACATAGGAATACTGTATATTTATACAGTAGGATAAGCTGTGGATAAGTCTGTTAATAACGCTTCAAAATGGCTAGGATTCTGTCAAGTCAAATCGTGCTGTTGATAAGTCTGTGGATAACTTAAATAATAGTGTTTCTCACTTCCATTCTTAAATGCAAATCATTATCATTTGCATTTCACTACTTAACTGATAATCAATTCACTTTTTAAATGAGAATCGTTTCACTTCCTGAATAATTTTCGTTTCCGTTCTTAAATGAGATTGATTCTCATTTCGCTTTCTAAATGCGAATTATTATCATTCTCATTCCGCTTTTTAAATGATAATGATTCTTATTATCATTCGCATTCAGGCGAGCAGGGCAATTGCCCTGCGCTTTTGTGCAAATCCGACATTGCTCCACGGGTGTTACGTGCGGGCGTGTATGTGCGAATCCGACAATTTTTGGTAGTGTGCAAATCCGACCCGAAAAATTTTTATAGTGTGCAAATCCGACAATGAATTTTCCCAAAAACTCCAGCAATCCGATGCTGCGCATCAATCCTGTGGAATTAGCTAGAATATGTGCAAATCCGACATGGGTTTATTTGTGCGAATCCGACAAGATTTTTGTGACTTTGATTGGAGGGTGTGTGATTGTATGGGTTTGAGGAGAAGATGAGAGAGTGAGAGAAATTTGAGGGAACTGTGAGAGGGGCGCATGTTTGGTGCGGAGCACCTGATTTGCGGGGGATTTTGGGGAAGAGTTGAGAAGATTTGGGTTAATTTGAGATTAGTGGAGATAAAGTAAAATTTTATTAGCAAAAAGGGGCAAAATAGCTTGACAAGTGAAAATTTCTGTGGCCC